CGGAAGAGCGTCTGCCTTGTAAGCAGAGGGTTGCAGGTTCGACTCCTGTCACCGGCTCCAGATCGCGTGGGGGTGTAGCTCAACGGGAGAGCCCTCGGTTTGCACCCGAGAGATGCAGGTTCGATTCCTGTCACTTCCACCAAAAACTTGGACCAGTAGCTGAGGGGTTTAGCACGAGTCTGAAGAGCTCGAGACGTTGGGTCGACACCAACCTGGTCCACCATTATGGGGATGTGCCCTCACGAGCGAGCAGAGGCATCTTGTCTCGTCACGGTAGGCCGGCGTCACGGGGAATGCACCTCTGACGCCACCCCACTCGGGAGTGAAGCTCAGATGGTAGAGCAGCGGGCCGTTAACCCGATGGCTGAGGGTTCGACTCCCTCCACTCCCGCCACACGCTAAAAAAGAGGGGCTCAGACGGCACCCCTCTCCTTTTCATATGTTGACTCCCAAAGACTTGAAATAGCCTCGGTATGCCTCCCTCCTTCTTTCTGGAGTGAGGTACATCTCAATGGCTTTTTCTTTTGCCTCTTCCGTGAGAGCCGATTCGAGATTGATGCCCAACGATTCTTCCTTTCTTCGTTGGATCTCGTTCTCGATAGGAGTGGGGCTCCCAGCGGGGAGCTTCTCCTCTCTACTTCGATTGACAAGAGAGTATCGCTCACTCGTGATTCCCTTGCCAATGAGTTTTGGAGCTTGCTTCCTGCACGATGGGCCCGTGACCACACGCAATCCTGACTCGTTGAATTGCCCGGCCACTCTTTCAAAATAGGTAGCTCCTGTCTCACCAGGTAGAGGGTCTACCTCATTGATGAGCTTGGACAGCAGGGTGCTTTGATGCTTCCCCCATGGGGATTTCAAAGAAGACTTGGCTTCGGTCACCCTCTCTGGCTCTGCTCTTTGCCTTTTGTATCCTCCTCTGGCGGCTATTCCGTTGTTGCGCTTGTACTGGATGAGGCTCTCTTTGTTGATCTCTCCAGAATCACGTAGGCGCTCCATTTGCCTCAGAACAGTTTCCGCCGGTAACGGCTCTTGTCTGAGACCTGCAGAGATGAGTGAGCTGATCAGGTTCGAAAGGGGTACGTTCTTCTTTACCGCTCGAACGAGGAGAGAGTTGGCTTCGCCCCACGTCTCTCTTTTCCCTGCAGGCGGAGATGAGTGAGTAGAAGGAGACACTGCTTCCTCAAGAGGTGCGCTGCTAGAGCTTCGACCTATGACTCCAACCACCTCAGTGTTCTCATCCTTGGAAAGGCCGAACCTCTTATGGAGAGTGATGGTTGCTGAGCCAATGTAGCCATCCCTATGCAGAAAATGCAGAATCTTTCTGACCTCTTTCTCGTTGAGTCCTCTTGTCTCTTTGGTTCCTCCGTCTCCTTTGTCGTAGACGATTGCTTTTGGGGTGAAGTTGACCTCATCGGTGTACTCGTTGAGGATGTCCCTTGTGAACTTCTTGCGCCCGAACCTCTTGCTTCCGGGCCCCTTGACCTTGTAGGGCTCGATCATGGTGAAGAGTTCACTCCCGCTGATGTGGTCCGGAAGGCTCTTATTTCGGTTCAATCTCATTATCATGGGGCACCTCCTCTACCCCTCTTTGAGGTACGAGAGAAATTCCTCGGAAGACATCCTCGGCTCGGACCAGTAGTTGACCATCTTTTTGGCCGCCCTGGTCTCGTTGGCTTGCCTGAAGTACTCAAGATCGTCGAGAGAAACTTCCATCCTCAAGGACTTCAAGGTTCTTGGCTTCTTCTTCTCGATAGCCGCACGGATACAGTGCAGCACCTTGAACGTGTAGACTCGCTTCCGCTCATCCCCACCGCCTGCAATGGCGTGCTTGCGGACATCCTTCTTGTCCTTGTCGGTAGCAGTGTACCAAAGAAACCAATTTCGGAACGCCAGCACCGGGTCTGTTTTTGAAAGGCCTTCCCCAGTGACCATCTTCGTGCAGAAGAGCTTCACGGCATCTGGGTCAGTGTTGTAGGCGTAAGCGAAAGCTCCCGTGATGGATGATTTCCTCCAGGGGTCTTTGCCCACCAGATTCTCTACCACCCAGTCGACTCCCTTGAAGACCCGAGCCCACTCAGCATAGTCGCTAAAGGAGTTGACGGGGATTCTCCTCTTGGCGGTGAGTTCGGCGGCCAACCTCACTATGGCCCCACGCGCGTTGGCGTTGTTCATCCCGTAGCGATGAATCTCGTCACCCAGTTTGGCTTCCTTGTGTTGGTTGGTCCACTCGTTGAGCTGCGGGTCAGCCCCCTTCATGACGGTCATGGGAACGTAGAGCCCTGACCTTATGACGGCGTGGAGCCTGTGGTGCCCACCAATGAGGACTCCGTTGAGATCGATGATGATGGGAGGTCCGAACACCCATTTCCCGTCACGCATGACTTTTTCCAGCCAGCGAACGTGAAGCTCACGGATCTTTCTGTTGCCCTGGCTCTTTTGGAGAAGCTCCTTGGCTTCTTTGGGGCCAATCATTGCAAAGTCGACTTTGGGGACGATGAAGTCTGACTGAGCCGGCTTCTCGGCCTCTTCCACCGCTTTGGCGAAGAGCTCGATGGCCATTTGCTTCCGCTTCTCTTTGACAGAGATGCGAGGACGTTTGCCGTGACCCGTCTTTTCAGGGCCTGCGGCGGATGCTGCTACCTGCATTTGAGATCCTCCAGTGAAAAGTGAACAGAGTTAGCTTCAGGGACCTTATTACGCAAACGGCTATGGTTTTTTGAGGACTTGACGAAGAGGCTTCGGAGCGCGTAAGGTGTGACCATGCAGCGCGACCACAGAGTCCTGTCCCTGTTACGCGGCCCGCACCTTAGCACCGGGCTGCTATCCCTGTTGCGCTAGCAGCTCCCAAGCAAACCCGTCCGCGAGTGGCGGAATCCAGGTAGACGCACCGGTCTGAGGGACCGGCGCCTTGTGCGTGGGAGTTCGAGTCTCCCCTCGCGGACCAAGCCCGAGTGGTGGAATCTTTGGTAGACACGCGGGTCTCAGAAACCCGTGCTTCGGCGTGAGAGTTCGAATCTCTCCTCGGGCACCAATCGAAGTGGGTGGCGTCAGGCACATAGGAGGGCGCCATTGAGCTGTGACAGGGTTCCAGGGCGCACAGCTCGAGCGCGGGTGGTGGAAGCAAGGTAGACACGCCGAGCTCAAACCTCGGTGCTTCGGCATGCGGGTTCGAATCCCGCCCCGCGCACCACGCGGCGGTGGTGGAATCAGGTAGACACACCGGACTTAAAATCCGGGCCGAAAGGGTGAGGGTTCGACTCCCTCCCGCCGCACCATCGTGGTAGGCTCTTCTGGATAGGAGGCCTACATGCTTGTACTCAGCGATGCGAAGCTCATCAAAGCCGTCATGCGCTCGAAGAACTACCTCGTCTTCGGTGACCAGTCGAAGGGTGGCTACGACCTCAACATCTTCGGCATTCGGACCCTGGACAACCGCGCCAACACCTTCAACGATGTGATCGGCGTGATGTACCTTTTCAATGACAGATGGAACTGCTTCATGTTCCCCGCCACCACGGACCCCGGTGTCTACTACCGGGAGCACCCGATGAACGTGAACGGTACCGCCATCCTGGTCCCAGGACAGTACCGGGGCGCTTTCAAGCTCGGGCTCCACAGCGGGTATCCAGCTCTGGTGCAGAAGAGCCCTCTGAAAGTCTACCGGGACAACAACAAGGACGAGGTCCTCGACCTCGACCCGGATTCCATCCAGGAAGGGATGTTCGGCATCAACCTCCACCACGCTGGGTCTAGCCAGGCCAGTACGGTTGTGGACAAGTGGAGTGCTGGCTGCCAAGTGGTGGCTGACCCCTTCCAGCACCAGTTTTTGTACTCGCTGGCCAAGAAGTCCTCATCCTTGTTTGGGGATGGCTTCACCTACACGCTGCTCGAAGAAGCTGACTTCTGACCTTGACCATGCTACGGTGGAGGTAACTGGCACGTCGCGATCCAGGTCAACAGCGCGGCTCACATTCAACCGTTTGGAGGAAGAGATGAGCCAGGTACGTGCCAAATTCCGTTGCCTTTCCGTTACCAAGAAGTGGGACAAGACGCTTGTCGTCGAGCTAGGCCCCGTTGTGCAGAGCAAGCACAACAAAGAGAACTCCCAGTTCTGGAAGTTCACCCCCTCTGGGGACATGACCCTCAACTTCCGTGGACCGTCCTTCGACGCTGGTGGCAAGGAGTTCGTCCCAGGGGACTACTACTACATCGACATGGTGAAGGACGAGGAAGGCGGGTGGGGCCTCACTACCGTGACCAACAGTGGTCCGGAAAGCGGGAGCGTCGAGCTCAACACCCGTGGTGGGAAATACACTGCCGACTGGGGAGAGAACGGATTCAGCTACGGCAAGATGACGATGGGCATCGACAACCCTTCCGCGTTCAAAGCGTTCGACCCAGTTTTGTCTCACTGGGCGGTCACCATTGCGTGGGCAGAAGCATCTGACGACTAGCCTCTGACAACCAACACCTCAACACGCTGAATGGAGGCGGGCAGGGCTTGGTCGAGTACTGACTGGACCCTGCTCTGCACGCCCCATGCGTTCTCGGCTGTGATCAGCACGCGCACCACTCCCGGAGAGGGGAAGCTGACCTCTACATTGGTGAGGGACGGGACGAGGTGGCGCACCACTCCCTCGATTCTTGTGACTGACCACTCCATGAGTTGTTGACGAACACTCACAGCTATCGTACATTCGACTGAGGAGGACGTCATCATGTTGATGCTCAACGAAACTCGCGCACGACTCAACTGCAACCTCGCAGTGCTGTGCCCGAGCTCGTCCTCCCCATCACCATCCCCGTCACCCAGTTCGCCACTGAGTCGCTGAATCACAGCGGAGCAGTGGCCGAGCGGATGAAGGCAGCGGGTTGCTAACCCGTAGGCGTCGTGAGGCGTCCGCAGGTTCGAATCCTGTCTGCTCCGCCAACTTTTCTCGCACTGTCGGGGTGTAGCGCAGCGGGAGCGCGCCGGTTTTGGGAGCCGGATGTCGTCAGTTCGATCCTGACCACCCCGACCATCGGGCTGTAGCGCAGATGGTAGCGCGCCTGCCTCGGGGACAGGAGGTCGCCAGTTCGAGCCTGGCCAGCCCGACCACTCGAAACAGGAGATCGTCATGATCACGGTGTACGTGAAGTTGGATTGTGGATGTTGCACGGATGAGCTGCGCTTCAAAGACAAGGAGTCAGCTCAGAAGGCTTTCGAGAAGGCCGGTCTCGGCAATGGAGTGTCCATCGTCGATGACGACGGTGTGGAGCACACGGGCCTCGACACGTTCTACGGCTTCTCGATGTCAGAGGAAGAGCAGGGGAGCCGCAGTTTGGGCTACCTCTTTGACAAGGTCCGGGGTGTAGCGCAGGGGTAGCGCGCTTGTCTGGGGGACAAGAGGTCGGCGGTTCGAAGCCGCCCACCCCGACCAACGGAAGGTGCCGGCGGGATGGTCCAGCCACTGGTCTTGAAAACCAGCATGGTGCGTCAAAAGCGTAGGGGTTCGATTCCTCCACCTTCCGCCACTTTCCTTCTGTCCGTGACCTGTGCTACGACGAGGACAGGCAGGCAGGACAGACAGGAAGGTAGGTAGGAAATGATTCTGAAGTTCCAGAAGCAGGCGTACAGGCGCGTTCCAAACCCGGAGCGCCCCGACCCCCAATATGACAGAACCATCCCCGCAGGAGCTCACTGGATTGTCTTTGGTGAAGTGAGCGAGGTGGAATACGGGGACGGAGACCACTTCGAGGTCGATGAGAGCGACATCAGCAATGATGGCCGGCTCACGAGGCACATGCTCTTCGATGGTCCCGCGCGGCCGTGTGTGGTTGTCCACGATGATGAGCAGGACTGCCCCATCTTCAGGTTGATTTGGTTCACCCAGAACGGTGAGAGGAAGGTCGGGCGCACACAGCTCCCGGTGTACCTCTGCAGCGACAAGGGTGACACGATAGAGAAAATCTAGTTGTCAGGTCCTGCCTGCCTGTCGTACACTCGTCTCATGGTCAGTCGCTTCTACCAGCACTGTCATCAATATCCGGCTCAAGCCTGAGCGCGGATCTCTCTGTCCACAACTTGGAGATACTGCGATGAGCGCAAGCTCTACGACATTGACGTCTGCGACCAGAAGGGGCTCCCGAGGCAGCTCGAGGTCCCCTTGTGGCCGTAGCTCAATGGTAGAGCGTCGGGTTGTGGCCCCGATGGTCGGAGTTCGATTCTCCGCGGTCACCCCAAAGCCGAGTAGCCAAGTGGAAAGGCACCTGGCTGCAACCCAGGCATCACCGGTTCGAATCCGGTCTCGGCTTCCATTGGGGAGTAGCTCAACTGGTGGAGCGCCTGATTCTGAATCAGGAGGTTGTGGGTTCGACCCCCGCCTCCCCATCCAAACGGAGGAGTCGCTCAATGGCAGGGCAACTGGCTTTGGACCAGTTCATCTGGGTTCGATTCCCAGCTCCTCTTCCACGTGGGTAGGTAGCGAAATGGCTGAACGCGCCGGGCTGTAGACCCGGAGTCACGACAGTGGCCACTGGAGGTTCGAATCCTTCCCTACCCACCACTCGCTAAAAAAAGAGCCCGGTCACCAATGAAGGCGGCCGGGCTCTACGCCATGACCAAAGCCGTGGCGGTTGGCTAGTTGAGGGCCTTCTTCCCCTTCGCGGTCGGGGCCACGAAGATGCCCTTCTTGTTCTCGGTCGTCTTGACGAGACCGCGGTTCTCGAGGGCGAAGATGGTCCGCTTGTTGAAGGTGTCAGCAGACTGACGGCCACCATCCACGATGGTCTTGAGAGCCGCCTTCTGGGCTTCGTTGATGGTCACTTGCTGAGTCATTGCTCTGGTCTCCCTATCTGAGGGTGAAATGAATGTGAGACATCTTCCTACCACAACTTTGTGAAACAACAACCAAAAATGTGACGTTGTGGTAAAATACATAGAAGATGTGTAGGAGGAAGTCATGGTCTGGAACGCGACCGAGATCGGCTCCTCAGGTGATTCTCCGAAGGAGCACCTGAGGAAACTGAAAGAGAGGCTCAAAACGACCCATGACCCTGTGCTGAGGGCGCACATGCGCCAGCTCATGAGGGCTTGGGGAGTGAGGGTGCGGCTCCCAAAAGTCCAGGTAGCCGCTTGACCCTCTAGCGCCTCCTCATTCGACAATCACAGTGGTGACGACAGTCCCGACAGCAACGTATTGCGTGAGCAACGTCTGTGCACGTCTGCGCGCCCACCACGGGTAGATGTTGAAGGTGAAGAAGAACACCCAAAAGCTGAAGACGAGGCCGAAGCGGACCAGTCCCGGAGCTTCGGTGACAACTTCGACTCTATGTAGTAGCCGGAGGTTGTGATGCAGGAGCTTGGAGAGTCCCACCTGCGTAGGAGGGTATTCTTCCAAGCTCCCGTACAAGCGCCTCAGTCTTCGTCGAGCCAGCCATTTTCGACAGCCAACCACTTTGGCACCTCAATCGAATCAGCCTCACGCCGATGCTCAGGGAGCTCGAGGTCGTCCATGAGCTCGTCCACGTTGTCCACCTGACTCTTGGCCACCCAGAACTCATCCCCATCGACCTCGATGAGGAAAGCGCCCTGGTTGTGGCTGCCAGGCTTGGACTGCCGGACGAGCTTGTCGAACTCGATGCTCACGTATTCGTTTCGGTCGTCGCTCATGCTGAAGCTCCCGCCGGCTCGGCCTCAGACTTCTTGGGTTTGGGCTTCTTCGACTTGCGCTTCTCGACCTTTTTCTCGAGGACCTCGATTTCCCGATTGAGGACTTGCATGGCCTCGGACTCAGCTTCGTCGATCTTGCCCATCTCGAGAGTGAAGCTCTCTTCGGTCTCAGCCACGTCGGCCTTGTGCTTCTCCTTGATGGGCTCCGAGTCCTTCTGGAGCTTGGCATTGATGGCTTTGTAGGCTTCTTCCTTCTCGGCTTTCGCCTTGGCGATGGCGTCATCCCGTTCGGATTCCAAGATCTGCAAAGACTCTTTGAACTCCTGCTGGATCTTGGCCGTCGTCTGCTGGTAGACGTCGTTGTGCTTCGCCTTCTCTGTGTCAGAGGCAGCCTTCAACTTGTTGAGCTCCCGGCCTCGAGTTCCCACGGATTCCCGCAGGCTTTCTTTCCGAGCATTCTCCATCTCTGCCCGGTCGGACTTGAACTTCGCTCGGATGGCCTCGACGTCCTTCCGGGCTGCTTTCAAGGTTTCCTCAGGGCTGAGCTTCTTCTCTTCCGGCTTCTTCGCTTCTTGCTTCTTGTCCGACATGGTGGTCTCCCGACAGGTCTTTGATGATGGTGGTCAAATAGAGGATTACGTCCTCACGCTTCCAAGCATGGACCTCTATCTCACGAGCTACGGGCAGCGTCCAGGGCTGCCAGTTGCCGTCAGCGTAGTAGGTCGTGTTGGCCTGCCGAGCGAGCTCAGCAATGGCGCCAACAACGAACGGGTCATCCCTCGCGGCTTGGATGGCTACCACGCGCTTGCGAGGCCCGACCCGAAATGTGGTGTCGTGAAGAACGAACGTGTACCAAGGCTCCTTGCCCTTGTCGTCGTAGTAGCCGTTCTTCGCTTCGGTGATCTCCACATCATGAGGAATGACGCCGGCGTCATGCAGCTCCTTCCAGATTCCGTTCCAGTGCTCGTCGTGGCGAACACGAATGGGGTCTGGGGGAGTAGTGATGTCGTAGCATTCACCGTGGGTGACTGGGATCCAGAGAGGGTTGCCCTCCTCGTCATTCCCATTCATCCGGTAGACGATGTCAATCTCTGAAGGCAGTCGAGGAGGCAGCGGTGTGAGCCACTTCTTCTCGTGCTTCCGGTAGTACTCCCTGGCTTCGTCCTCCTTTGCCCTCCACTGGATGATCAAATGGTTGTTGGCGTAGTCGCTGATGGCTTGGTCCACCTTCGAGATGAGCACTAGCGGGCCGGAGTAGTGGGCGCTGATTTCCATTGCTCCTCTGCCACAGTGGCCGCAGGTAAAGTTGGTGTAGGCCATGCCGGGTCCAACGTAACCACCTCCACCTCGCCAGTCTTTGTATGAGCAGGGGCAGTGGGGCATGCTTTCAGGTAGCATGTCTCTTTCCTTTCTCAGGTCTTGGTTTGGGTTGCTTGCGCCGCACCGTGAGGTCTTCACGGCGGGCAATTCGTTGCCTGCCATTCTTCAGCAGGCGGACGTAGTAGAGAGGCTGACCCTCCTTGTCTTCAGAGATACTGACGACCTCAGCCTCTCCACCACGTTGCTTGAAGGGCTTGATGCCCAATGACTCACCGATCTCGACGGTCTTCAGGTACACCCTCATCCCCTTCTCCAGGGGCTTTGGGCTCCTGGAGGAAGCGGACTCGCTCATCGTTCAGGTGCTCCTTGATCTGGTCACGGATGTAGTTGAGATCGTCGACGTCGGGGAAGCAGACCATCTCTATGAGCTCGTGGTACCACTCGCCCAGGCCCATCTGCTTGAGCGCCAGAGCGAACACCCTGAGCTCGAGGTCGGCGTAGTCGTGCTGGATGGTCCAGGGACGCTTCTTCTGCTCCTCCCACGCCTTGTCCAGGACGCCTCTGGCAAAGACATCCCTCGCAGGCCGGGAGGGAAGGAACTGCATCTCTGGGGCAGAGGATTGGAACCGGTAGTTCACAGGCTCGTGCCGTGGTGGCAGCTCTGCCTCTTCGAAGACCTGAAAGCCTACTCGGTGCTTGGCAGCCGAGCTCACTTCCGCTCTGGTGATGCGGTAGAGCTTGCCATTGTACCGGATGCTCTCATTGATGAACGACGCCGCCGGCGAGCCATCAAGAATGGTGCAATCGAGGACCAGACCGCGACCCGGAATACTGCGCAGGCTGTTGGTCTGCACCCGAGGGGTGAACTTCTTGGCCTTGGCCTGTTGGTGGCTCATCGAGATGAGCTGGGCCAAGTCCTGACTTACATTGGTCGGGTACTTGTTGAGCCCAGAGAGCTCTCGATACACATGAGCCACTTGATCGTAGCATTGCTCGAGGCGGCACATGGCTGCCATCAGGTGGTTGCTCTGGTCGTGCCGGTCACCAACCAGGGGGATTCCGTCACGCAGGAACTCACGCTGCGCCTCCTCACCTGAGTTGTTGATGCTGGAAGCTATCTCCGAGCACGCCTCGTGGACGAGCTCGTCTAGGTCCTCTTCCGGACTCTTGGTTTGCTCTGACATGGTACCTCCATCTGAAAGATCTTGAGCCGGTGCCTGCGCGCCCGCTCGATCATGTCCTTGGTTCCTTTGGAGTGAGCGCACGGCAGGGCTATGAGAGCTTCCCCGACGCACGCCATCTCCTCGTTCCTTCGAGGTCCGGCTCCTCGGCCGTACCTCTCCCAATCAGCCGGGAAGGACCTCACACAGATCCCCCGGTCCTGAGCCCAACGCTCCCCTAGCAGGTCTACGCCTTGAGCGGCACCCGAAATCACACACGTGATGTCGAAGCCGCTCTCAGCGATAGCCTGCTCGAGGAGCTGTGGGTCAATCTTGTGGCGCGTGCCCGCTATGATGACGAGCAAGTGACTTCTCCGTCCTCGTCGAGCTTGTCCCACCAACAGTGCCCCTTCTCGAAGTACTCGTGGTCTTCAGAGAAGTCCTCGTAGTCGCTCTCGTCCCAGGCCTTGCGGACCAGGTCGTCGAGCTCGTGAGAGGTGATGTTGTCGGGAACCTCGACTTCCTTGCTGAACTCAAGCCTGGTCAGCGCTGCCAGATTCAGACGAACCTTCATCGTTCCCCCTTCGGAAGCACTCTCCACACACATAGCGGGTTCCGCTTCCCGGCTTGTTGCTGTAGTTGCGCCACACGTTGGCATCGTAGAGCTTCACCTCGTTGCAGTCGGGGCATTGCCGCCACGCTGAGATGGGCTCGTACGTCACTCTGCAAAGAACCCACTCCTCATCGGGGGCGTTCTCTTGCTTCCACTCTTCAGCTTCCTCAGGTGTGTCGAAGATGCCATCAGCAGGGTGCTCGTACTCCATGGGGTCGCCCCACGGAATGAGCAGCCTGGGGGTGGACTCTCCGTCAACGACGGAGAACTCCTTCCATGCGAACCACACTTCCCTCTCAGGAAACGCCATCGTCGTCCTCCGTTGGAAAGGCCAAGGTCAGCAGGCCGTCGTTGTCTTGCTTCCGTTCCACGAGACTCCGGTAGGCGTGGTGGAGGAACCTGTTGGTCTGGAGCAGCCTGCCCAACGTGAGCTGAGCAGTCTCTGCTGTCGCCACCATCATTTCCACGTCGTCCTTGTTGATGTTCATCCTCTCCAAGGAGTTCGAGTGAAGGTGGCAGAGCTGCTTGGCACATTCCAAGAGCTCTTCTGCTGAGTGGAAGGCTCCTCTTGCTTCGAGGGCCACCAACTCGTGTGCTTTCAGCATGCCTTTTCCTCTCTGAACAGCCCGAGCTGAGTGGGCTGATGTTTGGTGTTGTCTTCCTTGGGCTCGCACCTGCTCTTGTGAGCGTAGTACCGAGCCCGTTCGCCTTTGAGGAACTCAGCCCCGCAGGCGCAGAAGTAGTAGGGGCGCCGATTGGCCCGTTCAAAGGACCGCATGGCCGCCTCTATTCGATGTCTGCGAGGATGGTTCCTCATTGAGGTTACCTTTCTGCCTCCCGTAGGTCGCTTGTGATGTCGAGCTCGGGGGCATGCTCTTCGAGTAGCTCGAGGAGCTTCTCCTTCTCGGAGTCAAACTCCTCGTTGGCTTCGTCCAAAGCACTGATAGCCTTGCCTGCTTCTTCGGCCAGGCTCCTGAACTCTTCCCCCACGCCTTCCAGCGCCTTGGCCCACCCGCACATGACCTCCACCAATAGAAATGCGTTCAGCTTTGACAGCCTCACGTACTGAGCGTCTTTGGGGATACTGGCCACACGTTGGTGCAGGGTGTCAGCCAATCGTTGAATGGATGCCTGTACGCCATCAGCTTCGTCGTTGTCTTCATCGAAGCCTTCCAGCGCAGCCATTCCCTTCTTCAGGATCTCGGTGAGTTTCTCGAAGTGCTCTTCGAGCTTCTTTGTATCAGCCATTGTCATTCTCCAAGCAGTCGCAGAATCCACAGCGCCTGCACAGGTTGTCGTGTATCTCCTTTCCTCTTTCGGAGAGGGTTTCGTACCTCAGGTTCGGCCGAGGCCGGAACCTGAAGCGAGTCTCCATGGTGGAGAGATTGGAGTAGCTGCACCACCAGTCAGGGCTACCCCGATGGGCGCCCTGACCATTGTGGTGCGTGCAGAGCCAAACGTACCAAGCCTCGATGATGTCGAACCGACCATCCTTCGAGAAGAGCCCTGGATCTGCACAAGCCATCACATCTCTCCGTAGCTAGCGAGCCACCAGCCAATCTTGGAGGCGGGGTCATCAACTCCCATCTCCAAAGCGAGCTGGAGAAGATACGTGATAGCCGTCGCCCCAACTTCAGGCCACACTCCGTCCAGCTTTCTGGGCTCACCACGCCATGCTCGGAATTGGTATATTCCGCCCAGCGTAATGTAGTAGCCCTGGCAGTTCGTGCAGCAGTGAAAAGCCGCCTCGAACTCGGTGCTGTGCTCCTTGTTGAAGTCTTTCACCTGGCTCTCAAGCCATTCGAAGAAGTCCGGAGCATCATCTTCGAGAGCGATGAACTTGTCAGGGTAGTCCCCCTCCTCGTCGTGGGCGATGTTGATGCCGTAGTAGAGGAGAGCGTCGGTAGACTGGCTCATTCGTCACCTCCTTGACAGCGCCACCACAGGGCACGCTTCCAGGGAAACTCGTCGAGCTTGGTCACGGTGACCTCGAGCTCAACCTTGGGAACCCACCTGTGGAACGGGCAAGCAGGCAGGGTGCGCTGAGTGCGCTTCCACTCTGCGAACCTCGCCTGCAAGTATTCCTTCCACATGCGCTCTACGATTTCCTCCAAGGTCTCGGGGCACATCTCGAACTCTTTGATGACGTGCTTGGACGGGCGCATGCTCGTCGGCATCGTCACGATCTGGATGAGCTCCGCTTGGAAGTGCTCGCAGGAATGAGGCCTGTCGAGGTATTCCAACGGGTTCTTGGAGAACTCTGGGAAGGGGTGCCTTCCCTTCTTGGCAAACTTCCGAGGGATACCCTCAGGCACCTGTTGGGAGATGATGAGGGGCTCGTTGATCTTCTCAGCAAGCTCCTTCAACGCCTCTGCGTCAGCCGCTGCGAGGTTGGGCCATTTGTGGGCTCCATCTTCGAAGACCCTGCGCTCCAACGACCGATGGTCGATGGTGATTCCTTCGTCCCTCATTCTCTTGCAGAGACGCGCGGCCTCCAAGAAAGAATCCAGAACCCCTTCTCCTCGAACCTCGAGCTCGGCATCAGTGAGTGCGATCACCTTGTTTCCCCAGTAGCGCCTGTTGGCGCACGCCTCAAGCTGTGTGTCTCTCTGATCGGAGTTGTTGGGAGAGAGGATGAGCTCGCAGCGTTGCCAGGCAGCAATGACGCAGGCTTGGTGACCCCACAAGATTCCATAGTTCCCTGCGATCATCGATCCCCGCTTGAGGTGCTCGCCACAGTAGTGGCAAGGCCCCTCACGGCTGGCTTCCATGAAGCGGAAAGCCGAGGTGGCGTAGTCGGGCTCATACAGGTTCTTCAATGCAGAGTCGGGTAGTGCCATCACGGCCTCCTTCTGAAGGTCAAAGCCTTCTCGTGTTCCCAGATGGCATCGGCTCGATGCAGCAGCTCGAGCACCAAGGTCCATCCGAGGTCCATTGAGTCACAGAGGTCTGAGATCTTCACGCTCATGTACCCCTGCTCGTTCATTGTCTCTGTGTCCTCCGACACTTCCATGTGAGCCAACAGCTCACTCAGCAGCCTCGGGAACTGAATGTGACTCTTCAGCCATTGAGGAAGAGATTCCTCGTTGTGCTTGAGATGTCTTCCAACATCCATCGTCCACAGGTTGTGGACGTAGGCCAAAGCCGAGTCGTCTGAGTCGAACCGCTGGCACGTGTCGCAGCGTTGGATCTCATTTGTCTCTGCGTCGATCACCCACCCAGGGCAACCTCCGTCATCGCATGTGCTTCCGTTGAGCTTCTCCCAGTCAGGCTCGTAGACCTCTGGGAAGGCTCTAGCTCGAAGCGATAGTCCTGAGCCGTCTTCAAAGCGCACAAAGAGTGTCCTCTCTTCGGCCACCGCCACTTCGATTCGAGCGCCATTGAAGCACCAGTCGTTCTGGTTGTTGAGCTCGTTTTCGATGGTGCTCAAGAGCTCACTACCTCGGGAGAGCATCTTCTCTCCTTCGATAGGGGAAGGAAAAACAGCTCCGCATTCCCCCCTGCACACGAGGTCCTCGCCCTCGTGCCCCAAGGTGCCACACTTGCAGTTCGGGCATTCATCTTCAGCTTCAGCGTGCAAGACGGGCTGGACCTTGATGTGGTCCGCCGGCTTGAACATCTCTCCGGGGCAGTGATCGCATGGGTCACCAGGGGCCTTATCCGTAGCGTAGCGGGCGCATTGATCGCACTCTACGTAGTAGGCATCCTGCGTCTTCTCTTCTTCGTCCCACACGAAGACTTGGGAGTCGTAGCAGCGCACGGTGGCCGGGGAGTCGTCAGTGAAGCCTCCCATGCCAGCCATCCGTTCGGCCACGCCCTCGAGCATCCTGATGATGTCTTTGCGGCTTGCGCCATCAAGGTCGTAGGTGAGGTTGATCTGGAGCTGGAGATTCAGCTCATCCTTTTCGTTGGACATTGGTATTCCTCCTGAAAGCGCCGGCAAAAGTGCCGTCCACAACCCTTATGACGAGAAGTGAAAGCGCTTTCGCAGGAGGATCAGACTTCTACGACCAAGCCCACTGTCTTGATGTAGCAGTTCCCAGTGGAGCCTGTGTCCGCCTTGAGGCACATCTCGTCACCGTCGTTGTACGGCCAAGACCCTGTGACTTCGTAGATGGTGTCCGCTGGGGCACCTGCAGGCACAGAGAATGAAGCCCCGGCCACGTCCGCCCCGTTCTTCCGTAGTTGGAAGTCAGTAGGGGCAGTCTTGGTGTTTGGGTAGGAAGTCTGAGCCGTTTTGACGAACACCTTCACTATGTTGCCGGGGCCTGGAATGGGCACTTTCCTGCAGTCTTCGTAGGAAACCGAGCTGGCGTAGAAGTAGCTGTAGTCGAAGAACGAAACCCAGTACGTGTAGGGATAGCTGGAAGCGTTCGACGCTGTGGATGAGTACTGCGCCCCGTACAGCACTTTCTTCAGAACAGGGACAGGGTCCGCGCGCTCCACGTTGAGTGAGCACCCAGCGTCCCAGGCCATGTTGACCGTGCCATCCATGCGTACTTCAATCGTGTCGCCGGCGGTCAGATTCAAAAGGACTGAGAAGGAGCGCTCTACTGGGTCGACTGAGCCGTGGACATAGGGGGAAGCAGTCCACACCGAGCCACCATTGATCAGCAAGTCAAGTACCGCAATGCCCGAGCCACCGTAGATGTAGGCCGTGCCGTAGACTCGGTACCTTCCTGTGGCGCTGACCACGATGTACTTACTTCCGTCGTAGGCCACGTCCCCTGAGTCTGGGATGTTCCTCTTCCAGTTCGTGTTCTCCACCCATGCCGAATACATAGAGCTGTCGAGCATGTACGTGGCCACTGAGGAGGAGATGGACTGAGAAAGAGGTGTCACAGACGCTGCGCCATCAACGACGGTACCGCCTCCACCTCCGCCGCCGGCGGGAGCAAGAGTCATCAAGTTGGTGAGGGTGAGCTTCTTCTTGGCAAAGGACGCCTCAGAGTCCTCGATGGCTATGATGTCAGCGCCAACCGGAGTGGTCTTTTCCGTGATGGCGTTGATCTCCCCGGCCACGTTGTTGTGGATGGCGCTCGGGTCGGTGTGGTCTAGGTCTGTGATGTCAGCCTCAACATGGGTGTGTGCAGGAACCCCACCTGCATCAGCGTTGTGGGCGATAGCTGCCTGGACGGCTGCTTCTGCAACCACCTTCTTCATGACCTCCCGGTGGTCTGGTCCCGAGTCAGGCATGTTGGTCTGCATGTTGGTATCAAGAGCTGCCTCAGTGGCAGTCCTCAGTGCACCAGTGTCAATAGCCATCGCTCACCTCCAAACGTCTTCTACCTCAGCAGGGCTAAAAGAGCGACCCGAAGGTCGCTCAGTTCAGTCTAGCAGGTCAACATCGTCTGCATCTTCAGCGAAGCTGCAGAACTCGTGACCGCATTTCTCACAATCGCTTTCGCTGGTCGCATCTTCAGGGATGGTCTCCCCGCAGATGCAATGACCATCAGGGTAGGCCTCCTTCACCTCCTTCATGCGCTCATCGAGCATCTCCTTCAGCTCCTTCATGAAGTCAGCGAGCGGGCTCTCGTCAGAGGTGAAGCTGTCGATGGCTCCGTAGCCATCTCTCACCCGGTAGGCCGAGTAGTAGAGGTTGTCCCAGCCACCCATGGCTTGCTCACGCTTCACCTCGAGCTCGTGCCCACGGTAGACCTCCTTGAGACATCCTCTTTCTGGGTCGTCGCTCATCCTCTCTCCTTGACGGTGGCTGTACCCGCTTCGAGGTCGAACTCTATCGTGATGACCTCGCCCCAAGCCACCCACCGCTCGAACTTCTTCATGAGCTCGTGCTCACGCTCTTCAGCTTCGTACTCGTCCCAGGTCTGGCTGTCCTCGTGGTGCTGTTGATCCACGATGTCACGCACAGCTTGGGCAAGAGCGTCGGGCGTCTTGAATGTGACCACGACCTTCATGTGTGCAGGCTCCAACCGTGCTCTGGGTTGAGGCACACGCTGAACGTGGGCGCCTCACCGCTGCCAAAGCCGTCGTGGGGGCCATGGAAGATCATGCCACCATTGAAGGGACACGTACCGTCTCCACGAATGATCCCCCAGTTGAAGCTGAGCGGGCTGAAGTCATTGTAGAGCTCCACCACGCCCTTGTAGTTCGTGCTGAGGTTCTTGAGCACCTCAAGGCACCGGGCCCAGCTCGGCTTCAGGTGCTCGTGCTTCTCGGCCACGGCCTTGCACTCGTCGAAGCGTTGCTCAGCCAACTCGTTCCTGAACTTGATCCATTCCATCTCATTCTCCTTTCTTCGCTCTGTAGACGATCATGTGGTTCTCGATGCGGCTGTACTCGACCGAGGCCGCGCGGCCTCTGCTGCATCCAATGCTGACCTGCAAGGGGCAGGCGACGGCAATGTAAAGATGCTTGGGGATGCCCGGCGCGTGCTCTTCCTCTCCTCGCTTGGGAGCGCCCCTCCGAGCCCGAATTGGAAAGATGGGCTGCCCGCAAGAGACACAGGCGACTTCCATCTTCAGCGCCTTGCGAGCCAAATGGTCTGGGAGACCAACCAGCTCGAGGCGAACCCTAGACTTTCTCCCCTTGGCGTCTGGGGCAGGCTCGTCCTTCACGTATGGCTGCAGCTCAGGCCACAGCGGGTGGAAGGTGATGCTATTGGGAACGGACATCAACTCTCCTTTGACGGCCAAACGTACGGTAGCGATGGGTCTTCGCTCCAGTACCGGCCGTAGTGGTTGGGCGCCTTGCGCAGAAGGTTGGCCCGATGTGAACGATGAAAGTCCTCTCGGCCAAGCCAAGAAGGACGGGGTAGTGGCTCTTCGTTGTGCCCACCCCAACCCAACTGTTGGAGCGTGCCCAGAAAGAACTCGTACTGCTGGTCTCGATAACCACGCCGGCACCACTCGCTCGTGATGACCAGGCCATAGAAAGCAAGCATGGGCTCGAAGCCTTTCCACATCACCACAGCAGGGTGATTCCTCCATGCGCCGCCTTCAGCTTCCCCGAGATTGATGCGCAAGATGCTCTTGGCTTCGAGGCGCTGCTTGCCCAACCTCTGGTAGTCGAGGACGTGAGCCGATGACTCGAAGTCCTCATAGGGAAGAAACGTCTGCATTCGACCTCCAGGGAAAGTGTTGTGCCTCCATGCTCCTTATCCCAAGTGTGGAGCTCGCATTTCACACTTGAAGGCCTCTTCGAGGAACGTTCTTCACGTCTTTCGTGAAGAAGCAATTCACACAAGGGTGAAGTCCTGGTAGAGTGACCCCATGGCACTGCGAGCAACCAACCTTCCTGCCCATGTGGGGCGCTGCAGATGTGGCAAGCAGCGAGGCCATGCCGGGCTCTGCAACGGTGAGCAACCCTATGTGGCAGTGGTCCTCAAGCCACGGCGCACGATGTGGCACGAGATGCGTGACAGGCTCGTGGAGCAGTTCGGGGAAGAGATGGGCAACTGGCTCGCTCGGCGGATAGGAAAGCTCGTCAAGCCCTACGTCGAAGACTGCATGGACAACTTCAGCATCGTCGAGCTGCCCACTGGCCCGCAACGTTTCTCGCCGGCGGCGTGGGAAGCTGTTGGCCGCCACAAGGAGCAGCGTGAGAGCGGCTGCTGTGGCTCTCGAGACTTCGAGCTCCATCACTACCGCTCAGGCAGACGCTTTGCCTTCGGCTTCAACCACGGACACTAGCTCTTCCGACAAAGTGTCCAGTGGGGTAAGGTAGACCTCATGGACGCTTCAATCGCAGCCTTTGTTGACGAAGTAGTGAAGCTGGCTGAAGAGCCTGCAGCTCAACCTGTGAGTCGTGGGCCACTCATCGAGAGGATCCCAGGTCAAGGCAAAGACCGAGTACTCGGCATTGGTAGCGGCTCGATGCCAGGCACGTTCAGGGTCTACACGCCCAAGGGCACCACAGCTACACCTGGCGGTCTCTATCAGGCCACCAGGCAGTCACGGCTGGCCGGCACTCGCATGATGGGTGGCAACCTGCGCCGACACCAAATGGAGTCACGCATTGGCTCTCTCGGTGGTGCTGCAGTAGGCGCCGGTGGAGGCCTGGCTCTCATGCGTCATGTCGTTCCGCGCGGAGGAAAGCTCGGCCTGCTCGCCAGCGGCCTGGGCATCCTCGGCAGCGGGCTCGCTGGCAGCGCTCTCGGCGGTGGCGTTGGTCAATACCTCGCCCACCGGCGGCTGATGAATGCACCTGCAGTTCAGCCCAGGGAGTAGTCAATGGACCTGCAGGCCTTCAAGAGCGAGCTCACATCCATTCAGAAGGAAGCAATGCCTCCCATCCTGCTGCGCTCGAGGATGAGGCTTGCGGGTGACCCCAACGCTCCCATCATGAGGATCGAGGACATTCCGAAGGTGCCCAAGCAAGTGCCCACGCTGCCCATGCTGCAGAAGCAAGGCATGGACCCCATGACTGCAGCCGGGCTTGCTGTCACAGGGAAGCTGGCTCTCTTCAATGCGCTGCAGAGGCATGGGATGAAGATCCCGCTCGTCAAGGACCTCATGGCAGCCGGAGCGCGCAGAGCGATTGGCTTCGGTGCTCGAGCAGGAGCAGCCGGGCAACCAATGATCAGCAGGCCTATCAGAGAGATCGTAGCCATCCTCGGTGACCCCTCTGCAGTCAAGCTCTACGAAGCTGGCTACCAGGCAGGAGCAAAGCTCGGGCCCGTTGGCCTTCTGCGCACACGTGCTGCAGCCAGAGGCCTCAGTGAAGAGCTCGCTTTCCGGGCACCGGAACTGGCCAAGGCCTTCAAAGCGCACACCGATGTCATCGGAGGAGTGTCTCTCAAGCCCCAAGCTGCAGACGTCTTGCACATGCCCGTGGGTGAGGCCATCGAAGCGGCGGGCACCAGGTTGAAGGCCATGTTGCCCAAGACCAATACCCAGAAGGTCCTCGATGCGGCCAAACGACTCGAGCAAGAGAGCGCCCCATCTATGCTGCCCAAGCAGAGAGCAGAGGAGCTGTTCACAGGAGCCAAAGAGCCCTCGCTCAGCTTCATCCTCGACGTAGCCAAGATCAGGGGCTGAAGCCCTTTGCACAGCAGTACCCTCGCACCCAGCCTTTCCTCACAACGAGCCCTTCGGGCGCGGCCCAGTAATAGCGGGAAGGTGAAGCCCCACATAGAGAGACACCAGCACCTGACCATGTACCAGTACCACTCAAGTGAGTGGTGCCCACTGTGCAGACCCCCGTATGGTGATTCTCAGCAGATGGCCAATCTCATGTGGAGCCAAGGGCCATGCAGGCAGTCTCACAGCAGACCCCTCCCTTAGGGCCCTCCCTCATAGCCCTCTGTGTTCGGTGTGACACACAATGCCCCCGCTCCCACCCTTCGTTGGGTTCAGGGCTGTTACCGTTGTGGGTTGTCTGCACAGAGCAGGGCCGACATCATAGGCCCGCCCTCGGGGATGAGTCATTGGGATGCGCTGAGGTGAGCGCCCCAGTGGGGACGACTGTGGGGGGAGGGATACTCAGTCGAGCCACCGAGGCGCTCGCAGATAGCGTGCGCTCTCAATGAGCCAACGTCAAGGGCGCGGTCAAGTGTTGCACGCATTGCTGAGCGCCACTGAGGTGACAGCTCTCACGACAACTATGGAGAGATGCCTCGTGGATGGGACCCGTAGCTCATGGACAGAGGTCCCCATCTCGCTGGGGTAATTTCCTTCATACCCAATGTTGGTTCACGCCTGACGGGTCCCCATCTCACTGGTGGATTTTTTTGTGTACCCAGATTATGGTGGGCGCTGGAGGTGAGCCATGCAACTCATGACCCAAGAAGACATCGACAACCTGCACGAGGACATCAAGGCCGTGGCGCAGGAGATCGCCAACGAAGGCTACCAGCTCGTCAGCGCAACAGAGGCAGACGGCGGGATGGTTGTGGCCTATGTGGGACTGACTGACGAGCCTACCCTACTGGACCACTACCACCGCATCTTCGAGCGGCTGGCGTCCAAAGGGGTGTACTTCTCGAACGACCTCAACGACTCCAACAGGCCGCTCGTCGAGGTCTACATGAACCCCGCCCAAGTCATGGCGCGCGTCATCGTGACCAACGTCCTGAGCGCCAACCTCGTGAGCTAACATGACCCCGCTCAGCCAAGAGGTCATCGACGGGCTCAGCCCCGGCATCCGAGACCTGGTCATCATGCTCAACGAGGCCGGCTTCGAGACTACCGACTCGGGGGACGGCTCCAACCACGCCCAAGGGATGGCATGTGCCCCTGAGCACCCCATGGTCGCCATTCTTGTCCGCCCCGAAGGGATGGTCTCAGAGAGCAGACGCCTCAAGAGCCTCATCGAGCAGCATGGGCTCAACTTCGAGGAGGCACGGAAGGTCCAAGACTGCGCAGATGGCTCTTTTGACATCGGGTGGCCCGATATTCAGGCCAGCTACAGCCCCGTGGATGACGTGGCGGTCCTCGTTTTGCTCAACGTGACCAGCAAGGATGTTGGTCTAGGCGATGAGAATCGGTAGGCGAGGGTTCTCGAAGGGATTCCGGGGCCCGGAATGACACCGAGAGCAGTCAGGAACTGGGGTTACGTCTGCATGGGGCTGGCAGTCCTGTACGTGCTCATCGGCTGGCAGCTCTGCGGGTGACCTACTCCGCCGGCGGCTGGCGCTGAACAGCTTCCCTGGCGATGATGTCGTCCTTGTCGAGCTTCTTGTAGACCTTCTCGTCCACGTAGGCTCCGTTGTAGGCGCACCCCTTGTGGTCGAGGCCTTCAACTTCATCGTGAGGCTTGGGGCCGTCGTAGGGAGCCCCGCAGTGGCTGCAGACAGAGCGGTTGGGCATGAGACACCTCCTGAGCTCGAAGCATACCTCACGGGCTAAAAGAAAGCACCAGGGACGAACCCTGGTGCCTCCCCGACCTGAGCCCCTATTAGCTCAGGCCTGTTTCTCCTTCTTCAAGGATTGGTAGGGCCAGCGCCACCAGTAGAACCGGCGGTACTGCTCTGGCAACCCCCTGAGCGCCTCGCTGACCCTCGGGTCCAGGATCGCCGGCGGGAACAGCTTCCGCTTCTCCGCCAGCGACCCCCTGGACGGCTCTTTGGCCAGCCGCCTCTTGGGGAGCCGCTTGAACATCTCGTCGAGCATCTTGCTCATGCTACTTCTCCTGAGCCGCCTCGACGGCCTTGATGCCCGCTTCCAGGTTCCGGGCTTCCATCTCGGCCTTCTGCTTGGCCTTGGACGCCCTTCTCCTGCCCGCGTGGGCAGTGTAACACTCCCGACCGGGGAAGGCGCCTTCCATGGTCACGCAGAGCTGCCCTTCGAACGCCCCGCACACCGGGCAGGCGATGGACAGGTGGAGCCTGCGCTCCACCGCCACCTGTTCCCGGCGCTCCCGGGCCGTCTGCCGGTGCCGCTCCAGGCCTTCCTTGGTCCTCTGACCCCAGGCCTGCTCGAGCTCGGCTTTGCGGACCCGAGCTCGAGCGTCGGAGATGGCGTCCATGAACCGAAAGACGAGCGGCAAGCCGCCCGGGAGCTTCGGCCTCTCTTGGAGGACCTTCTTGAACTCCCCTCGGTCAACGGTACCGGACAGGACTTCGTTCAGCTCCGCGGCGGTCATGACGACACCGCCTGGACCTCATCGGTCTCCTCGTGCCAGAGGAAGTAGCCGGACGACGACAGGGCCTCGCACATGCGCCTGTTGGCCTCGACCTCACCGACCTCTTTCTCGAAGCGCTCGAGCGCCAGGAAGTCGCCGGCCGTGAGGATGGTGCTCAGGAGCAGAGCGAAGCGGAACTTGGTACTGGTCACCAACTCCCGCTTGAACGTCGTCATGCCCTTGAGCTCCCACGCGATCTTGGTGAAGACCGCTTCGACCGGCGGGACCGAGCTCGGATTGGGGGGCGGGAAGATGGCATCAATGATCGCGTCACGAATGCTGTAGATGCGAGCCAACATGGGACACTCCTGTTTGCCTGAGAGATGACGGGCCCGAGCAGGCGCGGTCTGCGAGAGCTCGGACGAGAACTTCCCGGACAAGGCGTTCTCTTCCCGTCATGTTTCTTATGCACAGGCTGCGTCCCAGTTTTGCAGGGAGAAAGAGAGACGCGGGGCGTCTTGGGGGGAGGGAACCCCGCGTCTCTCCTACAACCGGCGCCTCGTGGGCGCCAACTACTCGTCCTTGATTCCAGCCGCCGCGCTTTGCAGCACGCAGCCCGCATCGCTCCAATCTCCGTTGGTTGAGGTCCACTGTTTTCCGAGGCCGGCGCTCATCACCGCTGCCACGAGCTCGGTGACTTGCTGCGGATGAGCCTTCGGGACGATCTGTTCGATGAGCGTTTGGATGTCACGCTCCTTCATCACCTTCCTCCCACGGACCCCAGTGGCCCGTCTCTGTGACCCAGCGGCGCAGGTCGCCAAACTTGTAGCGCCTGCACTCCGCTGGATCGATTTTGCCAAGCTGGTAGTAGTAGTCCCTCGGCATCGTGACGTCTCTACCGTTCGAGGGATCCCGGACCATCCGGACGCCGAGCTTTGGGTTGTCGAACTCGAGCCAAGCGTGGCCGTACTTGATGAACGGCTCACACTGGAGAGTCGGCACTCCGTGAACGAGCTCGGCGCGGGAGAAGTCAGGGTCCCCACCCCGAAAGCAGAGGTCCATGAACAGAGAGCCGGCCGCCTCGTAGCAGTCGCCTCCTGTTCTGACCATCACGAACTCCTGTAGCCAGTGCGAAGCCTGGCCGCGTGAACACGTCGATTGAGGTCGCCGGGGAAGTACTCGTCGTAGAGCTTCACTCGGTCCTCAACCCTCTTCACCGCGGCCTCCATGTCTTGGATGATGTTCTCCTCCGTCCCGGCTTTCTTCATCTTTGCCAGGGCGGTCCTCATCTCCCAGAGACCTTGGTAGGCTTCGATTGCGTGGTCCTCCGTTTCTTTGTGGTCGATGAACATCAGTGCACCTCGAGCTCGACGTCTTCGACGAGCTGCGCTTCGATGGTCTCACCCTCTGCTCGAGCACGGATTCGGGCCGACAGCTCATCCTTGAGCTCCTGCTTGCGAGCGGCATCTTCGGCGTGGAGCTGTTCGAGGTAGGGCCCGACCTCGTCGATCATCTCTTTGGCCTCACGCAGGCGCTGGAGGAGATCTCGGGCTTCGGGCTTCATGTCCTCCGGGAACTGCGTCTCGATGAGGTCTTTGAGGTCATCGAGCTCAGTGTCACCGTTGGACGCCTCGTCGGCCGCGAGCTGGTCCTCGAGCTCGGCGTTGCCCTCCTGTGTCTGCCGCCAGCCCTCGGCTCGGTCGTGCAGCTTGTCGGAGTAGCGCCGGAGCTCATCGATCTCTTGTTGGACCTTTTCGCGCTCGGCTTGGACTCTGGGGTCTGGATGAGGGGAGGGCTTGTAGTACGGGTATCGCAGCATCATGCCCCCTTCCAGCTCAGCTTCAGGGCCTCGATGCTTTCCCTGGTGATGTAGATCTTGCGAGTCTCTTCGTCCTGGCGAGCAACGAGTTCGCCTTTGAGGATGTACCTCCGGACGGAAGACGCGGACTTCTTCAGGAGCTCGGCCGCCTTTGCGAGCGGCACCACCCCTGCTGGCTTCTTCGGATGAGCGCGCGGGCGCCATCTCGGGTATCGAACAATCGACATGATTCACCTCATCGTAAAAAGGTGGACCGGGGCCTCCCGAAGGAGACCCCGGCCCGAGCTTCTCTGTCAGCCACCGCAGCTCATCCACATCCCGAGGAGGATGCCAATGCCAAGTGGGGTTCCAAATACGAGCGCAAGGATGATGACGGTCTTGGCACCCTCCTTGAGCATCCGCTTCGCCAGATCATGCGCGTCGAACATCATGGCTACACCTGCGCTTTCTGCAGGCGTTCCTTGAAGTCCTTGCGCCGCGCGGCGATGTGCGCGTCGTGCTGCTTCTCCTGCTTGCACTTGAAGCTGCGGCCCTCACGGATCCCGTGGTCTTCGTAGAGCACGTGCCGCGCCGAGGTCCAGAACTCCAACGGGGGCTCCGCCGGTTCCTCTTCCTCGTCGACCTCGACTCCGGAGTAGTCCACGTGCGGGTACTCGATCCCGAGCCGCTCGAAGAGCTTGATCCAGCCCATGCTGACTCGCTCGTTGCGGTTGGTGTCGGCCCACCAGTAGGGGCTGTCGGGGCGCTGGCCGGCGAGGAACACGTTGTCCTTTCCGACGAGCTCGACCCACCACTGGTCGTGGTCACCCAGCTTCTCCCTGGTGCTGGCAACGAAGCAGGTGTACCCCTCTTCGAGGGCCTGCTCGAGCTTGCCCAGACTGAGGACCTTCGTCCCGTCCGGGAGCTGGCACTTTTTGTCTTGCGCCCAAGGATAGTTCTCGGGGCAGACGGTGAAGATGCTCGACGTATCGAACACCGCGATCTTGGGGTTGTCGTTGGACATGCGACATCTCCTTGTGGATGGTTTCTGCCTGAAAGACACAGGAAAGCTCAATCGCCTCGGCGAGGCGTCATCTTTCCTACGTATCTCTTATCCCCATCTCTATTGGGGTTTTGCGAGTAGAAAGGAGGAGCGAGAGACCCGACATGGACATGCAAAGTCTCTCGCTCCCCCCAGGCCCGCGGTGCCGCACACGCCTGCAGGCGCGCAGCGCACGGTGTCCGTTACCACGCACACCGCAGGGACCCTGAGTTTGGTGGCTACCCTGACCTCACAACGGGTACAAACCAGGCCCTCCGCCTGCGCCAGGACCACCCGTCCCCCTGCCAGACGCCAGATTTCATGCCTTGCAGCAGCAATCCCAACGGCGTCTTGGTTGGCAGGATTCACATCTCCGACTCTACCACAAGTACGATAGGGGGAGGCCGCCCCCTTATTCCTTCGACTTCCACCCCAGGAATGTGAAGCGGTACCCTTGGGTGCCCTTCGACGTCATGTACTGGTAGGTGTCCATGGAAGGGGTGATGGAGAACTCGTGGAAGGTAGTCCGATTTCGGCCTACCTTCACTACGGGGATGGCCGACCGGCTCTTCATGCGCTCGGCCAGACGGGCATCCCGAGCCTGCTCCTCCTCGAGCTCGTCCGGGGTGAGAGGCTTTCGTGCTCGAGCACGCTCCCGCTTCTCCTTGCACTCCAAGCACATGTTGTTCCAGCGCATCTCCCCATTGGGCCTGCGGACCTTGACAGGGTAGAGCTCGACCCCTTCGGCCAGGCAGTCTGTGCACCATGTCGTCATCGTCATCCTCCTATCCTGCGTGGCGACCGAAAGGGGGGAGCAGCATGCAACCTCCACAGAGGAGGGTGTGTCGAAAAGCGGACATCCAATAGGAGGGACGGGCAGCAACCCCTCACTCTTCCCATCGGTAGGCCATCTCGAGGATCTTCATCTCGGGGACCCCGTGGACGTTGCGAGCGGCGTACTCACGCACGTCGTCGTAGGACCGGCCGCCGACAGGCAGGACCTCCTGCTGGTACCCGAAGACGTCTCCCATCCTCTGGTAGATGAGGTACTCCCAGTGGCGCACGTTGGTGTTGTCGATGACCACCACGGGCGCCCCAGAGGACATCGCGTCGAGCGCCTTGAACTGGCAGAGCATGTGCGCGCGGCCGAGCTCGGCGGGGTTGAAGTCGTAGGTGCCGTCCTCCTTCTCGAAGTGGTGGTCGGCAGAGCAGATGACTGCCCCTTCGTGTTGAAGAGCGAGACGGGACTTCCCGGAACCAGGCAGACCCCGAAGGATGATGAGTTTCTTCATGACTTTCTCCTGAGATGGGTGACACGCACCCGTTGTGACAAGTAAAGTGATCGCCATGGCGGCGATCCCTCCATTCTATTCATTTGGTAACGGTGACTTGACCGGCGACGGTACCGCGACGGTCACGATCTATGTCAACAGCACCCCTACGTACTCGACCACCTCACTGCCTCGGTCGCCGGCGCCCCCGCCGGATGAGGAAGAGGAGCTCAAGGCGATCACGAGAGAGCTTCGACGCGCGGAGAGCTTGGAGGCGGTCGGGTGGCTCAGCACCAACCTGCACCAGCTCACACCAGCTCCTGTGCCGGTACCAACTGTTGCTCGAGCAAAACGGCCGACGCGCCGGCGAACGGCGACGGCCACCAGGAACTTCCGGAGGATATGATGGACACCAAGGCACCCAGAACGAAACCAGGCCGTGAGGGCAATCGCCGGCGGCCTCTCGTTGACCGCTCGAAGTCTTCGGCGCCGTGCATCATCTGTGGACGCCCGGTCAGCACGATGGCGGGGCAGCATCACTACTGCCTCTTCCCTCGGGAGGGGATTGCGCACAAGGCGTGCGCGGCCAAGCGATGAAGGTCCTCATCGTCGACGATTCGCACGTGATGCTGACGTGCGCCCAGATGGTGATTGAAGGCATGGGGCACGAGGTGATCACTACCAGAACGCCCTTCGGGACGTCTGCGCTCGTCCTACGGGAGAAGCCTGACGTCGTGCTGGTCGACCTTCACATGCCGGCCATGGATGGCTCCGAGCTCGTCAAGCTCATCAAGAAGCACCGCCCGGCGCCCAGGGTGTACCTCTTCTCGAACAGCTCCGTTGACAAGCTCGCTCGAGCGGTCCAAGACTCGGGGGCGGACGGGTACATCATCAAAGGCGATGCAGAAGACCTCGCTGAGAGATTGGAGGGCGTCCTATGAAAGTGCAGCTCCACTGGGCAGAGAGGTTCATCAACTGGTTCCCCTTCCACTCGAAGCTCTACATCCGAGGGGAGCGAGGGGCGGACCATGAGAAGGCCAGAGCCCTGACCAAAGAGCTCTTCGACGCTCTGGTACCTTTCCTCGACCAGCTCAAGTCCGAAGCGCGGAAGGAGCTGGCCAAAGAGCTGAGCCGGGACCTCGAGCACATCATCAGGAACACCCCGCACTCCTGCCAGACCGAAGAGCATTGCTGCGCTCTCCATGCAGCGCACAAGTCAGCCGCGGAAGCTGTGATCAAGCGCCTGGAGGAAGTTCAGTGACCAAGGAAGAGTTCGAGAGAGCCTACGCGCGGCGGTCAGGAATGACGACCCAAACCCTGCGCTCTCTCGGCCTCCATGCGGTACACTGCAAGTGTGGAGAGGAAGGGTGCCTGGGATGGCAGATGGCGTCCCACCAGACCATCGAGCTCATGGTCCAGCTCGGAGAGCTGTCCTCAGAGGAGGCAGCAGACATGCTTGAAGGGGATGTAGGATAACGAGAGTGCCCACGTAGCGGTTCTCAAAATCACGTATCCCGTCGCGTGGGTAAAAAAACACCCGAGACCCACACGAAGTGAGTCCCGGGTGCTTGAAGAGAAGCCTCCAGTCAGCAGCCGCCACCTGGGGACACGCTGAACGACACGCGCTTCCCCGACGTCTCCGCCGGGGTCAGGGTGATGACGGATTTCATGTAGCTTTGAGGCCTGAGCATTGAGCTTTCTTGACCCGCTTCGCAGGCGAACCTCGCCTCCACGGGGGTGAGCTTTGAGCTTGATGACCTCTGAGCTTTCATGTTGTTTGGCTCTTCCAAAGCCAAGCGTCACGGATTAGTAGTCCGTTGCTTGTTGGTTGCCGATCCTTTTCCCGCTTCGCTGTTGAAGGCAACTTGAGTCTACTCCACTTGGATGGTCGTTGTCGCGTTCAAGAGCGACAGCTTCCCGTCCAGAGATCCCAGGACCTCTTCGATGGCCTCGATGTCCTCGGCCAGGTGCTTCTCGTCGAGGTTGATCTCGAACCCCGACTCCTGGATGTCGGCTGGCGACCCCGCCGCCCGGATGGGCATCTGGAGGCCGATGCGCTGGCCCCGGGTCTTGTTGATGGCCTCCCGCATCACGCTGAGGAACTGCTTCTCGCCGGCGGACACCTCCCGCCGCCAGATGATCCAGTCCGCGATGCTGCGGGTGATCTTGCCGATGGTGAGCTCGGTCGTCTGGTTGGCCTTGTTGATGGCCGACCGAATGCCAACGATGCGGCCCTCCAGGTCTTTGATGCCCTGGAGCTCCTGCTCGATGACCTTCTTGGAGCCGCCTTTGTCCTCGTGCGGATCCTTCATCCGGTCGACTCGGACCAGATGGTCCATGACGAACTGGCGACGCTTCGAGAGGCGCTTGCCGATGGTTTTGATCTCGGCTAGTGCCTCTGTGATTGTGATTTCGGACATGTCTTCTCTCCTGCCTTTGAGCTTTGAGGTAATTGCTTTCCGACATTACCCTTATGCCAAAAAGCGTTACCCCTTTTCAGAGCCTCCAGATGCCATTCACCAACACGGCGCCGAGATCGTGAAGGTCTCGGTAGAGCCGTCTCTCCCCAACTGGGTCAGGGTGGATACCGTAGGTGCACGGCCACCAGTCCCTGATGTCGTGCGCCCTTGCCGGCAGTGCTCTCTTGAGTCGAGCCAGACGTTCCGGCTTCTTGTGCGAGTAGCCACATCGAGTACAGATGGGAACGTAGGTGTCGATGAACTTCTGCTCTTCCATGCAATCGTTGTAGAGCTTCTGAATCTGGTGGGCCTTCTTGACCGTCACTTCTTTCTTCGACACCTGCAGGGCTGGGTTCTTGGCCTCGGACCCGAGCCGGCGGGCGAGCTCCGCCTTGGAGTACTTCTTGAGGAGCTTGTTGAGGAGCTTCCACGAGGGACCGGCCGGTACCAGAGCGTGGTCTGCTCGAGCACCGATGTCCACCTCCAGGATCCTCTTCTCCGCTTGGGCCCGGATGTTCTTTCGCTCCCCGGAACGGATCTTGGCCACAATGGACTCGGCGACGCCGGCGGCGTCCGCTACCTGCTTGTACCCTACCCCGCGGCGACTGAGTGCATGGATGTGGTCCCGAGCCCGGTCAGAAGGAACGAGGCCGTTCCATGTGAGTTTGAGCCGACATCGACCACACACGCTGCCTTTCGAATCCGAGCGAAGATGAGAGCCCCACTCGCACGGGTCTCCGTTCACCCCCGGGCACGCCCGCTTGTAGATGCGCGTGTAGGTCTTCCCAGTCCGAGGGTCCGTCCATTGCTGAGGGGCGCCCTCTTTGGTCTCGGTGATTTCGGCAGCGGCCTCCTTCGCGCGTTGCTGACGTTCATGGTACGCCAGTCGGTTGGCTTCTTTGCACTCACCGCACCGGCAGCCGGAGACGTAACGAGAGCGCGTACCATGCGGGCGCTTCGTCCCGTCCAGGCTGTCGATGGATCTCATCACTCCCCCTTTGCCCACCCTCCTGGGGTGTCGTAGTTGCCGTGACGTTCAAAGCGGATCTGGTACTTCACGACCGACGCGATCTCCTCGGACATGACCTTGTTGAAGACCTGGATAGTCTCGAACGTGGTCAGGTCCCAGCTCTTCATCATCTCGACGATGGCTTCCCTGAGCTGCAGCTCGGCGCTTTTGACAAGGCTTTCCCTCTCGTGAATCTTCGGCATCAGATCACCCCCAGATGAATGAGCCATGAGGGGTACCCGTGCTCGCAAACGCCATCGGGCTCAACTCTGCAACCGTCGGTGGCTTCTGCAATCCCATCGAAGGACCACTCTTGGAGCTGTTCAATGCTGGGTTCTTCCTCGACGGGCTCGGGCCAGAGACTGTTCTTTGTGGTGGGGCTAGGCATCTGGTTTCCTTTCTGGGCAGCAGCATGGTTTGCAGTCACACTGCTCGCAGTGCTTGTAGTTGACTTGTCGAGACACTGAGCTTGGGCCCACCTTGTGAGCTTTCTTCGCCCATGTCCGCGCTTCCTTGATGTTGTCAGCTTCGTACTGGATCACGCCGAAGGACGTAACGACATCGTAGATCGGCATCACGCCACCTCCCGGAGCCACTGCTCCAGCAACTTTTGGGTTTCAGGTTGAGCTGCCCGCAGCATGATTGTCACGACTGCGGCGGCAGCGAGAGGAGGAAGCTCAGAGAGCTCCTCCTGCACGCGCTTTCGGTTGCCGTAGTAGAACTGGTCGAGAAGGATGTTGGCCTTCTCATAGATTGCTTCGTAACGGGCACGGCAGCCCGTCGGTAGGGGATCCCCCATGCTATTCCTCCGATGAAAGGGTGGCCCGCCCCGAGGTTGGCGACGAACGAGCGCTGCTGCGCTCGCCAGTATGTCCTCGGGGCAGGCCATAGAATTGGCTCGAGGCCAGGGCTTGCCTTCTGGTGGTCTGGTCACTTGTCGGAGCTCGAACGGTGTTGAGGTACACCTCGCTCTCGGTCTTGGCCTTTTCCCGCCCTGGGAGTGACGAAGGTCGGAACCTCACCCTCGCTGCCTGCCCATCTCACTTCCTCGAGCATTGCTGAGTGCCTGGGATGCCGCGTCTTTAGAGAGCAACGGTTATCCAGGATTTCGAGCCGGTTGCTACCCGACTTCTCATGCGCCTCAGCAAACTTCGAATGGTGGACCCGCCCGGAATCGAACCGGGGTCCGCAAACCTTCCAGAGTGAGCTCTACGTGCGTATTCGGTGTTCTTTATCGGTGCGCCGTACCCGCCGACAGGTCGACACCCCTTGTCCAGCCGTTTGGTCTTGAGCCCTCATGCGAAGACGGACATCCTCATGAAGACAGCATCCTGCTTTTGGCGCCGAGAGCATAGCAGGCGTCTGCTCTCGGTGTCGCTGTTACGCCGCGAGGCGCTGGGCGACCTGCTCAACGTTGTCGTTGGCAGTTGAAGGTTGCATCGCTTTTTGACGCTGTTGCGATACATCAGCGGCACGCTCCCACTTCCTTCCGTGTCCACGTCGAAACCTGTCGGGCCCGTGTGAACTACTCAGACACCACTTCATACCCGCCAACGACTCTGCCGTCCAGCAGTTCGCCGTGCTCGTAGTAGTGGTTCAGCATCCCACAAAAAGTGAGGGCCTCTTGGTGGTCCTCTGTGGAGTCTTTTGGCTCGCCATCTGTAGTGGTGATGTCCATGTTCCGGATGGGGCTCCCAGCCTCGTCCAGAGCGACGACGAAGTGCCTCATGGCTTGTCCTCCAAGAGAGTTCCGATGGCTGCGTAGCCAGCGTCAATCTTGGGGAACCTCCCAGGCTCTTCAGACCCGGCCTCATAGAGAGGGACGACGTAGAACTTGTGCCCATCAGTCCGGGCAACGAAAGTTCTGCCGTCGCGCTCGGTGCGCTCCTTGGCGTACCGAATGGCGTCGAGCCTCGTGAGCTCAACAGGTGTCAGGAATGTCTCCATCATCTCTCCTTGATGAACAGGTGCTGCCCAGAGTCGATGACGTCGGTCAGGATCCTGTCCAAGTTTTTGTCTTTCCCTCTGACGAAGGCGCGAAGCGTGGGGAGGCTGAACTTGTCAACGTCTTCCCGCTTCCACTTCATGACGTCAGCAATTCGGTCTCTGATGTCCTCGAGAGTCATTGCCCTCTTTCCTCCACGAGCTCCCAGTACTTCTTCACCCAGGGTGCTCGAGCTTTGCGGTCGGTGACACGCCGCCAGTTGACTCCGAAGGTGGCCTTGCACCCTTCCGTGAGCCGGTACCCGCCGCTGTCGCCGGCGACGCGCCCGGTCACGATCTTGTTCTTGCCGCGGCACAAGGTGCAGTCGGCCTCTTCGATGATGACTGCTGGCCTACGTGGCATTCTTCGCCTCCAACTTCATCTCCAAGTGCTTCTCTCTAGTGATGAGACCTGTACCGTTGCAGGTCGGGCACTCCCTACAGTGGTTGCAAGGAGGCACTTTGCCGCTGGGGTACCTTTGCCAGGTACCTTTACCCGACCGGTACTGAGATTCAGTCCATCCTTTGTGTGGTTCCGCGCCCCCGCAACGAATGCGCCTCCACTGAAGTTTGCAGTTCACACATACCTTTCGACCGAGTTCTGCTTTGACAGACCTTCCCCCGAGTTTTTTCCACTTGTGGTTCATGTCAGATTTCGTTTCCCCAGGATGCCCAGTTCTTGCGTTCTGACCGTGCGAAGATCTCGAGGTAAGGTCCTGGGCTTGTAGCCTCGATGATCTCGTACGCACGGGTCGGCTTCTTGGAGTGCTTCTCCTTGCCGTCCTCACCCTTCTCTCGAGGAGCATGGAAGACAGAAGGGAGGGCCTTCTTCGGCATCATGGCCTTGCCCCGCACCCCGAAGAGGCAGAGCTCGTGGCTGCCACGGAAGTACTGGCCGATGCCGATACGGATGGCCGCCGCCAAGATCTTCATCCAGGTCAGCGGGTTCAGAGTGAGCCCACCATTCTCGTCGATGAGCTCGTCGATGATGTCGGGCCAGTCGGCTTTGGTCTTCACCCAGACGACGTTCGTCTTGTAGGTGAACCCCAAGGCATCCATGAGCCACAGTCCCCACTCGAGGTAGTTGTTCGTGACCCACATGTAGAGGTGAGCACTCTCGTCCTTCTCCCAATCCGGCCAGACACCAGACTGCAGAATGACCTTCAAGATGTCCTCTCGCCTCTTGATGAGCTTGTAGTGCCTGTCGGCGCCACGCTTGATCTTGCCTGCACCCTGCTCGGGCCACGGCGGGTCCATCTGGACCGTCTTCACATTCGACATTCGATTCTCCGAGTAAAAGAAAGGCCCCTCACGGGGCCTCTCCAAATCAGTTGAGGACAACGTCGCCCTCGTCTTTCATCGGTACCTCCCCAACCGTCATCATCTCCTCGAGCTTCAGGAACTTTGCCCTCATGCCCATGAAAGCCGCACGCTCTGCGTAGACTGGCTCCGCGCAGTTCTGGCAGTGCGAGAGGTTGATGACGTCTTCGATGGCCGCAATCACCTCGTCGATGGCAGCGCACACGTCGTAAGCGGTACCGCCGGCGTTGATGATCTCAACACCCTGTACCATCTTCTCCATGCCGGCGATCTTTCTTCTGATGGCCGCGTGCAGGGGAGTGCCGTCCTTGTAGTGGAACAGCAAAAGGACCTTCCCCTCCTTGATGGCATCGAGGAGGTTCAGGCGCAGTTCGTTGAGGACCTCTGAACCCAGCATGACTCCCTCCTATCAGACGGTGCAGAAGCCGTACATGAATCCGAGGATACCACCAACGAACACGAAAATGACCGCCAAGACTTTTGGCTTGAAGTAGACCTGCTTCATGAAAGACCTCCGGACAAAGAGTTTTCTGCCTGCAAAGGTCTTATGCCGAATGCAAGCGGTTGATTTTTGTCAGCCCTCTCCTGTACGGTGACGGCTCACGTGGCGGGGTCGGGTCCAACAGTTCTTGCTTGGTCATTTCGACTCCGTGAGGGTTCAACCTGTTGGGTCGCCCCCGGCCGCCGCCACACCAATACTTGGGAAAGGCGACCTCCCATGGCGAATGGAAAAGGTAGCAATCGGCGTCAGTTCGACAAGAAGCTCGAGCTCGCCTACAAAGCGGGGCACACGGAAACCTTCGGTGAGCGGAAGAAGGTGGATGGAAGAAAGACGAAGATCGTCATTCGGCAAGGCCAGCTCATCCGTCCTGGGGAAATGACAGCGGACGGCAAGGTCTTCTCCATTCCTATTCCTCCAGATGACTACACCGTCGAGGTGGAGAATCTTCACCGGCAGGTGTTATCAAAATTCATGTCCTCGGTGTCTATTGGGAGTAGGGAACTCAAATGAACACCGTCTGGATAGTGCTGGGTGCAGTCTTTGGGGCGGTAGTCCTCGTTCTCCTGATCTACGGCATCGCCACGGACAAGAAACGCAAAGATGCGTTGGACATGCTCGGCCTGCCGAACATCAGGTCTTGGAAGGTCACCTGGCCACCCCTCATGCTCATCGTAGACACCGACCTCCTTGCCGGCGAGCAGAGGATTCTGGACGCGGTGAAAGAGGGCGCCCGATATTGGAATATGAAGAGTGGGCTCCAGCTCTTCGCCGGCCCTCAGGACGTACCCGCCGATGGTCACGTCATTCCCATCATGCCTGCTCCTCTGGACTTCGATGAGCACGAGCACGCAGTGGCCTACACCCGGTACGCTCTCGACGGAGAAGGCGCTCTTGCTCGAGCCGCGATCTACTTGATGCCTGGGTGGGAGTCCTACTCGGACTCCATTCTTGGCAGGGCTTTCTGCCACGAGCTCGGGCATTGCCTGGGCTTGGCTCACGACGGGATTCGGAACAGCGTGATGTACTCTGCAGCCGTACCTGACCAGTACGTGATCACGGAGAAAGACGCTGAGTTCCTCCGGTCGGTTTACACTTTGCCGCACGTTTCGTCATAACCCAACACATATGGGTGGAGGCCACCACCTTGAACAGGGAGACCAGTCATGAAGGAGTGCTTCAAGAAGACGAAGTTCTCGTCGGAGTCTCAGACTCGTATCGACGAGGCAAACGACATCATCTACAGCTACAGCCGGCAAGGTTTGCGCCTGACGCTCAGGCAGCTCTACTACCAGTTCGTGTCCAAAGCTCTCATTCCAAACGAAGAGAAGTCGTACAAGAACCTGGGCAGCATCATCTCGAAAGGGCGTCTCGCTGGGCTCATCGATTGGGACGCTATCGAAGACCGGATGCGTCAGCCTCAGATGCCGCCTCAGTTTCCCAACATCCGAACTCTTGTTGAAGGAGCCCTGGGGGCGTATCGGCTACCCCGTAGGAAGGGGCAGGAGTTCTACGTCGAGCTCTGGGTGGAGAAAGATGCTCTCGCCGGTGTGCTTGCCCCCATCGCGAGGAAGTTCCACATCACCCTCATGGTCAACCGTGGGTATTCGAGCTCGAGCGCGATGTACGAGTCTGCCAAGCGCATCGAAGGAGAGATGGCAGAGGATGGGTCCGAGTGCGCGATCATTTTCTACCTGGGCGACCTCGACCCCTCTGGGGAGGACATGGTTCGGGACATCCAGGACAGGTTGAGCATGTTCGGCTCCTACGCTGAAGTCCGGAAGCTGGCTCTGACCATGGACCAAGTCCAGCAGTACAATCCTCCTCCCAATCCCACGAAGCTATCAGATAGCCGGGCGAAAGCCTTCGTCGAGAAGTACGGGCACAGCTCGTGGGAGGTTGATGCTCTGCCCCCGACAGCGCTGCGAGACATTATTGAGGACGTGCTCGAGATCCACACGGACCAGGAGCTCGTGGACAGGGTGATCGAGAAGGAGAACGAGGACAAGAAGTTGTTGAGGGATGCAGTGAAGGACGTGAAGGGCTAAAAGAGAAGGCCGGGGATCTCTCCCCGGCCTCTCACTCAAAAACTGACGTTCTGACTGTGGAGCTGTTCTTGGACCTTGGAGCTCAAGGCTTCAAGGTCCTCGGACCACTTCTTCGGGTCGAAGTCTTCTTCAGGGTCTTCTTCCCCGTAGTCCCCGCGCTCGGCCAAGGCCGCTTTGGAGTCGATGGACGCCACCAACTCAGTCCACTCGTCACTCGTCAGATGCAGCACCACTGGCTTGGCGCCTGGGGTCTCGAAGTCGAGAGCTGCCTTGTCCGCTGCCTGTTTTACCAGTTCGGACAACGTAGTGATCGCCTCGGTCAACCCCTTCAGTTGGGAGGGTAGCCGTTCGCTCAAAGACTGGAGAGCCCTCTCCGTTCCGGGACTGATCATCTCTTGTTCCTTTCTCCGATGCAGCGGATGCCACTTCGGTAGTTGTTCCTGCCAATGAGCCATCTTCGGGTCCTTTCCAGTACGGCTCGATCCACTGAAGGCGCCGGTACATGCGCCCAGGACCGTGAGGTTGGTTTCTCCAGTGCCCTCGGACTTGGACACGTACCATGAGCTCCCAGCCGCCCCGGCGGGCGATGGAGCGTCCCAGGATGATGCGCTTGTACGGGCGGATCTTGCCGAGCCTCCCATTCAAGTTCCGACGCTTCTTGGACCTTGGGTCCAGCTTCTTGATGCGCTCGAGGAGCTGCCGCGCCTCCTTGTTGGTGATGACCTCCTCGACCTCTGCAGAGTCCAGCGTCAGGTAGAGCATGACGTTCATTGCCCACCGGAAGATGTCCTGCCACTCGTCGAGCATGGGACCGAAACTGTCCTTGCCTCTTTTTCTTAGGTCCTCGACATTTCGGATGACCTCTTCTTGGGTGGTGGCGAGAGCCTCGTCGAGTCGCATCCCCTCTGGAAGCGGAACGTTGAAGTAGACCAGGGCGTCGTTGTCATCGTAGATACCCTGCGCCACCTTGATGGGTTTCGTCTCCCCGCAGACCAAGAACCTCCATGAACGGGTACCTTCTCTGCGCTCCTCCACCACGTATATCCCAATGACGGAGTGCCACCCGGACTCGTCGTTCCAGATCTTCAGGTCTGCTGAGGAGGGGACCTTCAGGTAGATGCTTCGGTGGGGTAGCTCGAGGTTATCGACTTCAAGGCCTCGGAGCTCCGTGTGCCGAAGCTGTTCTGCCAACCCGACGCTCGGCTCGTAGACTTTGAGGCCCGCTTTGTCGTGCGCGGCCATGTGGAAGTACATGTTGCCCGAGGAGTTGATGACGAGCTCATCCTTGGAGACGCTGGCGATCCCCACCACGGTGGCGTAGTCGGGGTGCTTGGTCAGCTCCTCGAAAGAGTACTCGTCCTCCTGGAGCTTGAGCAGCTCCTTGGTGATGTGATGGGCGATCATCATTGCCCGACCGTTGAGGGGTAAAAGTGTTCGGATGAGGGCGGCCTCGGACTTGGCCGCTTCCCTCAACCGATCCTTGTGCCCCTTCAAGAAGTCGTAGAACATCTCCGACGGCTTGCCTTCCGCGACGGCCTTGCGAGCGAACGCGCGACCTTCCTGGTCGTACCGCAGGGTATCCTTCATGACCCGTTCGAAGTGGGTGAACTCCACAGCTATTCCTCCCTCAGCCATTCCTTGGCCCAGTGTTGCTTCTTGAGAAGATCGGACACGCGGTCGAGCTCGTGGGCAAGGTCGATGGAGCGGTACGTTCGGATCCTCGAGGGCAGAGCTTCGAGAGCCTCTGCTACCTGAGCCTTCGTGGTTTCCAACGAGCGTTTCTGTGCACTTCTGGCAGAGTCAACTGCCGCTTGGACTTCTGCATCCATGATGTTCTCCTGAGAGTTGCGTGGGGCCGACTGCTCATAGCCAAAGCAGCAGCCGACCCCACAGTTATGGCGCGGGGTGTCCAATCCCGCTCCATGATTCTTATGACGAAAAGAGGGTCAGGGCTTCTTTCCTGGAATAGGGAAGAGCCCTCGAATGACAGTGGACCCTGCATGTGGCAGCAGATCCTTGAGGCCTCTGCCAAGTCTCCTCTTGCGGAGGGGAGGTAGAGCTCGGGAGGGCACCTCACTCAGGAACTGACCCTCACCGGCGCATGGGTGCGCGCGGGCCAGGTCAGATACCTGGTAGGACCACCCTGTCCTGTCGAACCAGACGCGAACCGTACCGCACTGAACACACCATTCCTGCCGGTGGAAGGATGACTCTCCGACAAGCATGTCTCCCTGGTAGCACCAGTGGCAGGACTCAGGAGAGTAGCCTTCAGGAAGTGTGCTCATTGCAGTACTCGAGCAGCGTCATCCCGGGTCGAGCGGATCGTAGATCTCGGAGTGCTCTTCGGAATGCTCGCACTGACCCAACGAACACGATCCCTCGTTTTCCAAATCGGAACATGGCTTTTGTCCTTTCAGTTTGTGACGGACCCAATGGAAGATCCACCCGATGAACGGAAGTGTCATGGCGACCGCCATGATCTCGTTTGCTCAAATGTGAAAAGGCATGTTGGACTCCTTGCCTGAGAGGCATACCTCAACCCTCTGGCAGTTCGATACCTCGAAGCCGCATCACTTCGAGTAGCAGGGCAGGAACGATTTCGTTGATGAGGACTTTGGAGCTGTAGACATCCATGGTGCCTCCGGACTCCTGGTATCGACGAACGTTCCTGTAGAGCTTCAGCAAGTCTTTGTCGGGAATGCGCCCGGCGGGGTTGATGACTGCTGACTTTTTCTTTGGCTTGGGAGACGGCTTGGGTTTGGCTATCCGTTGGCGGAAGCACTTCCTGCAGTACCATCTACCGTTGAGCTGTGTGACTGCGCGGTAGTAGCAGTGCCGGCGACCGTCTGACATCGTCCCCGAGCACGCTTTCCACTCGCTCAGGTCACACCTCCTGTATCTCGGGCAGGTCTTCCACCCAGATTGTGTTCCTTCCGTCTTCTACTGCTCGTTGGATGCTGATGGTGAGGAGCCGATGTGCAACTGCGTTGAGCTTCTTCTTGAAATCCTTGGTGGCTTGCATCTTGAGCACGACTTCGTTGTCGTCCTCATCGACTTCATCGTCTACCACTACATTCTGGTAGACGCGCTGGACCGCATTCATGTTGAGCACCAGCGGCGCGTCCTGGGTAGGCTCTATCTTCATCACAGTCTCCCGTTCGAGTACGTGGCCTTCACCCATACTAGAAGCGCGGGAGCTAAAAAACAATCGTGCCTGCCTGGAGTAGGGCCGAGCCGAAGCTCGACCCTACCCGCTCTCAGGCAGAAAGCTCATGAGGTCCCTCCTTCTCGTAGCTCTTCAGTCTTCTTTTTTTGGCCATGAACGAGAAGGGGTACTCCTAGCTTCCAAGATTCTTATACCGAAAAGAAAAACCTGATTTTTTACCCGAAGGGCCTCGCCAGGCTTCCGCCTGACGAGGGCCAACGGCCAGTACTGTGTGTTGAGTCTTCCTAGAAGATCCAGCGGACGAGCTTCGTCACGCCGAGGACGGTGCCGACACCCGACCCGATGTAGACCACGGCCTTCTTGAGGCCGGCGAGGAACGGGATCTCGTCCGTCCGGTCGTCGAGCTTGGTCGAGAACGGCAACCCGACGCGGCCGAGCTTGCGGTCGCGGAGGTTGGCGGCCTTGAGCAACTCCTTGTTGTTCTTCAAGACCTCGGCCTGCCCCTTGGCGTCGTTGGCGGTGTAGTACTTGTCCATCACTTCCTGGACTTGCTGCTGAGTGAACATCTTAGACCTCGTTTTCTGGCTTCTGCCTGACAGAGACTTGGCTTCAAAGGTCGCCGACCTGCGTTCCTTTTCCACCACAATTCTTATCCACAGGTAGGAGCGTGTTTTTTCACTTTTTCGCTTTGTTTCCGGGGTTTTCCTGCGACTGCAGGTTGGAACGCATCTGAGCGAGCACTTCGCTCTCTGCGAACGGTTGATTGACGATATGGCCGTCGCCGGCGGGCTTCCTCTTCCTCCTTTCTTTCGGTTGATCGAGCGCCGACATCTTCCTCTTCTTGCCTCTGCACTTCCTGCAGCTCTTCGCGATGTGAGGTCGGCCAAAGTTGAGCAGGTTGCGAATGATGGCGTCGACAGTCTGAGTGAACTCGTTGCCGCACGTGGCGCACGGACGTCGAATGAGGACCGCTTTCGGGTCGAGCTTGCGGAGAATCTTCTCCCGAGTGGTCCGCAGGATGGGCTTCCCTCCTGTGTTCCTTCTGCAGGACGTGCAAAGACCCATCGGGGTGGGCGTTTCACACAGCACGCACTTCCCCAGCATCAGATTCAATGCTTGGACACGCATCTCCCTGGCCAGGGGTAGGGGAATCTCGATTCGCTCGGCCACCTTCTCGAGCTTGGTTGGTGATACTGATAGCAACGCTTGAATTTTCTCAGCTTCCATGTGGGACCTTTCTTTCTGCCTGAGGGTTAGTGAAGATAGACGGATACCTTCAGGACCCTTATGACGAGAAAGTCGTTGGTCTTTCGGCATAAGAGTGGCGAACCGAACTTGGAGGATTAGCCATGGGCATCGTTGATGAGGGTATCGAGGACGTCGTGAAGGCTTGGGGAGTGAAGCGGTCTCCAGCATTGGACTTCAGCACCGCTACTGGAATCGTGAGCCTGGACAGAGAGATTGGTGGGGCCCTTCCTGCCGGCGCCATTGAGATCTACGGCCCGGCTTCAGCAGGGAAGACGTCCTTGTTGTACGAGATCGTCGGTACCGCTCAACGCGCTGGGTTGGCTGCGGCCTTGTGCCCAACCGAGTACTTGGACATTCCGTACATGAGGGTCTTCGACATCGACCTCAATCGGCTGCTCCTCATCACAGGGAACTACGGGGAGGACGTACTCGCTGGAGCCTGCAAGTTCTTGGAGCTCCACCAGGACGTGCCTTGCATCTTGGCAATCGATTCAGCTACGTCCATGCGGCCCAAGGAAGACGAGTTTGGTGAATGGAACTTGATGGTGGACACCTTTTTGGAGGTGGCGCTTCCTTTCTTGGGACGTGGGTCGTGCATCGTGATGACGAACCAGATTCGGACTCGGAGAAGCATCAAGCCCGACAAGTTCTTCGTGGACGGGGACATCGATTCCGCTGCCCGGAAGATCATCGACAGGTTCAGTACTCGCCTGGAGCTGAGCAGAACGGAAGTCACAGACCACACGTTCACGATGCAGGTGAACGTAGTAGCCAACGTCTACTCGAGGCCAGCATCGATCATCTCGTTGCCCTTCGTGAAAGGATCGGGAGTGGACACTCTTCGAGACCTCATTCGAGTCGCGCGTGACGCCGGGGTCATTGTGCAGGCTGGTCCTTGGTACATGTGGGGAGACGAGAGCCTTGGAAGAGGAGAAGGAGAAGCGACTGCGATCTTGGAGATGAATCCGGAGCTCGCAAGAGTCATCCTTGACGAGGTCCAGCAACGGGCGTAAGCCTCAAGAGAGTCCACACGGGCTCTCTTTTTAGCCATGCGTTTGCAAGACGGACAACAGAAGTGCCCCAAGTGCCAAGGCCAAGGATGCTACTGGTGCCGACGGAAAGGCTGGAGAGCTCAGTGTCCTGTCTGCATGAACTCTGAGCCAGAGCTCGTGACCAAGGACGGGAACGAATTCTCGTGTGCTGCTTGTGGGAGCCGCTTCGACGCTGCGGGGAAGATTGCCGCACCCCAGTCCCAGAAGCAAAAATTGCCTACCGGAAAACCTGCGAAGGGTGTGTCTTGACACCTATGTAGTTTATATGTAGACCTTCCTTTATGACAACGAAGGTCGTCACCACATTCGAATCTGACCCTCTGGACGAGGCCGCAGCGGAAAAGACCGAGGACAAGTACGACTTTTCTCAGGTGTTCGAGGCGCTCCAGCACAGCAAAGAGGTTGCAGAGAACGTCTTCGCCCGATGCTCGAAGCGTTCCTTCAGGAAGCTGCTCACGGAGAGCGGGGAGGTGAAGATGCTCCTCCCGGGGGACAGCACCGCTCTACCGGTTTGGGTCGTCATGAGCTCGGTGACACTCAACCTTGCGGAGAACTGGACGGACACTCTTTGGCCCAAACTCTTGGACGACATGATCCGAGAGTTGGCTGGCATGGTTGTGCGTCTTCGTAAAGACAAACCGACGGTACGTCTGATAGGCCCTCTCTCCACGAAGGTGGCAGAGGTGGGGCAAGGAGTCTTCACCTTTTCTGCCAAGCAGCAGTGGGGCCTCCATGACTAAGCCGACCATCAAGCAAAAGCCCACTGGGCTGCCGAAGCCGAAGACAGGCCCTGAGAGCCTTCCAGAAATACCTACCACTCCACTCGAAGCTGTCTCGAAGTTGGACGCCAACGTCGACAAGGCTCGGCTCTGCCCGAAGTGCGGGCGGGAAGGCCGTGTTGTGTCAAATCGCCTTGGTGTGAATGTTCACTGCGGGCCGTGCAAGATTCATTGGCCAATCACTAACAGCCCTCTGCGTCCGGAGACTCCATCTGCGGTACCACGAGGATTCAGCAAACACACGCTCGTGGAGCCAGACTGGAACATGGCATTCGATGAGCTACCTGAAGGGAACTAGGAGGGGCGAGTGAAGATAGACAGGCCAAAAGTCGGGACTGGAACACAGCCGACGCTCACCAAGAAAGAGATCGCCGAGCTCAACCCGAGCGCGGACGTTCAGAGGATCATGGGGATGGAAGCTGACAACGAGTTCAACCCTGAGGTGAACCAACCGATCACGGACCCCGGCGCGCGGTCCTACGCGGCGCGCATCCAGCAGCGGGTGGCCAACAAGAAGAAGGCCTCTGCTCTGAAAGGCAAGGCTCCCCCATTGGGCCATGTGGAGTCCCCCTCGAGCGAGAAGATGGAAGCCATCGCTGGTCTCCACGGAGGGATGGCACAGCCTCAGTTCTTTGAGAGCGTGCCAGAGGACATGCGTGAGCCCCCTGACTTGAAGCCGAAACCGAACCCCAAACCTCCAACAGGCGTGGGGTCGGCGTACCCGGGCAACCAGGCAATGGCTCGAGGTCAGACAAATGGTCCGATCTCCCTGCGTCAGGCCAACGACATGGCGCAGGCGAGGTCCAACTTTTCACCCGAGACAGTACAGGCATTGAAAATGGCACAAGAGAACGTTGACGCCGCCCAGCATGAAGAAGCACCACCACTGGACAACCGCGGGGAAGAGCCCGGCCCTACCGCCGGCAGCAGCAAGAAGTCCGTGGCCGAGGAGACAAGAGACGAGCTCGCCGAGGCTGAGCTCGACTTCGAGCCGGACTCACCGTTGGACGGTATGGACATGGCAACCATTGCCGACATCCGTACTGGCCTGATGAGCAAGGAGCGCCGAGAGGCAATCGAGAAGCGTCTCAAGGATCTCGACATCACCGACATGGTCATGAAGAAAGAGATCCAGCAAGAAATCCCCATCATCCCGGGGAAGCTCTCAGTCACCCTTCGTACTTTCAACCAGAGGGAGAACATCTGGATCTTGAAGTACATCTACGACTACCCGGGTTCCGCTCTCTACACGCAGGAGCTCGTCAACACCTGCCGCTTGACGTGCGGTATCGTGGCCATCAACGGGAAGTACCTACCCGACCATCGCAAAGATGTCGGGAAGATGACCGAGGACATCGTGAAGGAAGACTTCGAGAAGAAGATGTTCCACATCGCGTCGTTCCCGGTGCAGTTGGTGGCTGACTTTTCGGTGCAGTCCATCTGGTTCCAAGATCGTGTCGACAAACTCTTCACGGTGGATGTCCTAAAAAATGGATAGAGACTCCATCAGGATGGGCACGAGCCCACATGCTCTACGACCTGGCTACTTCGCCTCCGGAGCCGGGAAGTCTGCTGGAGTCAATCTTCCTGTTGATCGCTACCCGGAGGCGGGAGGCCGAGCTGTTCCAGACGGAGGCCATCGTCGCGTCCGTTGTGGGCTCAGCGAAGGACAATATGGAGGGCATCGAGAAAGCTCTCCTCAACTACAAGAACACGATGTTCCCCTTCCTCGAGGCGGAGAAGGGCAAGAGGTCCGAGTTGGCCAAGGCTGCTCTCAAGCAGTGGGCCTCTCACGTTGCATTCCGTGTCAAGCCGCTCTGGATGGCGAACGACTCGAGAGTGCGGAGATTGCAGTCGCAGTTGCGTAGAAGCGAAGAGCGGACACGCAAGGCGGAGGCGATGAGGAAGACACGTAGGCACATGAGGATCTGATGGCACAATGCTTTTTGGACAAGGACCGGACCTGTCAGGGGGAGTGCATCGCTCACTCAGGTGGCCCGGACATAGCAGGTGGGAAGCCGAAGTGCGCTTTGTTGGCCGCCGTCACGGGACTTCATGACTTGCTTACAGGAAAAACCATGACGGTGAGGCACCCTGTGAGTGCTCCGCCACCGGAGGTCACATGATTCGCGTAGTCCGGGTAGCTGGAGAAAGCTACGACTTGGAAACAGGGGATGCGATCCCCAAAGCATTGGTTCTGTCCAACGGGGTCCGAGAGTTTCCGATCTATGTCGACGACGACACCGCAATGGCAGTCATTGCCATGATGGCTGAGGCCCAAGAGACCCGTAACGCTTCTACAGTCTCAAAGGTTGCTCAGGTTCCGATTCCGGGTACCGGAAAACCACAGCCGGTAGTGGTACCGGAGTCAGAGCCACAGGTTCATCAGCAGGTGTTCGAACCTGAACGACAGCCGGTGACCGGGCCTCGAATGGCCAGTGTAGTCGACCTTCCTGAAGAGGGGGACTACGAAGAGGAAGGGGCAGAACCTGGCGAAGAGTATAACGACCCAGCGACGGGGGTGGCATCGCTATGAGGTTCTACGCCTGCCCTACCTGCAAGACCTCGTATCAGCTAGCGGGGACGCTCGAAGAGCTCCACAGCATGTCTGAGCTCGTGGAGCGAGAGTCTGCACACTGCCCTACCCCGTTGTGTGAGGGTCGAGTCATGCAGGTGAAGGGGCATGCGCGCGGATTCACTCAGAAGGAGATACCTCTTCAGACGTTCTACCGTGCCGTTCATGGCTTTGGAGCGCCTGACGGGAGCGCTGCCACGGTCAACAGGTTCCGTGAGCTCATCACCACAAAGAAGGTGATGGAGGTTCACGCAGAACCGACGGGGCAGCCTGAGAGGGTCATCCTCAAACGTCTGGTCATGGAAGACGGAACCAGGTTGCACTTCGACTCCTCGAGCAAGGGCGCCTGTTGCTACTACATCGAGGAGCCCGGCCCCTCGTGCTTGGAGGTTTTCGATGAACAACATCGTGGCGAAAGCGCTGATACGGATCGAAAAAAAGCTGGACGAGTTGTTGAAGCTCGTACTGCCTCTTGCGTCCCAGTCCGGGGCGGCAGTGCCACCCAGGCCACAGCCTCTGAACGTCCCGAGTCAGGGGGCGTGCCCGCTGTGCCAGCAACCAGTGATGTACCAAAATCTGATCGACCCGCAGACGGGAACACAGGTCCCGGTGCGGATGTGCGGGTGTGAACCCGTCGTTGTGTCTTTGAACCCACAAGGAGAGTGACATGAGCAGCATTCCTACCCCAGAGCATGGTCCGAACACCGCCGGCTTCGTCTTCGGAAAGGCCGGAGAAGAGGGCGGCCCGAACAAGGTTATCGGTGCCCTTCCGATCAACACCTACCTGGTCCAGTACACGGACGGGGCTGGTCAAAAGAGCGTCCGCCTGGTGTTCAAGGCGCCCGACTCTGAGACCGCTTTCATCCTCAACGAGAAGATCCAGGGGTCGTTCGTTGCCACCGCCGGCAACGGCTGGTTCAACAAAGCTCTCTCGGCGAAGCTCCAGAAGCTCGGCCTCGAAGGCGAGGGAGCCGACGACGGGGCGGAGTCACTCTGATGGACGCCGAACGAGTGAGGGCTAACGGCCCTTGGGTTTTGGTGAAGCCCGAGACGCCGAAGAAGAGAACCGACAGCGGACTCTACATCCCTGACGGCAATCTCTACGAACGGCTGGGCCACGTCGTCGGTCGAGTCTTGTCTGTCGGCAAGGGCTACTTCGACGAGGTAAACGGCAAGGTGAAGTTCATCAAGCCAACCATCGCCCCAGGAGATCGAGTCGTTTTTCGCGGTCACCTGAAAGAGGCCAACCGGGTGGGCATTGCCCACTGCTTCATGCACCTGCGAGACCTCATTGGGGTTCTCGACGAGGGAGACGAGCTCGACCTCGCCCTCCCATACGACAACTAGGGAGACCACATGGCGTTCAGACCACTACAAGACCGAGTCCTCGTGAAGCGTGTCGACTCTGACACGGTGACCGAGGGAGGGATCATCATTCCAGATGGGGCTCAGGAAAAGCCCAACAAGGGGGTGGTGGTGTCCGTGGGAGACGGGAAGCTGCTCGAGGACGGCTACACCGCCAAAGTCAGCGTGAAGGAAGGGGACGTGGTCCTCTTCGGGAAGTACTCAGGCACCGAACTCAAAATCGGTGGTGAGGTGCATCTCATCCTGAAAGAAGACGAGCTGCTCGGAGTGGAAGAGTAGCGCAACCCTGGCACTGCGGACTTGGAGGCTCCATGTACCTCATCCATGAAAAGAAGGCGCAAGACGGGCGGTGGGAAGTGGCCTGGATGTGGCTGCCTCACTTTTTGGCTGCAGACTTGGAGCTTCACAAGTTCGTCGACCAGGAAATGACCAAGGCGTTCAAGGGAACGATGCTCGAGGGGGAAGAGCCCTCAATGAACCAGCTCCTGGAGCAGATGCACCAGCAGGTCATCAACCTGATCCTGAAGAAGTACCCGATACCGGGCCTTCGGGAGTTCCTGGAGGGGTACTCGCATCTCAGGCCGGATGAGGAGACGCCTGTGGGGTAGACGATGGCTACTGCGAAGACCAAAAAGAAGGCCAAGAAGCGGCCCAACGGGAGAGAGCCTCTGCGCACGGCTCGGCTCAATCTGATGATCGAGCCACGGCTGAAGCGGGACATGCACGCCTATGCGAAGCGGCATCACAAGTCTCTCTCGACGATCATTACGGACCACTTCGTGGACCTTCTCGAACGGGAAAAGGGGCCTGACGTTGAGCAAATCTAGCATACGCACGGAGAAGTTCGAGCTTCCCGGAACGGTGGACGGCATCTGTTCTCTCATTCGAGAGATCTTGAATGGTGGTCACGTGAAGCGTGTGGAGCTCGACAACGATGACACGTACGTCAGGGCTCAACGATGGGTTGAGGGGGACGGCCTTCAAGAAGACGAGGTCACGTGGGACGGTGCCTTGCGCAACCTGCCTGACATCGCGGAGTACTACAGCGACGGGGCCACTTCGTACCAGGTGCTCGTAGACATGATGCTTCTGGCTCACGGAGAGGGGCTCAACGCAACTTGCTGGGTCAGTGGGCCCAACAACGAGAACCTGATTTGGAAGTGGCTTGAGGTGGAGGAGAGAGGCCTGCCCGTCCGAAGCGTGGATAGCCTCTTGGGTCTGCCTATCCACAGAGTCAAATCCATCCCAGAGGAGACCCTGATCCTCTGTTGTTCGAAGCATCCGAGTGCGGACCCATCTGAAATCTCTTTCGCGGTGAAGACCGCGGTAGACCTGACGAGGAGAAGTCATGGCTCAGCAGACAGCAAAGATGTTGGTGGAAGCGGGAGTCATCCCCAAGAACGCGATTCAACAGTTGGTCAACTGGCGCTTACTACCAGAGGACTACGAACAGTCCCATGGAAGCCGCCCGCTGAACACGGATGATCGCGCGGAGGTGGACAACTTCGTGCGCGAGCTCGGGGAAGCCATCACCAGCGACATGGCCGAAATCCGGGAGACCGAATTGGACCATCCAGGCGGCTACAGGAACATCTTCCTGGAGTTCGAGAACGAGACGTTCAACGGGGAGGACGACGTACTCATCGACCGCCTCGGCCGCCTGGTGGTCCCGAACGAAATGCCGTGGGTGACCCTCACCAAGGTCGACCTCCGCGATGGTGTGGGGGAACGCAAGGTGGTGAAGAAAGAGCAGCGCTACGAAGGTGACTCCGTGGTTGCTCTGGTCATCTACGTGGAATCACCAGAAGGGAGCTGAGATGCTCGAGTGGATCAAGAGCTTGTTCGTCGAGGAGATCACGGCTGAGGATGTCGCTCTCGGGATCCCTTTTCGTGAAACCAGAACCGGCCGTCCGTTTTGGGAGGGAGTGAAGGGCCCAGACTACTCGGGGTTGGTTCGCAAGCATGGGGCCATCACCCGCATCTTCAAGACCACACGCCATGACAACTGAGAAGAGGCTCATAGGGCGCTGCGCCATCCACGACCGGAAGCCGAAGGTCTGCGTGGAGTACCCGAAGGTGGACAACTACCTGCCTCCGGAGTGCACGTACACCTTTCCGAGTGGGGAGAGGGAGGGAACCTGTTCCTGCGACGTGGCAGCTTGTTGTGCCACTCCAAGGGAAGGTGGTGAGCCCGGCGGTGCTCCCATGCCGAGTATCTCTGGTGGTCAGCCGTGCAAGCATTTGGTGTGGGAAGAAGAGGACCGGACGGTGGAGAAGACCGCCGGAGTTGATTGCCCCGCGTGCGGCACCGAGTGCCCCATCTACGACCTGGTAGGAGGATCACGTGCCGACTCGTGAGGAGATCATTGCTGAGGTCACCGAGGTCGAGCGAGACCTTCATGCGTTCAAGGTGGCGAGGGACGTCCTCTACACGCGCATGCGAGAGTTGGACGACAAGCCGGAACGTCAGAGCATGTTGGCGGACTGGCCCGCAATGAAGGTCGTAGACAACGGCCTCATCATCGCGATTGTTCGTTGTGAGGGTTTACTAGAAGACTACCGGCGTCACCTGGAGGAGATGGACCTTCCGGACAACGTCGTGGCATTGGAGAAAAAACATGACAGCATCAGTGGAGAGTGAGTTCCGTACTCGCGGCAGGAATGAGTCCGACCAGGACATCAGCGAGTTTGAGGCACCCGACATTTCCGCTCAGGAGTATGCCGAGCACACCGCTCAGCAGACCGCCGGCGCCTTCCAGGCCACCAAGCTGTTCGAGGTGGTAGAAGTGAAGGCCAGCCCGGGTCAGGTACATTTGCTCGGAAGGGTGAAGGCAGACAACGAGGGGGCGTTCGTCGACAAGATCATCACCCCTGTCCTCGAGGCCATCGAGGTGCACCAAGATTGCGAAGGTCACTTGTGCAAGCAGTACTTGAGAAAGCACAAGCGCACGAAGTTCGCTTGGACGATCTCGTTTGCCTCGAATGACCTTCGGGCAGCCGCACATGCAATCTGTGAGGCCATCGCTCCTGCCATCCCGAAGTTCGAGGTGATGGAGTCTCCCCTCACCGGCCCTGGCACTCCCATGGGGTCTCAGGGCAAAGGCGGGCGCAAGGGCGCTGCGCCAGTGAGGTAGCTCATGAGTCTGCCAGACGACAAAATCACGGCTCTTCCTGCTGAGGTGGCCGTAGGTCGTCCTCGGGGCGGGAGCATATCTGGGGAGACCCAGGTGAAGCTCACGAAGGAGGATCTTGAGGCAGTACGTCAGAGGGAGCTCGACAAGGCCAAGTACAAGATCGAGGTCATGTTCAGTCGACATCGGTCGTCTTTGGCTCACAAGCCTTCACCGCTCATGCTCCAGATCTGGGAGTCGGGGAAGAGGCTGCATGGTGGTGGCGACCAGAAGATGTACTGGTGCGGCTACAATGACTGCGGGAAGCCGATCTCGTCAGATGACTTCGCCTACATGCACACGGTCTGCCGACACTGCCAACGGGAGTTGTTCTTGGACCCGGCTGCGAAAGGAGCTCACGTCTCATCCCTTCGGAAGGAGAACCGAAGATCGGACGGGCTGGAGAGGCTACCGTATGTTGTGGGGGAGAAGCTGGCGAACCTCACACCTCCGAACCTCGCAGAGCTTTTGGTCAAGACCTGGTATGCACTCGAGGGCGACGCGGACGTCTATCTGAAGTACTCACCATACGAGATTCGGTACGACGCCCTGCACGAGACAACGGCAGACATAGACAAGCTGGAGAAGGCTAGGGTACAGAGGCAGCCGTTGATCTACACACTGAAAGCGATCCGAAAGGACTTGGCCAATGGGGCTGACCTGAAGGCACGTTTTCTTGCTATGATAACGGCATGACTCTTGGAGGGCTAAAAGAACGGAGCTGCTCGCTCGACCGACAATCGGCACCGCTGCAGCCCCGGCTGGTTCTCCTCGAACCGGCTCTGGCGAGGGAGCCACTCCTCTGCCATGAGGGCCAACATAGGGCTTATACCTAGCTCGTTGGAGGATTTGCATGGCGCTCTCGTTCATTGAAGCACTTCAAAAGCTCGAAGAGAGTAGGCAGCATCGCGCTGTTTGGCACCAGGTCGTGGACACGCTCATCAAGTTTGTGGACACGGAGGTTCGAGAGGCACAACATGGGATCCCTGCTGAGGGCTGCGTTGCAAAGCTCGTCAGCCAGGAGATCATCACTGAGATCGTCCGAGGGATTGAGGCCGAGAAAATTGCTCCTCTCGAAGAGGAGATCGAGTCCTTGGAGAATCTCGAGGTAGTGGAGACCAAGAAAGATGACAAGAGCACGAAAGGCAAGCGGGCCACGAGGCCCAAACCCACGAAAAAAAACCCACAAGGAATTAGAGCGGTCCCTCCAGCAGCTCGAGGAGCGGCTGAGTAAGAGGGTCAATCAGCTCGACGCTACCATCCAGGTGATGGCGCGTTCCAACCAGACCATCTGGGCCAACCAGAAGGAGCTGACCAAGTCGCAGAACTTGCTCGACGAGCAGTTTGCTGTCTCCACCAGGATGGCCGTCATGGGCATCAACTTGCTGTTGGAGAAGGTCGGGGCTGACGAGCGTATCGAGGCCGACGACATCGAGACACTGTTCAAGGACTGGGCCTCATTCCGAGCTCGCCCAGACTTTCGAGACCACATGATGGAGTGGATGCTGGGCGTCGCGCTCGACAAGCTGCCTCCACCGCCAGAACCCCAAGCTAAAGAAGGAGAGGCAGATGCCACGAGTGATCACAGGGACGCGGTCCCTAGCGAAGAACTCCCCGAAGACACCGGGGAAGGCCAAGAGCATGATGTGCAGGAAGTGCCATCGGAAGACCGTGCCGCGGGTTGACCCCGCGACACGGCAAACCGTTCAGAGGTGTCCTGTCTGCGGGACCGTGTACGGATCCCGCAGACTCTCACCATGATGCTCTACGGAAGTGTCGCTCCTCGAAGGTCTCGTGCGCGTACACCACACATTCCCTTCTGGTCCCTCGGAAGATGACATTGCCGTTCGCGTCTTTCAGGTCGACCACCTTATCCATGTAGGGGTCTCCCCGCTTCGGTGAAGCCCTGGCTTTACGCTGGGGCTTGGCCTGTGCCCGTACCGTCTCGGGCTTGGGCCTCGTCTGCCCTTTGGGCATCCGGATCTTTGGCTTCATACCGTAGCCTCATGTCCTCGTAGGCCTGATTCAAGGCCTCGTTGTTGTACTCCTCCGCGATGATCTCGTAGATGCCCGGCACAGTGTGCAGGATCTCGTTGACCGTCACTCCTTGAAGCACGGTACCAAGCGCGTCGAGAAACGTCTCGTGGTCTAGGTCTCGGACGCACGCTGCGCATGTTCCATCCCCGTCCAACTCTGTCAGACAGATTGGGCAGAGCTCTTGGTGCTCATCCGAGAAGTAGATCTTGGCATCGTACTCCGAGTCGTAGACCTCCCAGGGCGTCTCGTCCGGCTCTGTCAGCCTGACGCCGTACCCCCGGTAGTACTCCCACTGGATGATGTCCTGCGTGTCGTAGTTGTCAGACGGCAGGAGATCGAGAAGATCCTCTGCCTTGACCTCTCGCACGCCGAGGTCCTCACATAGCACCCAGCAGGTGCCGTTTGTCGTCTCGACCTTCCACCAATCAGTGGGGCCGAGAATCTGCGCCTTCAGGTGTGGCATCGTTCTCCTCTTGGAAGGGGTTGGTCTTGATCCAGTCGAGTACTTCCGACTTGACGAAGCGGACGTACTTCCGGTTCCCGATGCGGTAGTGGGGCATCCCCTGACGCATCAAGACATAGATGTACTCCTTGCGGACTGACAGAAACTCGGCGAGCTTCTTGGCGTCGACCAGTGGCTCTTTGGAGTCTGCCAGCATTGCGTGATCTGGGTGTACCATGGGTGTCTCCTTTCGATACCCATCAATGTGTCACAGTGTTTGTTGTTCGGGCGGAGAGGTGGTGAAGACGTCGTCTACCACCGCCCCCATTCAGGCAGGATGCCGTAGAGCCGCTCCATCGTGGCTTCCACAGCCATAGCCTCGTCGATGCGGCCCACCAGACGCAGGCTCGACGCCTGCAGTCGGAGTTGGGCATAGGTGCAGAGCGTGTCAACCGCGCGCCGGCGGGCTTCACGGTCTTCCTGCTCCCCGAAGAGAACAGCCCCGAGCTGTCCAGGACAACGAGAAGCCACCTGCACGAACTGTCGCAGGTCGTCTTCTGTGTGGCCGTCCAGATTGGGGGCCCCAGGCTCATCGAGCCCGAGGTCGGTGATCAGCTTCTTGACTGCATCCATCCCACTCACTTCCGACTCCTCGTAGTTGGCGGGGCTGACGACGGTCATCACCCACGTGTTGCCGATGGTGACCTGGCTGTCGGCCCAGTCGGCGGCCTCGTCAAAGTCGTCAAATGGGCCGACGGCTGTGAAACCCTCACTCGGGTTCCCCGACAGCACAATCGCTTGGCTCATGTGTATCCATCTCCTGAGGGGGATCTACCTCCTCGTAAGGGTTGCCCAGGAACAACTTGGCAAACGGCACAAACTCAATCGGCGCTGCCTCGTCCCCGGAAGGTTGAACTGCACAAATGACAGGGATCGGTTTTCCAGTATCCTTGTCTACGCATTCGAGGAGGCATACGTCCCCCTCAGAGAACGCCCGCTCGAGCGTCTCGAAGTTGGCCCGGTGGGCGTCATTGAGCATTGGGATTCTCCTGACATGGAAGTCGTTTGAGCTCTGTGTTCCACAAGTTCACGACATCGTCGTCTGCATGGCTGAAGGGAGGGTTGGCGCAGGCCAAGACCCGAGCTTTTACTCTCTCCAGCTTCTTGCAGTTCTCGCACTTCCCACAGCGCTTCATGCGGCCTCCTTCTCGAAGCACTCCAGCGCGTCTTCCAGCGTCGAGAAGTCCTCGAGGCGGATGTGGTCTACCTTCTGCTGACGCATGCTGGGGACCCCACCGTTCGGGCGGTGCTCCTCTGGCGCGTCGTGCATCTGGTTGTCCTCTGCGATGTACCTGGCCGGCATGAACGTCTTGTCTCCCAAGCTGCTGCTGTCGAACATATGGTTCTCGTAGACTACGATGCCGCCACGCTCTTTGAGCCACTTGGGGAACAGGTAGTTGATGCACTGGTCCCAGTTCTCTGGGTTCACAGACCAAGGCCTGCTCATCCTATTTCCTCCTTCAATGCGGAAGTGATGTCGGGCGGGCGCCATCCTTCCGGTTTCAGAATCTTGCCGTCCTCTCTGACAGGCCCGCCCAGCTTGTCGAAGTTGGCTCTTCGGATCTCAGCCCAGACTCGGTCCAGCGGGATTCCTTTCCGTGCGGCGTCGCCGCAGAGCACCCAGATGAGGTCACCGATAGCATCGGCGTACTCCTCGATGTTGGTGGCATCGCAGAGCTCCTTGAACTCTTCCACCACCAACTTCCAGCCGAGCCCGCCGTGCATCGCCTCTTGCGCGGCCATAATGTTGGGGGCGACCGGGTGCCCCACTTTTCGATGCCAGCGCACTACGTCTTCGAAGTAGCTCATTGTCCTCTCTCCTGGGCGATAGCCTGGTTGATTTTGCTCACTGCCACCGTGAGGTCCCTCACCAAGTGGGAGTGCTCCGCGTCGTAGATGAGGTGAAGGTGGAGCTCCAAAGTCACTTCCTTGTCGGGGATGATGGCTTCAGGACGCCCCCACTCTTTCGAGAAGTCTGGGTCGTTGATGTCCCGGTACTTCAGTTGGTGTCCTCGTGACTGGTTCATCTTGAACTCAGTGATGTAGTCAATCATCAGACTCCCTCTCTTCACACTCTGGACACGGACATCCGCGCCCCATCGGCATGCAGTAGCTCATGGGGCCTCCGATGCGTCCTCGACGCGGTAGATGTCGTAGACCCCATGCTCCCCGCTCAGGTGAAACCCTACAGCCTTGATGCACTCCCCGACCTCGAGGTCAGCCGGCCGGAGCTCACCTGGGTAGCGGGCGTAGGTGGTCAGGTAGACATTGTCCAAGGACAACCTCCCGAGAACCCCATCGCTGATGATTTGGTTCCCTTCCTCATCAGTCATCGGTCGGTAGTTGTCCTTGCAGTCCCAGAGAATGAATCGTCTCTGCTTCATTGCTCGGCTCCTCTCCATCTTGGGTTCTGGGCAATGCTGCATTCTTCTGGCTTCTTGTCATCTCGCACTCGGAACAAGGACGGATGACGGAGAGAACCCTTGGCGGTCCATCCTTTGAACACGACCTGCCACACCATGGGGTACAGCTTTGGATCCGCGAACTTCTTGCACTGCTCGTCGGTGATGCCCCCACCAACCTTGCTGACCGGGACGAGCTCGCAGAGATTGTCGTCGTAGAGGTACGCCTGGACAGACCCGACGCCCTTCTTGTTCTTTCCGGTGCCCCACTCCCCGATCTTGTTGTCGGGATCCCACATGACCACGAAGTCAGCCTCGTAGTCGGGCTTCAGCTTCCCGCAACAGACCGGACGGTCGTTCTTGCCTCGGAAGTTGAACGCCTTGTCCCCGTACTTCTCGTGGGGATTGACCACTACGTAACCTTCCCACCCGAGATTCTTTGCATACTCGAGCAAGTCATGGACCACATCCTCATGGTCGTACTCGAGCTCGAGCTCGCCGGCACGGTGGGACGTGACCTTGAACCCGTCGTTGTAGAGCTCGATCAGCTCAGGCATGGTGATGAACTCCACCCCAGTCCTACCAATCAGGTGGTAGATGTGGTCATACCGAGCGCCGACGGTCATCTCTTTCGCGTAGGGCTCCCCTCCCCAGATGGCGATGTCCCAAATGCAGAACTCGAGTCGGCCTTGCTCTTGCTGCATGTCGAGTGCCCTGGGGGTCAGGGACTTGATGACCCCTCCAACGTACTCGAAGTCGTCTATGGTGAACCCAGAAGAGTCTCTTCCGCACTCTGGAGATGCGCAGAGTTCCCCTACGACGATGGACATCGGCGGCAAGCCGAGTCTCTGAACGTCCCTCTCGATGTGAGGGTACCGTTCCATCCAAGGGACCATCTCCTTCATCTCCAGGTTGTGGGCCGGCTCCCACTTCGATGAGAACAGCCTCGTGTAGCCGTGCTCATCCGTGACCAGGTAGTGCATGTACCCGTCCCGCTTTCTCCCGACGAGTGCTTGCCCGCCCCTCAGCGCCTTTTCGAGCGCTTTCGAGAGACTGTGCTGCGGCTTGTAGATGGTGAAGTTGGTCGGCGGCTGGACGTACGTGAGGATGTCACCGGCGGCCTTGTCTCCGATGGGCTTCCCCGTACTGATGTTCACCTCGAAGTAGCCCTGCTTCACCTTCTTCTTGATCTGGTTCTCCGCCCATTCCTGAGCCACTTGCTCTGGGCTCTTCTCGTTCTTCTTGCTGAGGTTCTTCCCCTCGAACTCCTGCAAGGTGTCCTGCATCTTCCCGCCGAGCTGGCCGTGCATGATGGAGACCGTGTTCTTTGCCACCACGATCTCCCAGATTTGGGCGGCCTTGCCCTTAGGCTCCTTGATGAACCTGCGCATGTCCGTCGTGTCCTTTCCGGTCGGCATTGCCGTCCATTTCAGCGATCTCTGGAGCCTCAAAGTAGACATCACAATCGCGGCAGAAGAACTCAGGCTCCTCTGAGCTCTTCACGCTGGCCTCGTCGATGAACTCGTCTCGGGCTTCGTTGTCCCAATCGAATCCACCTTCGGGCAGGGGCTTGATACCAATCATGCGGGGGACTGTCTCGTTCCTCCACAGGTTGGTGGTTCCTTCACACTTCGGGCACTTCATCATGGGCCCGTTTAGAACCAATGGTTCTATGACTGAGCCAGGTCCAGTTTTTGGTACGCTCATCTTTCCTCCGGTGTGTCCACAGGCACGAGGTGTACCTGAAGGACAGGTTTCAGCAACTTGCCTTCTTCATCCCGGAGCACTAGCCCCGGCAAGAAGTCGATTCTGGCGAGCAGCTCGTTGAGCTTGTTCGTCAGGTGGGTGACCTTCCACTTTCCTCCGTACGCGAAGAGGTTCCAAGCGTCGCCACAGTGGACGAGGTACTCGGGGATCCTGCTTCGACCAGGCTTTTTCGGCTTGGCTCTTCTTTTCTCTTGCGCCATATTGATGACCCCATAGAAAATATGTAGGTTGAGTCCATGCAAATCGAGATCACACTGCCTTGGTCAGAAGACGAAATGAACTCGGCCTTGCAAGAGGCCCGAAAGGGGAACGCGGATCCTCTACGAGCCTTATGTCAAAAAGAGGTCTCTCGTTTCGAGGAAGGTCTCAGAGGACACCCGGACTACTCAGACGGGCTCGTCAAGATAGAGCGGTTTGCGGTAGAGGGGTACCTCTACCAGAAGCTGCGTGGGCACGTTGATGAGAAGACTCCGACCAATCACCTTCCTGAGGAGGGGTAAGATGGCACGACGAGATGTTGTCGAAGTGACCTGTGACCGTTGCGGTCGGGTCGAAACTCAGCACTCCGGAGAAGTTGCCCGCAAGGGTGAGATGAAGTTCGAGGTGACTGTCAATTTCCATGGAGAGCTCTGTTCGTTCGAAGACCTCTGCAAGCGCTGTCGAAGCGCGGTGCGTGGGTACTACGAACGGATCGCCAAGAAAGCAGACGATCAAGTGGCTCCACCTGAAGGCAACGTGACCCCCATTGACCCTCCGAAGCAGCCCGAGAAAAAGAGATTCCTCGGGGGTAAGTAAAAACTGGATGCCCAGCTCCCGGGGCCCCTTCACATTGGGCGCCGAGCCCGCGGTGGACTCTGCGTGGTTCGGGCGTGTCTTGTTGGTTGTGTTTGTGGCACTGACCGGACCCGCGTCTCTCATCCACGGTTTACCAGCAGGACTCTTATATCGTAGTCTGTAGAAAGATTTCGGTGTACTAGAGGAGGTACGGAACGAAGTCGGAGGTTTGATGCCGTTTACGAGCGAGCAGGTGTCAGGTCTGGTTGGTGGACAGCAAGTGATGTTCGCCAATCAGCATGCGTTCTCCCAGGCAGTGGGAGGCGGCTACGCTATGGCTCCTGCCCCTCAGATGCAGAACCCGTACCCCTCTCCGTCCTACCGAGTGTCTGAGCCATTTGATCCCAACATGGGAGCTCGCATCACTGGCGGGCTCGGCATGGCTCTTCCAGGTATCGCCGCCGGCGGCACCATGGCGGCAGGTCTGCTCGGGTACCGGAACCCGCTCGGTCTGTTGGATCCATTCACGGGGATCAGTAGAGCGTTCGGAGCTGGTACAGGTGTATCGTCCGCCACTGGAATAGGCCGCATGGGCGTAATGGCCGGAGAGTCTGGCATGGGCCTCATGCACGGCTTCGGCAACGTTGGGCGCGCGTTCGCTTCCGGAGGACTGCGAGCGGGGGCGGGTGTACTTGCTGGAGGTTTGGCTGGCGCTGCCGCTGCTGCGATCCCCTACTACATCGCTGGCAAGGCTATCGAGACTGTTGGGACGAACATCTTTCAAGGTGCGCAGAACGTCAAAGACGTTGGTCGCATGGCGACGCAGTACTTCGAGCCTCAATGGGGACAAGGTGGCGCAGGAATGGGTGGCGGGCCTGGCAGAGGAATGATCAAGAACGTCACGTCATTCTTGCACGAGATGGCAGGTGAGGACGTGATGACCAGCATGCAGGACATGCGCCGCCTAATGGACCGAGCTGGTCAATCTGGAATGCTCGAGGGTGTCGGTGACGTCAATCAGTTCAAACGACGATTCAGAGACATCGTTGGGAAGACCAAGGCCGTGGCTCAGATCCTTGGTACTACCCTCGACGAGGCGATGCCCCTCGTCCAGAACCTGAACAAGATGGGGCTGTGGTCAGCGGCCGACGTCATGGGTACTGCGGTAGCAGGAAAAGCTGCGGGGCCCGGAGGCGGAGCAGCCCTGATGGGTGCGATGCAGACCGGAGCGCAGATGTCCCACGCGATGGGAGGCACGCTCCGAGCTGGGGCACGCTTGGGCAGAGAGCTATTCACTCAGGTGTCTGGTGCTGTTCACACAGGCGTCTTGAGTCGAGAAGACATTCGAAACTTCACTGGAGGTGTCACCGGCGCTGAAGGTCGTCAGATGGTTGCTGGTTCCTTGCAGCAGGTCATGTCCGGAATGGGTCAGACCGCTATGGGCCGGCTCATGATGGCTGGTTTAGGAGAGATCGAGGGAGGCCAATTCACAGGACGGATGGACCCGGAGCTCCTTGCGAAGTTCCAAAGGGGGGAGGTAACCATCGGTCAGCTTCAGGCGCAGGGGCGAAAACGAGTCAGCAACAAGTCCTTGGCCGTGTCGTTCTTCAATCGTGCAGACCAGATGGGTCAGAGCATGGCCGCGCAGGGTGGCGTCGAGGCTATGTCGATGGGCATCCAACAGGCCATGAACCGTGCGGGGTACGGTGCTGCGTCGGAGCCCATTCAGAACAGGTTCATTCAGCTCCTGACTGGAGCGAACCAGCGCCAAGCGGACGTCATCCAGAAGATGATTCAGGAGATGCCTCGCATCACCGCCGACAACGAGCGCCGCATGGAGGCTGCGCTCGAGGACAGTTTCAGGAACATCGAGCAGCGAAGGAACCAGAGCTGGGCGGGATTCAAGGATGCGGTTGGCAGCGTGTGGGAGGAAGCAGTAGAGCGTCCCTTGCAGGAGCTTGGGGAGAACCTCGCCACGGAGATCGGGTCCACAATGGACAAGGTCGGAAGGTGGATGACAGGACGTACCCGTCGACTGCCAAAGCTCAGCATGCGTCAGCAGATGCACATGGCTGCTGCTGGTGCCATGGACAGAGAGATCACCCCTCAGATGTTGGGTGCTGCAAACGTGGGACAGGGCTTTGTAGACCCGGGCATCCTCGGCAACATGACGATGCAGATGAGAGAGCAAGGTGCCGGTTTCCTCGGCCGCGTAGCAGGATACGGCGCGATGGGTGCCGCTGCCGGCTCCATGATTGGGCCGTGGGGTACTGCTCTTGGCGGGCTCGCCGGCGCAACGATGGGCGCCGTGGGAATAGACCCCTTGGCTTGGATGGGCGGGGGAGCGATGGGCATGAGCGGCTACGAGCTCTCCATGATGACGCCTCGAGCTCGGTCTTTGGTTGAGGCCGGGTTGGAGACACAGGCTGGCCCGGCGGGAGCGTCTGAGGTCAACCTGGGGGGAGGCAGGAGCGCCAAGTCGGAGGATGTTCGTCGAATCTCTCGTCGCACTATGATGCGCAGCATGGACGCCACGATGGGCGGCCTGCTGGGTGGGGAGACTCAAAAGAAGCGCCAAGCGATGGACACGGTCAAACGCCGGGTCAGGGAAATGTTCAACAGCAAGGACTCTCGAGACCGCTTGCAGAATGCTAAAGACGCCAGCCCTCGGGAGTACGGAAGAGAAGTGCTTCGCATGCTGGAGGGCGACAGCGAGGCTCGAGCGGCAATGCGTGAGCTCACCAAGGGTACTCCTGGAGGTGAGGGCACGATGGAGGGCAAGCTGGACGTCTTGGCCGTCGCCCAGGGCGAGCTCAAGTACAAGCAGAGCGACCTGGCCGTCGACTATGACCGGATGGCGCGCGAGGTTGGCGTCATGACCGAAGGCGACCTGGACAAGATCCACGAGGAGAATCTTGGCAAGCTCGCAGACATCAGCGAGGGCATGGTCTCCACAGCAGGTGGGGCGATAGGCGGGGCGGTCGCCGGTGCAGCCATGGGGGCCGTTATCGGCTCTGTGGTACCTGTGCTCGGTACCGTCGCCGGCGGAATCGTAGGTGGCATCCTCGGAGGCCTCGGGTTGGGTGTGGCTGGAGGTATGGCTGCCGGCGAGCAGATTTCGGAAGACGAATGGGCTGGCATCCTGTCATCAGAGGAGTTCTCCCCTCAGGACATTTCCGACTACATCAGTGGCAAGGCGGCAGAGGGGAATCGATTCACCGAGGCTGCCAACAGAGGGGACACGAACGCAAAGAGGGTCATGGAGCTTCTGCAGGGCTCCAGCCAGGACACCAAGGATGCCTTGGCGAAAGAGCTGGGCACGAGTAGTGCTGTTCAGCAGGCCCAGATGTGGAAGGAAAAGAAGACCCGGATGCGGGACGTTGCGAAGTCGCAGGGTCCAATCACAGGCATTCAGGGGATCAAGGACGAAGGCCTCCGCTCCACGCTCGAGCGAGCTCGTCAGGCGTTTGCCAAAGAGGACCTCACAGGCGGTCGTCAGCTCTTGGGGGAAGTGGCCAAAAGCGGAGACTTGAGCCAGAAAGAGATCGACCTCCTTCTGCAAGGCCGCGCGGGAGAGGTAGGTCGGCAGGCAGGTCGTCTCGGCCTCATCGAGCAGATGGGGGAGATGGACGAGGCCGGTGTCCGCAAGTTCCGCCAGCGGATGCGCGCAGGAGGAGTGGACCTCTTCACTGGGGTGGATCAGGAGAGGTTGAACGAGCTCCTGAAGGGAGGCATCAAGGGCAGAGACGTGGGAGAGCTCAAGGACATGCTTCGTGGTGTATCAGGCGCCGCGTTGGGTGAAGGTCCCGGAGCCCGGAAGTCTCAGAACCAGAGCTTGACGGACATGTTGACCAAGTACGCCGCCGCCAACGAGCGGTTCGTGTTTGCGGTAGGCTCTGTCCTGGGAGACAAAATCAAAGACGAGGCGATGAAGGTCAAACAGAGCAACCCGGTGGCTCAGGAGACGTAAGGAGGACTCATGGCAAACGGAGAGGAAGGCGGACGTTTCGAGCAAGAAGTCTCGATCACCACGAACGAGCGCGGCAAGATCACGATGAAGCTGATCGACCGCATCAACGTGGACGACGTCTTCCTGCATCTGATCAATCGTGAGATCTACCGTTTGATGACAGGCACGGATGTCGGGTCAGAGGTGGAGCCACTCTTCTTGGAGTTCCTGCTCACTGAGCGGTTCACGGCGGGGCAAGGCTGATGTTCATCTTTCTTGAGTCAGACCACTTCGAAGCTCGGAGCCGTAAGAGCGGGTCCTCTACCCTCACAAACCAGACGGGTCGGGGAGCGGAGTGGGCAGCCATCCGTCGTCCCTACCGTGGCATCCAAATCAAGAAGGACACGTACGCCGTCATTTCTGTGAGGACCCCCGATGGGTTCTCGATCCCGCTCGTGTCGAGCTCGGCCGTAGACCAGACATCCGACCCGAAGAAGAACATCACCGCTCAAGGGGCGGTGGCTGAATACTCCGACTTCATCCTTCAGAGAGTGGAGGAGAGCCGAGAAGAGAAGACGCAAGTCATCCCCACGTTCGGTGAGTCCTTCGCCTACTTCTTTGGGGAGAAGCCGCGGTTCGTCACGTTCCAAGGGCTCTTGATGAACACGGAGGACTTCAACTGGCGGGCCCAGTTCTGGCTCAACTACGAGAGGTACCTTCGTGGTAGCAAGCTCGTGGAGAGAAACGCGCGGTGCTACATCGCGTACGACACCATCGTTGTTGAGGGCTACCCGATCAACGCTACTGCTATCGACACGGCGGACGACCCGTACACAGTGCCTTTCACGATGACGATGCTCATGACCAACTACCATGAGTACTCCAACGTGGGAGCGATGAGATTCCCTGGGGTTGAAGCTCAGTCATTGGACATCTTGAACGACGAGCTCGACAAGAGAAGGAAGTCCTTCACGTCGACAGGCGTAGCAGTTCGGGAAGCCAACATGAATGCTGCAACCTCCAAGCAGATCCCGAAAGAGAACAGCGTCCTCGGCTTGATGAGGAAGGGTGTCTCCTACTGGAACTCAGCTCAGGTGTGGCTGGGGGACAAACTCGACATCGCCAACCGGCTGATGGGTGGGCGTACTTTGAGGATGCCTATTGGAGCCGCTGCAGCCATTGCTGCGAACTCGACTGCAGAGCTGGCTCCATCTTCGATCACCACTACAGCTCTCACTACCCTCAATGCAGAAGGGCAGAGACAATCCACCATCAAGGTGGACGTCAACGGGGTTCTCGTTCCGGTGCCCGGAACCAAACTCCGTGTTCTGGGGCCCGTCAAGTTCGTTCCCTCCTGGGTGTCTGAGGTGACTGGTACCTCTCGAGGCATGATCTACGAGAACTACGACGAGTACCCAACTCGCCGTCAGCCCGCCAGCCTCAAGGACCTGATGACGGAAGATCAGTGGCAAGCCCTGCAGGGCCGCCTCGAGGCGAAGAAGCAGAAGGCCGACGCGGACAAGGCCATGTTGGCGAACTTCAATGTCATCGCTGCCGCCGGCGGGATTCTGCAAGACATTGCTGGAGTGGTCCAGGCGCTGCGTACAGGGTACGGCGCGATCATGACCGCCAGGAACTTCGTGGAGAATCCTTTGGGGGTGGCGTCGTCTGCACTCGGTCTGACGCCGCAGAACATCAAATACATCGGGGAGGGTTTTGCTCAAGGCCAGTTCATCCCCGGTATCAGCGAGTACGTTGGGAAGAACGCATTGGATAGCTGGGCTCGATGGAAAGATCGAGTAGCTAGCCAGGATGTCCACGACTTGTTCTCTCAAGGGGTCACGTCGGTGGGCAAAGCCAAGATTGGTGACGTCTACAACAGCAACGAGTACATCCCTGAGTCCCAGAAGGCTCGGCTGTTCGGCGGCGTTCCCATGAGTGAGAGCTACGCCTACGAAATGGCGTACGGGAGCAACGACTACACGAACCTCATCAACAGCCAAGAGGCTCAAGATGCTGAGACGCTGGCAGCAGAAGGTGACCTGCCTGATGACGTCGACCGTACCGAGCCCAACGCGGACAAAGTGAAGGACTCTTTGGACGAGGTCTACGGCAACACTGACAGCGCGTCGTACGGGGAGGGTCGAGATGACCCCTCCACTATCGAAGAGGTCTACGGTCAGGAGGGTACTATCGAGAACACCGAGCCCAGCGATGAAGAACGTGCCGCACTGCTCGAGGCAGCTTACGGCAGCAACACCTACGTCAGCAATTTGGCCCAGTCTCAGTCAGAGGACACGTCGGGGATCACGTCCACAGAGGACGAGGATGCTTCGATTGACCCAGTGGTATGAGCGTCAAGGTTGCGCCACTCGGGCTTCGGCTCTTTCTGGAGGGCATTGAAGTCCCCGTCATCTCTGCATCGGTAACGGTGCAGCCAGATACTCCTGCCACAGCCGCGATTCAGATCATCCCTACAGACATGGGTATGCACTTGCTACCGAGGACCCTGGTTCATCTGTTCTACTTGGATGAGGCACTGACAGACGACGAGGTAGCCAAAGCCAAGACGGCCTTGGAGCAGCACAGCGGATTGGGCTCCGTGCGGAAGATGCCTGTCTTTGAGGAGCAGGACCTAAACCGGTACGAGGTGTCCGACTTCGCGTACAAGTTGCTCTACACAGGGGAGGTCATCGGGTTCAACTTCCGAAAGACCCCTACCGGGCGGCAACTGATTCTGCAGTGCATGGACCTGTCGTCGTACTGGGACACCTGCTACCAGTTCTTTGCCGACTACTCCGCTGGAGGAAGCGGGCTCACAGACAAGCACCACAACTTCGTTGGTGCAGGGCAGGGGCTCTTCGACAACTTTGGTGGGCATCAGTGGGTCATCTCTCGACTCATCAACACGCGCCCAAGGTCTCCCGAGTACCAAGAGACGGAAGGGTTGCTTGGTGGGCTCATCCATCTGCTCGAGGCGGTGGGAGGGCTCAAGTACCGGAGCAAAGACTTCAAGGGCTTCAAGGGCATCAACGACTTCTTCTCGATTGCTGAACTCCGGTACAACTTGTTGGGGCAGCTTGGAGCGATCCAGGCGGACAAGACCTCTTCGAAGCTCTACGCCAGCAAGGCGTTCAACCAGTGGATTCGGAACGGCATGACCTCCATTGGGACGCTTGTGTCTTTCCGAGACATCCTCAACCACCTCAACAGGTACATCTTCCACAACATCTACCCGAACCCGTCTGCCATGTACGTCCCAGGCGGGACCACCCAGAAGCCCGAGCGCAAAAAGGCTGGGACGGTGAACGTGGTCGACACCACGGTTGGAGAGGGCTCCAAGAAGGCGCTGCTCAAGGCGCTCAAGGCGCTCAACCTCGCCATCGGTGAGATGGACAAGATTCTTCTCACCCTCGACCGGTTGGGGCCTGACGGAGACGTACCCGTCCGAGCGGCTCGAGGAGGTACTGAACGGTTTGACTTCAATGCGGTCTATTACGCCATGCGGGATGCAGACGACATCCTGGCGACGGAAATCCCCATCATCGAGTCGACCAAGGCCTCGGACGCCAAGGACGTAGTGCAGAAGCTCCGAGACATCCGCGCGGATGTGTCCGACGCGAGAGACAACTTCCCTGCCGTGGTGCAGGAGCAACGCATTGAGGCGTACAAGGACACCAACTCCCGAGGAGGGAAGATCAAACAGAGGGTTCAAGAGACCAGGGACAAGATCAACGGAGCGGCGGATGCACTGGACGACCTGTTCACGTTGGAGTCTACCCGCTTCCGTACGGTCTTCACGGACATACCGTCTTCAGCCAAGCTCTACACGCAGCTCTTCCTCCCCGAGACATTTTTCGTTTCCCCTCCTCGCTGCAACATCATTTTTCCAGACCAGTACTTCGAGCTCAACTTCAGCCGCAACTTTATGCGGGAGGTGAGTCGTCTGGCGATGCAGGGCGGTCTTGGAATGCTCGGTGGGGGCAGGCAGGGCGCCAAGCTCTTCAGCCGGTTCTACCTAGCTCCCAAAATCCGGGATGTGCAAGGGAAGCTGTTGGTGGCCTCCATGTCTCAAGGCTCTCGGGTCATCCTGCAGCACGAGGTCCACTCTGGGATCATCCCGAAGTTTTCCTGGGTGACGGACGGGCATAGGTGGGGTGTCAAAGCTGCAAACGACGCTGGTACCCTCAGCGAGGTCAAGAAGACCCAGAAGATTCACTACCTGCAACGTCTGGCGGACTTTCAGTTCTATTTGCACAGGTGGTCCGCAAGGCAGCTCTCTCTGACGGGGGTTTTCAATCCGAACATTGTGGCCGGGCTGCCATCCGCTGTGTTGAACAGAGCATCTCCTTCCCCTGCAGTGGTGGAGCAGCTTGAGAAGACCTTGCGGCGCAGGATGCTCCCGACCCAGTTTCTGGGGAAGATCTATTCGTACACGCACTCCATCAGTCAGGATGGCGGCAGTACGAGCGTGCAGCTCGCCTACGCGCGCACTCATCGAGGGCTCGATGATGAGTTCCTGGGGGTGCTGACCAAAGAGATCATGGAGGAGTCGAAGCAGAAGGACTACAAGATTGTCGTGTCCTCTTTCGTTCGTGGAACAGACACTGCTGAGTCAAACCTCGAGCTCGCCTTGCAGGGGATCTCCATTGAGGAGGCAAAGGAACAGAACCTCGGTCAGTATCAGATCTACGCAGAGCACAAAGCCAAGCTCGAGCTCCAGAAGCAGATCTTGAGGATGTACGCAGAGAAGAAGTTGAAGGCTCCAGTGAAGGTGCCGGGTCTCGGCAAGGTGAAGAAGGTGGACGAGATTGGGGATGACCTCTTCTTCACAAAAACAGCCGCTCAACGATTCCTGGGCATCTCAGACAAGGCGTTCGATGACAACAGCAAGCTCATGACTGCCCAAGAGGCAAAGCTGGTTTCACCGCGCGACGTTCGGGCCAACGTAGCTGTGAACGTGATCATCCTGCCCTCGCAGTTGAACCTCAAGTACACAGTCATCTATGGGACTGGAAGATTCGAGCGGTCTGATGTGGCCATGGAAGATGCCATCCGACCGGAATGGATCTCTGAAGACGTTTGGAAGAACGAGAACATCACGGAGGCTGTTTACAAACCCCTACTGGGGACTATGGCGGTCACTGATGACAAGAGCATCGGGCAGGATGCACAGGACGAGCTCCTGAAGCGGTGGAAAGAGAACCAGGTAAAGCGCGTGGAGTTCTCCCCGCTGACCATCGAGGCGGCTTCAGGTACCGACCCCGGTGGTAGGTCTCAGGGGGAAGGTACCGTAGCGGTAGAGAGTGTGGGGGACGACAAGTTCGTCTACACGGTAGTCCAGGGCAGCGTGGAGGAAAGCATCGACGGGTTGTCCATCGTGTACGGCATGATCAAGGAGCGGGGAGGGAACGTTCATGATTTCATCAGGACGTTTACCCGTAGGCCGATTGCCAACATCATCGACATCTTGGGGAGCCAAAACCTGGAGTTCGATGACAACGGAAAAGTGGCCGACCCCAAGACCATGATTGAAGGCTTCCATAGCCGGGCTTACGGAGACTACAATACAGACGTGAAGATGCCCGATAGGGATGGCCCTGCAGCGGCAGGAACCAAACCTTTGGGCGCCTTGATGGAAGGAGAATCGAACCCCGGAAGCGTAAAACGGCCTGCGGTCATTGGCAAAGACGAGAAGAAGTCTGCTATCAGACCAGAGTTTGACCCGCGCGGTCGAGCTCGAGGGCGCGTCCGGGCGTACGTCGAAGAGCTCAAAATCAGTCGTGGGTTGTTGAGCTCATAGGAGATTGGCATGATCAACATGACCTCATTCGCAGACGAGCTGGTCAAGATCAAGCAGGCCCAAGGGGCACTGATGAATCTGGCCGGCAAGGGTCTGACCACAGCGGCCCAGCATTGGAAGCCTCTCAGCCTCATCGGCGCCGGCGCGGCCGGCATGCACTTCGGAAAGAAGGAGCTGGACAAGTACCTTCTGGGGCGGCAGGTCTACGAGCGCATGCAGCAAGCAGGGGGTTGATGTGGACCAAGTCTCTCTCGAAGCCTTCTCGGACGAGCTCGAGAAGATAGCCGGCCTGGGTGACCTATGGCAGGGCTTCCTCGATCTCTTTCGGTCGAAGGACGAGAAGATTCAGCGGAGAGTCGACTACCACTTTTCCCCCAACTCCAGCAGCGACAAGTGGCGCAAGCTGGTGAACAACGCAGCAGACCCGAAGTTCGTCAAAGCATTGGCCACTCACCCGGACGCGGACGACAAGCTCATTCTCCACGCCAAGTCCATGGGTGACCTCACCAACGCCCCACCTGTGGGCAAGGTCAAGAGCAGCACCCTTCCTGGAAAGTCGTATGAGATCCGAAAACTTCCGGGCGGAAGGCTTGGTTGTCAATGTGGCGATTGGAGGTACAAAGGAAGCATCAACTTGGGGTATGAATGCAAACACATCCGCGCCTACAAAGCGGGGAAGGACAAGGCAGACTGATGTCGTTTGCAGACTCAACCAAATCTTTCTTCGACGAGCTGAGCGGTATTCTTTCCGAGCAGCAGGCGGAGAAGGAAAAGCACATGGACATGACCAACGACAGGCCGTTCTCGAGCATGCTCACGCAGGACGAGGAGCCTGTCGATGATGGAAACCCAAACACGTTGGATTCAGATGAGCCCGAGGTGGTAACTCGGGCCACAACATAGGAGAGCACCATGGCAGAGAGCCGCGAGTACGTGAAGCCCGTCACCACATCGATCTCTGGCAAGAACCAGAAGAGGCGTGTGGAGCGCAAGGCGAAGAAGATGATGACGAGAGAGAAGTGGGATCGCTTCAAGAGGATCGGCGTAGTCAAGTGAGTTCCCCCTGGAAAAAATACCGGGGCCTTGTCAAAGAAGGTGTGCAGCTCACTGAGGGTGAGAAGAGAAGGCAGGCGCTCCAGTTCGCCGCTTTAGGCGCTGGGGTCACGCCTGTCTTTTCAGGCCTCACGAACCTCATCTCGCACGGCAAGGTCTCCCCCTGGGCACCCCTGAAAAGGTGGATCCCTGCTCAGGTGGCGGCCGGGGCGCTGGCAGGTGGAGCTCTGCCTGCCATCCAGCACATGCTGGCTCAGTCCAACATTGAGAAGGCCAAGTCACGCATCTCTGGGCAAAAGGCTCTGGAGGTTGCTAAGCCTGCGGAGATCGCCATGGCTACCAAACCAGACCCATTGAAAGACCGGCTCAAGAAGTTGGGCTCGTTCATGGGCGCCGCAGAGCGCCTGCAAGGCTTCGCTATGTCACCTGAGTCGGCAGCTCTGCTCGCCGGCACTGGTGTTGGCTTGGGGGCTGGGCGCGCGTTGAGCGGGCACACCGCGGCAGGGATAGCTCCTCGAGGCAGGAAGATGCGCTCGGAGGACATCGCTCGTCGTGCGGCGTTCATTGGTGCCCCTTTGGGCACTGTCGCTCTGCTTGCACTGGCCAAGAAGAAGGGGCTCACCCCTCGGCTGATGCAGCACATCGCGAACAAGTTCCCTCGGGGGATGGTCACGGACCCGGCCACTGAGCAATCACTGCTCAAGTTTCTGATCCCTGCCGGCACGGCTGCCGCCGGCGGCGTGGGTGGAGGGCTTCTGACCGGCGGGACGGTTGGGGCGATCCAGCAAATGAGAGGCAGCCCCTACAAGAAGGACCAAGAGAAGAAGGCGTCGATGTCTGGCCAAGACCTTCGACTGCCTGTCATGGGAGGGGTCAAACCCCCCACTCAGGACAGCAAGGCGTTCGCTGACAAACAGCTCTCCATGTCGAGTGCCGAAGTCGGTCCTGTTCAACCATCGACGAAGGGCGCCAAAATCGAGGACATCGTTCCGAAGTACAAGAGCGCAGCCTCGACAAAAGCGGCTCCCTATCAGCAGACCAGGAAAGGAAAGCGACCTATTCGCGTTCACAACCTGGTCAAGAAAGCAGGTGACCTCATGGACCCAGTATCCTCTGATCCTCTGGTGCTGTACCTCCAGAAGCAGGCTCAAAAGGATGGGCAGCTCGAGGCCAACATCTCCGACATGCCCAAGGGCAAGGAGGAGAAGGAACAAGCGTCGGAATGCCCGTGTCCTCCGAAGGAGTTGGAGTCCAAAGTTCGGGGTCTCATGCACGCAGAGACGAAGTCCCACTTCGACAACACTGAGGGCGTTCGGAAGAAGCACACCGAGAAGGACCACACCTACGACCCGGGTGTTGTAGACCGCGTGCTCGGCTTGTAGCAGGGGCTACGGAGGTGGCATCTTGTCGAGCCTTGCAAGCATTGACCTGGAGAAGGAGGCCTCCAAACAGGAGCGTGAACTCCAAGATCTCCAGCTCTGGAACGAGTGGAGGGACAGCGAAGAGGACCCCGATAAGCTGAGGCCTCTTCTGCACCAGTTCCGGGGGATGATTCGTCAGAACACTGGGCGGTGGTCGGGTATCGACATGCCGCCTGCGGTCATCAAGGCGGAGCACAACAAACAGTTCCTTCGAGCTCTCCGAACGTTCGACCCGGACAAAGGGAAGTTGGGCACCTGGGTGGGCAACCACTTGAAGAAAGCCCCACAGCGCTTCCTGACCACTTACCAGAACCCTGCCCGAATCGTAGAGACCAGAACGGGCGCTCAGAAGGGCAAGTTCGACAATGCTGTCGCCACGCTCGATGACCAGTATGGTCGAGAGCCTACTTCTCAGGAACTCTCCGAGTACTTGGGGTGGTCGGTACCGGAGATAGAACGCGCGCAGTCTGAGTCGAGGAAGGCACTCTACACATCATCAACACCGTTCGGGCTGGACCCGGCTACCAACATGCCGTCTCGGGCAACAGAGGTTGCCCGGTTCATCAAGCCCGAGCTCTCCCCGGAAGAGCTCTTGGTATGGGAGTACACGACGGGAGAAGGAGGAAAGCAGCAACTACGCCCTGGAGAGATAGCCCGCCAGTTGAACATGAGCCCGTCAAAGGTGTCTCGCCTGCGCAACTCCATCACTGACAAGATCAAGAAGTACTACTGAGGACGGCATGGCAGGCTCAAAGAGACCACCCACCAAGGACGAACGCGACGAGAACCTACAGGCGCTGTCCGATGCAGTGAAGGACTGGGGCAAGAAGGAGCAGGATCGCCTCGAGAACGAGGTCAAGTTCATGCGAGCGGTTCTCAAGGGTCGCACCGGCTCCGACAAAGCTGGCACAACAGCTCTGGACGAGGCCGCCTCTTTGTTGCAGACAGAGATCGATGAGTTCATCGCGTTTGGTCCGGACGAAGAGCGATGAGCGATGGTAGGCGGCCATGGATCTACTGAACCAACTGTCCATAGCGAGAGCGTTCCAGCTCTTTCCCAGGACAAGATTCGCCGCCACCTGTCTGTCCTCCGACGCAGTCGGGAACTGCGTCTACATTACGGGCCCTGCAAGTGGGGACGTCTACCAGGTGAGCACTGCGGACCCTTTGAACGGTGCGCTCAAGATGCCGGCCATGGGCATCATCATCGAGAAACCAACACCGACCACCTGCCGCGTTCAGGCCAGCGGAGAAATGATCGGCGTCGTGTCGGGGCTCACTCCAGGCAAGGTGGTGTTCGTCTACTCGGATGGGACACTGAACCATTTGCCGGTCATGCCTGGGGTTGGGGAGCTCGCATACATACAATCTATGGGGATTGCCATCAGCACGGACCGGGTGTTAGTCAACCCAGACTACTCGATCATCAAGAGGCTTGGCTAAATCTTCCCTTGCTGACTCAGCAGGGGTAACCTAAAGGGAGACCAAAATGACAAGAGGACGAAAAAAGAAGGTGGCAGCGAAGAGCAACGGGTCCAAAGACCCAGCAGTTTCCGTTGTCTGTGGAGTGGAGCTCAAAGGACCCATCATGGTCGACGGGATGAAGCACTTCTCCAAGCAGGACATGCAGGTGCTCGAGCTCGCCCAGTTCAAGTTCGTCAACGCGGAGCAAGCAGCCCGTCTCATGGGGCACGACGCTACCGAGTACCAGCGCAAGGCCAATGAGAAGCTGGCTCAGATGCAGTTGAAGAAGAAGCAGCTCGACGATCTCACTGCGGAGAGGAAGTCTGAGCTCATCAAAGTGAGATCCGCAATTCAGTCCGTCTACGGAATCGAGGACCTCGACAAGGTCACCTACGACGATGAGACGGGCAGGATAACTGAACCGCCAGACGACGCTGCGGGTTCGCAGCCAGTGGCGTAACAAGGAGTGTGACCCATGGCAGAACGTAAACCGCTTTTCATGTCGTCGGACGGGTTCTCTCAGGAGATGGACCCAACCGCTGACTCCATGACGCTAGCCGGCCTCACGATGGGCGGCAACATCGCCATGGGGACCAACAAGGTGACCGGGATGGGAACGGGTACAAACCCTTCCGACGCGGTCACTCTGCAGCAGCTCAACGACGCGGTCATTTCGGGCGGCACCGTGAAGGAAGTGGTGTTGGGGGCCGCACAGCTCAGCAACTCCCAGGGCATCCTGGCTGCCATGGCTCTCTTCTTCGCCAATCAGCCCGTGAGTGGCGACACCATTTCCATCACGGATGGGACCACGACGCGCACCTACGGTGCAGCGACTGGTGGCGACGTCCAGTTCTCCATCGGTGCTACCGTCTGGGACACCATGCAGAACTTCGCTTCAGCGGTGAACGGTGATGGTTCTGCAGCTTGGGGAGCCACCGCTACCCAAGAGCTCGACGAGATCAATACCTCTGGTGTGGTGATGATCTACGCCGATGCCTCCACGGCCGCAGCGCAGTACCCACTGCGTATCTACGGTACCTTCACTACTCAGGCCAACTTGCAGTTGGTCGAGTACAGTGATGGCACCACGCCGAACTACGACTACGCGAACAACACGTCGAGCACGGCGACCACTTCGGATCCCGGAAACGGCCGTGTCGGCATCCAGCGTCAGGCTGCGAGCCTCATCGACGGCGAGATCCACTACGTCCGGATTCAGGACATCCTCTACTCGTGGGATGACTCTGACAACGTCTGGCAACAGATGTCCGGCGCGGGCACGGTACCCGACGCCACGTCCGCTTCCGGTGGTGGGATCAAGGGCAAGGTCACTGCGGATGAGGACTACGGTCTCGTCATCGTCAGTGGCGTGCTCCGAGTCGACATCGCTGCCGCCGGCGCTGGTGTTGGTGGCCTCGAGTTCGACGGGTCCGGAGACCTGCAGGTCAATGTGGACACCACGGCTGGTATCGAGCTCACTTCGAGCGGCGTAGCGGTGGACTTGGCCACCACCAACCCAGGGCTCACCTTCGAGTCTGGGGACTTGGCAATTCTGGTCAGTGGAACCCAAGGCATCATTCGTACCGCGTCTGGTTTGGCCATCGAGATCGATGACACCCCGGATACTTTGGACGTCGACGCCGACGGTCTCAAGGTGGTGGGGCTGCCGTCGCTCTTCAAGATCAACGACGTGGCAGTCAGTGCCAACGTCACCGCTACCAACCTCAACACCTTGACTGCTGGGTCGGCCAGCAATGCTGATGCTCTGCACACGCACTCTGGTCTCGGTGGGTCGTTCGAGGATGACTGGGACGTCGACTCGGCGGTGGCAGTCGGTGACCCGGTTTACTGGACCGGGACTGGCGACCGGATCGCCAAGGCTGATGCTGCAACGCTGTCCACGACCAAGCCGTTCGCGGTGGCTACCACTGCCCAGGCCACTCCTGGAAGCCCGGCCACCACGGTGGCAATCGGTGTGGCAGCCGGTGTCTTGTCATCGGCTACTCCTGGGGACAGGTACTACCTGGCGTCTGGCGGTGGACTGACCAACACCCGTCCGGCCGGTTCCGGTAACCGCGTCATCCAGATGGGCTTTGCCAAGAATGCGTCTGACCTCTGGGTCGAGATTCAGGACTTCGGTCGAGTGGCGTAAGCACCTCCTCCGATTCTTCGGCTGGGGGGTAGCTTCGGCTACCCCCCGGTGTGAGGTGCCACTGTGGCTAGGGATCGTGTTCATCCTCTCAAAATGGAGAAGCCGGGTCCTGGCACCCAGCTAGATGACTTCCCTACGTCTTTGAATCCTAACGAGGACTTCGTAGACGCCCGTGGCATTGTCCTTCAAAACGCAACCAGCAACGATGAGGCCGTAGGCCTCGAGCGCACCAATAGCGAGCTCAAGCTCTGGGATTCAGCCGCTGGTGCGTACACCCTAACAGAGCTTCTCTCTGCCAGCTCGGGCATCAGTGAGGCAGCGCACAGAGCTCTTCGTCAACTCATCCACTTCATCGACGATGGTCCCGCAGACGGGGTCTTGAGCGGTTCGTACAAAGAGACGACGCCGGCGGGGCCATTCCCTACCAGCTACATCTGGTATGAGGACGCTACGAAGGCGAAGAAGATCGTCGAGCTAACGCTCACCCGTAACTCTGCCCAGATGCCCACCACAGAAGTATGGAAGATGTACGACACGGATGGTTCGACTGTCCTCGTGACGCTGACTGATGCTATTACCTACACGAGCAACGTGTTCGAAAGCTCGCGTACGAGGACATGGGCATGAGTCGATCTCCGGCGGTCATACTGTACGACTCTTCTGGGAAAGCCCTGGAAGTGCAGGACGGTGTTGCAGTCCCCGCCAATACGCGAGGCGTGCTCTCTCACGGTGTGGACGACTCGGGCGATGCTCGTACGTTTGAGATAGCCGACGACGGTACCGTCCACCGGTTGAAGGTCGAAGCGAAGCTCACTCCTGGAGAGACTGAGGACGGCAACCACGTCATCCTCTACGACGACGTCAACGACAAGGCCATGGCCGTCGAAGACGGGCTGGCGGTACCGGCCAATACCCGAGGTCTGCTTGCGCACGGCAAGGACAAAGACGGCTACGCCCGGATGATCTCTGCCAAGCAGATAGCCGGATACAACCGACTGTCGGTGGACGCCCTAGACTCATGGGCTCCCGATGACCTTGGCACCCTCATAAGAGATTTCCTGAAGGGGCCAGGGGACATCACGTCCATGCGAGTGGATGGGTCCACCACCCCAGTTCACTTTGACTTCAACGCTGACCCTGACGACGACATCCTGCTCTATGAGCTGCGCCTCACCATGACCGCCTCCGATTGGACGCTGGGAGACGATCACTTTGGGTCCACGACACCGCTGACAAACGGCCTGAGGATTGCCATCACCGCAGGGGGCAGCGAGACCGAGCTCAGCAACCTCCTCACCAACGAGGACTGGTTCTTGATCCCCTTTGCCGACATGACCATAGAGATCGCTGGCCCGAAGGACTACGTCCAGGCCGCTTTGAAGTTTGGAGGAGTCATTCGGTTGGGAGCCGGGTCTGTAGACAAGATCCGGATCACAGTGCGCGATGACCTCTCTGCCAGCAATCGTTGCTACTACCTGAAGGCTGCGGCCCTCGGTATCTTGGAGCCGACCTAATGGGATTTCCAAAATCAGCAGGAGGCATACCTCTCAGCGCCCCGCCAGGCTGGACTTTGGGCCAGTCACGGTTCTTGAGAACCGACGACGGTACTGCTCTGATGAACATCAATGGTCTTCCAGGTGGAACTCCATTGATCGTGTGGAACGGCACTGGAGCAGGAGACACGGGTGGAGACTGGACTCTGGGAGGGGACAACGACGGGGAGTCTACTGATGCGGCGCATAGCGGCACCAACGGCTTGGATACAGGAGAGCGCACCAACGGTGATGCCACGACGTTCGTCACCGGGACTGCATTCGACATCCAGGCGGCTTACGACTCGATCTCCTTGTGGATAAACCCTCAGAGGAAAGACTCCGGAACAACGGTACGTCTTCGTTGGTTCAATGGAGGAACCAACGTAGGGACACTGGTCATCCTCGACAACTACGTCCCCAACTGGGACCTCGACGTGTGGCAGAAGATCACGGTTCCACTATCCGACTTCGCTCTTCCAGGAAGCCAACTGGTCGACCAGCTCCAGATTCAGTATCAATCGAACGGCCCGAAGTATGAGCGGTTCTACGTGGACGACATCGAGATCAACCCTGCCGGCGCCGGTGGTGGACCCTACATCTTTCAGGTGGATGCCCCAGCCAACACGAAGCAACACGTCTCGATGATCGTGCTTCTACTTTCCGGGGCCTCTGGCGGGTGGACCTCTACCAGCTTCGCCAATGTCTCGGCGCTGGTGAACGGACTCACTCTTCGCCATCGGAGACTATCCACGAGTGAGGTTTTGTGGGCCATCACCAGCAAAGACAACACAGACCTGTTTGGCAGATTTCATCCCCAAGATGATGTCACTTTCAACGACAGCACTCTCCTGATTGGGTTCATGATCAAGCCTGGTTTGGCCTCAGTGGTCATCACAGATGACGACGTTTTGGAGATTGTGGTCCAGGACGATCTCAGTGGACTCGCCTCTGCTCGAGCGTTTGTCCACTACGGGGTTGAGGAGGTGGAAAGCGCATGAGCATAGACCTCCGAGATTGTCCGAAGACAGACGAGGGTGTCCAGTACGTCACTCAACTCCCCGGTAAGAGTGGCCGGCAGATGCTAGTGAAGGGGCTCCAGTTCGACGCTCCTGCGGGTCAAGACACGCCGGAAGACCATGTGCTTCCTGAGACCAGAGAGCTGCAGGGTGCAGCAGTGGAAGTGAAAAACAACGCAAAGGGGGACTACATCGAGCTCCAAGTCGTAGCTCCAGAGGGATCTCCCTACGAGGGTGCCGTTCTGGGAACGTTTGGAGAGACGGTCTACATCCCACCCAGCGGGAAGATTGACCCAATCATCTCTGAGAGCACCGTGTCGTTTCCGGCCGGGTTCAAGTTCCGATTGAAGTACCATGCAGAGGCCGGAGGTGAGACGAGGGAGGTCTACGCAACTTTGAGGATGAGACACTGATGAAGGAAAAAATCGCACTCATTACTCAGGTGTTCATGGTCGTTGCGCTGACGGTCATCATCGCTTGGGACATCATTGCCGCCATTTGGGGAAAGGGGTGCTCAACCATATCCTGTATTGGGGGCAAGACCTGGTCGTTCGACTGGGCGACTATTCCCTTGGCTTGGGGAGTTCTGACGGGGCATCTTTTCTGGGTCACTCGTGATAAAATCGAGTGGATGTGGATTCGCATTGCCATCCTGTTTGCTGTGGCTGCGGCTGCCATCGTCCTGGACGTTGTTGATTTATATGACGTTCTCCCTATTCTTCCGGCAGTTCTTGGGGTACCTCTGGGGAGGTTGTTGTGGCCCCAAAGCTGGCCTCAAGGACACCCACTGGTGGTGTGGAAAAGATGAGTGACGATGGAAGCAGTTACAAGCATAGCAGACCTCCTGCAACAGTACGGAGGTTGGGGCCTGAGCGCTCTCGACACAGTGGTGATCATCTGGTTGGCGAAGCACATCATGAAGCTCAACGCCGAACGTCTCCAGGACCAGAAGGGGGTCAACGAGGAGATGCTCCGAGTCGTAGAGAAAAGAATAGAAGCCGACCTCACTCACGCGAACGCATTCAAATCGTTGAAGGCGGTCGTAGAGAAGCTGATCGAGAAGATGTAGGAGCTCAGATGCCGCCTCTCAAGGTACTAGCCCAAGCCTCCCGCGACGAGACCAGTCTCGGGAACCTCATTTTGAAAGAAGGGATTCTTCGCCACGACGAGCTCGTAGGACTGCTTTCAGAGTTCCAAGAGCTGAAAGTCGAGGAGCTGCTGGGGCAGTTCTTGGTGAAGAAGGGGGTCATCACGGAGGAGAAGCTCGAGCTGTTGCTCATACGGCAGGCAGCAGCAAGGAACGGAGGAGTGGAAACACAGCATGTGAAACAGGCCATAGCCATCGCTCAACGAACCTCGCAGAGCCTGACGGACTGCGTGGACGGTTTTGTGAGTGACACGACTCTGGCCCTGGCAAAGGTGAATCAAGCGAAGTGACTCGTGAGGTTGAAACAGGAGCCCCAGTCATTGACCAGTTCCCGGCGTTTGAGGATGACGGAATATCGAAACGCTCTGGTCTTTTGCCTGGGGACTTCAGCTCGAAGGTGTACCGAGACGGTGCCGTAGTAGCTCTTCCTGTCACCATCACCCCCGCCACAGGAGACCCTGGCGAGTACAAGACGGTCTTCACCCCCAGTGCAGACGGATTCTACGAGCTCCATGTTCACATCATCTTCAGCGGCGACATCCGCTTCGCGCGATACGAGTCCGTGTCCGAGCTCACCAGAGACATCGCCGCCGGCGCGCGGAGCCAGGCGCAGAAGCTCGACCTTCTCGCTACGACATGGCCGCCAACCATTGGCAGCGTGCTGGACCGCTTGGCCAACAAGGACGCGAGTCAGACGTACGACCGCTCCCTGCACAGCCTAGAAGCCATCGCAGGGGCCATCGCTGCCGGCAATGTCTCTATTGGTGTGGAGCTCGGTGCCATCAAGACGGACCTCACTCGAGTTCTTGGCTTGCTACATCGGAACGCGATCCTCGATGAGCAGGTTTACGATGGCAACTCTCAGCTCACATTTGCTAGATTACGGGTGTTCGATTCACCGGCGAATGTTCCGACGATGCCAGGAGGAAACGAGACAGTGGGGTTGCTGCACAAGTACGAGATCGAAACGGAGTATGACGGGGTGAACATCGTGAGGAAGTTCACCCTCAAGCAGATCCTATGACGATAGCTCTCGCAACGCGGGGGTACATCTACCCTCGGCTCGGTGACCTGATTGTTCAAGTGGGGGAAGGTCCGTCCATCGTCGGTCAAAAGACTCTCAGCCCGGTCATCGATGGCGGTGTGAGGGTGGCAGAGGAAGGTCCGACCATATCGGGCAGCGTTACCCCAGGACCTTCCATTGGCGGTGGCGGGAAGCAGGTGGCAGTAGAGCCAGAAGCTCCAACGATTTCAGGTGGCAACAAGCCGAAGATAGGGTAGGAGGTCTGTATGGCGGTCACACTCACAATCAACGTAGGGAACATCGAGTCCGCCCTCGCCTCTTTCAACGTCATCAAGCTCAAGCGTTCGACCACGGGAGTCGCAGGCGTCTACAAGGAAATCACCGCGCTCACCCCGGTGGCCGCCGAGCTCGTTGCCCCCAGTGCAGGCAACTACGACGTCGTCAGCAAGACCCTCCAGTTCGTCATCGACCGCGACCCACAGATCAACCTCATCTTTGTGGATCCCCCCGTTCCTGCAGCCCCCGGAGCTCCTCTCACAGCCCAGCAGGTGGCTGACCAGATCAACTCGGCGGTGGGGGACACTGTAGCCTACGACGATGCAGGCACTCTCCGCCTGACGTCAAACGATACTGGGCTAGCCTCCCAAGTGAAGATCGTAGGTGGTGGGGCCGCGGTGGAGTTCGGATGGGTGGCTGGAGACCGTGATGTGGGAGAGGAAGCTCACATCCAGTTGGTGGCAGGGCAGAGCCTTTACAGCTTCACCGACGATGATGGCGAGTCCACCTACTACTACGTAGCCCAGTACCTCAACACGGCGAACAACCTCGAGAGCGCACCATCCGCTCCGTTTCAGGGAGATGCTGGAACCGTTGTCGACCCTGCCAACTTGTCAGTGGCCAAGGTGGACCTCATAGACGGTCGGGGTGTAGCCCTGCCCGAGCAGGAGATCACCTTCTACGGCGTCGACCAGTCTTTCGCTGTGGACGGATTTCAGATAGCACTCACTCGGAGACCAATCACCATCGTGACGGACACGACAGGGCATGCGGAGACACCGCTGGTGATTGGCACGAGGTGGAAAGTGATCTTCGAAGGAACGTCGTTCATCCGGGAGTTCGTGGTGCCAGACGCGCCAGATTTTGACCTCCTGAGCCTTCTGGGCGCCGCTCCTGACCCGTTCAAGATAGTCGAGACCCAATTCCCCGCAGCCCTGCGTAGGACGCTCTGATGGCAAATGTGACGGTCACAGTCCGGGTCGTTGACGACCAGCCGTCTCCACAGCCTGTGGACAACGTCCTGGTGCGGGTGTTCGATGATGATGCAGACGTCTACATCACAGAGGGCATCACTGGGACGGTGACACCTGGCGAGGTGGCCTTCACCCTTTTTGGAAACGTTGCTGGGGTAGCCTACACTCTCTTCCTCTCCAAGAGCGGAGTGTCCTTCCCGCCGGCGCCTCAGAAGTCCATCACGGTGCATGACCCACCAGCGCCGTCAAATCTGTTCCAGTTTGTGGCTCATGCCGGCCTGGACGACGTGGTGGTGATCTTCTCCGTCAAGGACGATCAGCCTGCCCCACAGCCCTTGGAGAACGTCAAGGTACGCCTGTTCGACGAGTCGGACATCTACCTCACCGAGCTCGACACCGACGCAGCAGGAGAAGCCTCCTTGCTTCTCGAGGGAGCAGCCAGTCCTGGAAAGGCCTACATCGTGCGCCTGGTGCCCCCAACGGGGTATCTCATCCAGAACGGGGCAACGCAGACCGTAGCAGTGCTGGACCCTGTGGCCCCTCCTGAAACCAACACCTTCGATTTCGTAGCGGTGGAGCAGCCCACGGCAGAGGTCTCTCCTGACCCCGACATGTGCAGGCTGTCCGGGTACTTCACCGATCCGTCCAAGCGCCCCATCAAGAACCTCTCCCTCATCTTTCACCCGAGGGAAGGATACCCGGACTACCCGTACCCGCTTGGAGGCGCACCCTATAGCGGTCAGCCTTCTGTGGTGGGAGGCCGTATCATCGCGTCGGAGCGTAGAGTCAATACGGACAAGGACGGGTACGTGAACTTCGACCTTCCCAGGAAGGGCGTCTTCGACGTCTACATTCAGGGGATGGACGCCCCTGACAACCTGTTGCTGGCTGCCATCTACGTTCCTGATGTGGCCGGCATCGAAATCGAGAAAGTCCTCTACCCGTACGTCGAAGCCATCGTGTTTGACACGGCCGCCATAGCTGTGGCCGTGGACGGGACGACGACAGTGGGACTGACGATCTATACTTCGAACCTCCTGGAAGCCAGCCAGCTCATCCTGGGCGGAATGCTCACCTTCGAGCTCGACGACGACTCTGTAGCTGAGATTCTGGTGGAAGACGGCAACCTGGTGGTGACTGGACTCTCAGCAGGGGTGGCCAATCTTTCCGTTACCCGGAAAACTGGAACGGTCCCACCCTACAGCCCGGAGCTGGCAGACCTTCAGGTGCTACCATCGGCTCCCGTAATCACGGTGAGCTGATGACTTGGGCGAACAAGAACGAGCTGCCATTTGGCGACAAGATGCTCTGGGCAGCCGTCCTCCGCAGGGCCGTGTTCGACTACGTGCTCTACAAGGGTGTCAGGTCTCGGTCCATCGAGTGGAAGAAGTCGTTCCAGTACATCTTCACGGAGGGGCTACGCTATGAGAACGGAGTGAGCTTTGAGGAAGTCTGCGATCTGTTTGGTTGGAACCCTGACTATCTCCGCAGGCTCACCACCAAGCTAACGCGCTCGGACATCAAGAAGATGGAGACGACCCAATTCCGAGAAGACTTTGTCTACGACATCGTGAAGGTGACCGTAGAAAACACGGAGAAGTGGAAGACATCCAACTTTGCCACGCCGTTCTTGCCTCTCTACCGGTTCAACGAAGAGCATCGCGAGAAGTTCCGACCTCGTGTTATCAGTAGGGAAACGTTCCTGAGCTCATCGATACCGATGGTTCAGTGGCAAGTCGCGGCGGCTATGTGATGGCAGAGTACACCAACGCAGACCTCCTCAATGAAGTCTCCAAGCTCTTTCGAGCCGGCATCAATCCTGGCGTCGAAGGTGGCACGCTCAACACCCAGACCGAGTACAATCAGCTCCTCGAGCTCGCCTCTACCACGTTCCTCTTCAGTACGGATTCGGTGTTCTACCTGGCCAAGATGGCTCGGAATCGCCTGAACTCGATCACCAACGAGGAGGTGAGGATCCTCGAAGACATCATGGTCCTGCTCGAGGACTTGGGCAAAATAGGCTCCCCGATTCGGGACGAGACCACTCTCAACAACGCGCGCACAACCATCCTATCCTTGGACGCGGCCTCCTCCGTGTCAGACAGACCAGAGACCGAGCGGTTCATCCGCCAGATGGACATTTTCGCCGCCAAGGTGAAGAAGAACGTCGTCTCCAGGGAGCGAGGGAACATCATGGTCCGTCCTCGAGAGGAGGCTCGGACGGTCATCCAGAAGAACCTGCAGACGCTGACCGCGGTCCATGCTCGACTCCTGTCTCAGACTACGGCTTTGAAGGACGTTCTCACCAGCTTTCTCTCGTTGGACATCCCGTCGAGAGTGTCGAGCTCCGTACTGGCCTCAATCAGCCAGCGTCTCAAAGATGCCTCAGACCAGGTGGCCGACTCCACCGATACGGAAAACCTGGAGGGTAGCAGGGACCTCTTCTTGCAGACCCTGGCGAACAAGGTGGCTGTGAAGCTCTTGGGCACCTTCAAGGACCCATCGGAGTTCAAGTTCCGAGGGCCTACTCGTCCTATCCCCTCCACCATGAAGCACTATGGTAGGGTAGTTGGTACGGGTACTCCTGCGTCGGTTTTGACAGGTCCGGCCCCGTGGAAGTTTCCCGTCTCTGGGTCTTTGGACATCTCCGTCAGCGGAGGATCCCCATCCTCTTTGGATTTGGCAGGCATCATAGGGTCATTCATCGCGGGCCGCGCGCCGGAATCATTTCCCATCACGACCGACAACAAGTACCTGCACGTCTGTGTCGATCCAAGCACCTACGACGGCACTGCTTTGGGCACTTCTACTGCGACTCACATTGTGACCACGTTGCCCGAGCTGAGCTTCAAGCATGTCGGATGCCCCGTCTTTTTCCCAGACTCTTTGGTGACAGCCCCGTCAGACTTTCAGGGGAGATTCATCACCGACTTGTACCTGCTGCAGTACCTACTGGCGGGGTCTTGGGTGCCTGCTACGAGTCAGGTCTATTGCCCCACATGGGGAGCAGGGGGTCAGCTAGCTGTTGGGTTCACTTCGGACCACGTGGGCGGGTACATCAAAGACGGCGCAGGCAACAGGTTCGAGATCCTTTCGGTGGAGAGCTCCGACTACGCCACTATCGACCCTCGTGGGATGACACCTTCGTTTGGGGGCTCCCCTACACTATACGGCAACATATCAAACGCAGTGTTTGACGTGCTGCCTGCTTTGACCAACGCCCCGGCGGCAGGTCACAGAGTGCAAGTGGGGCCGGCGGTCAAGACAGCCGAGCTCAGCTTGGGTGTCAGGAGCGCCAGCGCTATTGTTGGAGACATCGAGGCGGAGACCGGTCCGTTCCCTGCAACAAATCCCGGAGCCACTTTGAACTGGCACCTCTTCCCAACGACGTTCAACGGGAAGATAGCCTTGCGCATCAGGTCTAGGGTGAACCCTTTCGCCCAAATCACAGGACGGTTTCTGAACATCCCAGATCCAGTGGGCTCTGCAGGCCTAGTTGAAGCATCAGCTCACATCGTTCTGGGGTTCTACGAGGGCGACACCGACGACGCAGACACGCTCTCCGCTTCCGAGCTTGCTGGCAGGATAGGTTCGATCTCTGGGCTCGTGGGTGAGGTAGTGACCACTGAGCTCCTGATCGGGAACAGCGCTCAGACCTCCACAGCCGTCTCCAGGATTGCGTTGGTGGGGGAGGATGTCGTGGAAGCCGGAGTTCAGCCTGGAGACCAGGTAGAGTTGCTGTCAGGTCCGTGGGCAGGCCTCTACCATATCACTTCCGTGATCAGCTCTGAGGTAGTTGAGGTGGAAGAGGGGGCTTTCCCTTCCAAACTGGAGAACATTCCGTTTCGGATCTTCCGGGAGCAGGTGAAGATCTCCTTGACGGACTCCGGGCCAGGAACCTCTCTTGAAGTGACCTCTTCTCCTTCTGAGCTCGGTCTTCCCTCGGGGGTCGTCTACAGCTCGATTCCTCAGTTTGAGGCGGTAGACAAGCTCGGGTCGAAGCTGCAGTTCAAAGGCGTGGTTCCTACCGACTTGCTGAGAGTGGTGGGAAACCCCACTGAGTACGTCATCGAAGAGGTACAGGATTCCACCAGGTTGATCTTAGAGACTGGTGTCCCCTCCAACGTCGAGCATGCTGGATTTGAGATCAAGAGTGCGGCGGCCAAGTCGTACGAAGCGCTGAATGCGCGACTCAAGACGTTTGTGTCCTCCCCGAACCTGCTTCGCAAGAACAAGTTCGACGAGGGTATCGATGCCATCAGCAACGCAGTGACGCTGGCTGTGCTACCGGGCAGGAACTTCCTTGCGTCTCGGAACCAAGCACGAAGAATGGTTGGAGACCTGCTGTCGATCTTGACCACCAACTACAGCAGGACCAACGAGTACGAATACCAGATACCCAACGCCGCCGATGACCTGGCGAGCATCCTGTCTGGGTATGAGGCGCCCGACGTCGTTGCAGTAGACAGCTTTTTGGACGCTCTACGGGAGCGAAAGTACGACAGGGCGATGGAGCTCCTGCAGCAGGGAAAGGTGGTCGAGTTCTTCGCCACCAACGAAGAGACTGCCTCTTACGGTGGAGCGGTCATGTCTGCATCGAGAAACGTGGTCAACGACTTGCCGCGTCCCTCACGTACTCGTGCGGCCATTCTGGACCAAAGAGACATTGCCACTGATCGGATAACGACAACCGATGCCGATTTCGATTACAGTGACATTGATGACGAACCGGAGATGCCCTTTGAATGAGTGAAGACGACCTCCAAATAACCGCTGACGAGAACCTGGAGCCGACTCCAGGGAAGCGATTGCGGGCCGCCGTGGCAGACGCTTTCTCGTTCATCCGGAGCGCGGAAGCCAACGCCGCCATGGCCACCGTCACGCTCGAGCAGTTGATGGGGGACCAGATTGAACGCAACGGGGAAAGCGAGCGGTCCAACAAGGCCAAGTTTGACCCGTACTCCTACAACCCAGAGCAGGACGAGGAGGCGGGCAAAGAGCCTATCAAAAGGGCTACGCTCCCTAGTGGGGTGGACACTCAGCGGCCTACGAAGCTGGACCGAGTACTGGCCATCGTGAACACCCTGGACGGTGTCATAGAGGAGATAAAGGCGCTGAAACCTCTTGAGGTAGCGGAGATGGACGAATACGTTGACAAAGCTGACATTGCCGCACCGGAGGAGAAGTGATGTCGTATCAGCTACAAGTCATCCGTTTTCGTGACATCCTGCCGGTGTTGGGGATCCCTGGATTTGTGGAGGGCATCAGTCCGCCCACCATCATCGTGAAGGGTGAAGACCTCTCTACTGCTGAGACGGTTCTCATCAACCAGGTGCCCTCCCCTGAGTTCATGATCGTCAACAAGAGCACGATCTGGGCTCAGCTCCCCGAAGGCACCAGTCGCATGTCTACGATAGAGGTGCTGAGCAGCCGGTTCACGCGCACCATCGAGTCTTCCAAGGTAGAGTTCTCCCTGGGAGACAAGACGAGGAAGGTCGATGGAGTCCTGAAGCTGGTTCAGCTCTTCATGAAATGGATCCTTCAGTCTCCCCAGAGCGACATCTTCAACCCCCAGCGCGGTGGAGGGCTGCAAAACATCGTAGGTCAAATCTCCACGAGCAGGGACATGCAGCCGGTCGTGGCGTCCATCACCCGAGCAATAGATACAACCTCGGCGCAGATTCGGGCGGCCCAAATAAACGTTCCAGCACTACCTCTGAGCGAGCGCCTTTTGAGCGCCAGCTTGGTGGACCTGGACATCTTTGAAGCGCAGATGCAGGCTCGAGCTCGGGTGCTCATCCAGAGTCTCGCGGGAGCAGACGCCGTATCGGCTTTGGTGCTATGAGGTGAGCTATGTCGAGTTTGACTGGAATCACAGAGACTGAAGACCTGACCCTCTTCATCCAGGAGAGGATGCAGATCTTTGACTACACCGTCGACACCACCAGCGGGTCCTCCTTCTACAACAACGTCATCAAGCCGTTGCTTTCTCGTCTTGGCCCGGACCCCTACAACACTCCCATTCGGGAGTTCATCATTGGGAGGCTCGCAGTCGAGTTCCCGCAGATGGTCTTGCAGGACGGGGAGCCAATCGATGACTACGCCGTCAAGATCATGCAGATTCTGCTCGAGGCGTTCCGCCGGCAGATACAGCAAGTCTCAAACAACCAGTCTCTTCAAGATCCTTCCATCCTGAACGAGCGAGAAGCTGACGCTCTGGGCGCCAACTTCTTCGTGCGCCGGCGACAAGGTGGGGTTGCGGTGGGAGTCGCTCGTCTCTACTACTCTGCTCCTCAAGGTGCCTCCGTTACACCCAACAACGCCGTATTTGACGGAGCTGGTCACCGGTTCTTCCCGGTCGAGAACCAAGCCATCTCGGCCGACAACATGCTCTTCAACCTGGAGAACAACCTCTACTACTTCGACATCATTGTCAGAGCAGAAGAGGAGGGTGATAGCTACAACATCGATCCGAACACCCTGGTAGGCATCGAAGAGATGTCTTCCGTGGTCAAGGTGACCAACAAAGCACCCTTTGACGAGGGGGATGACAAAGAGACCACAGAGGAGTTCATCGAGCGAGTCGAGAACAGTCTGACGGAGAAGTCTCTGGTCACTCTGCGCGGCATTACCGCTCGCATGCTGGACGTGTTCGAGAGCATCCGACTCATTCAGGTCATCGGGTACGGCGACCCAGAGATGAACCGGGACATCCTGAAGGGTGAAACTGAGACCCCAGCCCCCTACGCATTCTTCCTGGGGAGCACGGGCAACTTTCCCCTCTCGGTAGCTACGACCCATGGAGCAACGACTCCGGCTACCAACATCTTCGACGACGCCACGGCTCGATTTTCTGACGATGGTGTCACCACCTCCATGATCCTTCGGGTCAAAGAAGGGCCGGACGCAGGTGACTATCCGATCACGACGGTGGCCAACTACCAGTTGTTGGTCTCTGGAACGTTCTCGACTCTGGGGTCAGATCTGGACTACCAAATCATCGACCCTCTTAATGACAGTGTTCAGATAGATCTGGCCGCCCTGACCGACGCCATCATGACGGCGGCAGGGGTGGTGAAGAACACCTTCACGGAGACCGGAGTCAAGATTGGGGACAAGGTGCTCTACGCTGATGTGGGCACCGGAACTGTTTCGGAGCACATCATTACTCGAACGGGGACCCAGTGGATCGAGGTCGAGCCAAAGATCTCCGGCTCTCTTGTGAGCAAGACCTTCTTGTTGTCAAACCCGGTGTCCGGTATCACGATCTCGGACATTCCTGGAGGTATCCTTCAGCCCACCACTTCGGCGGGCACGATCACAGTCGACTCAAGTGAGGTTCACTTGGGCGGTACCGTGGATGTCTTCGTCCGCGCGGGACCTCCCATCGAGCGGGATACGGTGCTCGAAGGTGTGTTGGACGCTGAGCCTCTGCATTTCGGAGTAGACCTCGAATCCTTTGGGGAACGAGAGGACGAGTTCGTTCAGGTCACTGAAGCTGTGACGCTCGAAGCCTGCCGGCCTGGTGTTGACAGGTTTGGTGGAGCCGTCACAGACCACATCCTGGTCAAGAAAATAGAGGGTGATCTTCTGGCTTTGTCAGGAGACCAGAATGATGGAGTGACCTCTGCCGGCACTGGGACGTTCACCGACTTGGACGCCACGTTCGAGACGGATGGCGTGCATCCTGGAATGACCTTACTGATCAATCCCGCGGCAGGGGATGAAGGCCTCTATGAGATCCTCGACGTCGTGTCTGAGACCGAGCTGAAGATCGCCGCTTCATTTGTTGGCGGTACCGGACTGGTCTACACGATCTACACTCTGTTCGCACCGTGGGTGCCCACGGACGAAGATGTAGGACGGTTCATCCAAATCCTTCCTAGTGGAGGAGGAAGCCAGGGTCTTCTCGAGATCTTGGAGATTCTCGGGGAGGAGTACTACACCGGAGCAGGGGCTGCCATCCCTATACCCGTCACTCGGGTCAAGGTTGACTTGACGAACCAGGAGAATCCGCTCGTCGCCTACGTGTTGGGCAGCAACCCAACCAGCTTCGATACGGACTTCCGGATCGTGGAGAAGACCTCGATCAAGGACAGAATACGAGATCGGGACGGGAGCCGAGTTATAGCAGCAGGCTTCAAATCCGGGGCCGACCTCAGAGTCAAGGGAGCCAGCGTTGGAGACTCTGTTGTCATCGAGACAGGAGACGACGCGGGCATCTACACCATCCGTAGGATTCTGGATTGGTTGGACACAGGTGACACTCTCGTTTTGGATCGAGACTTGACCAAGACCCACTCTCCTTCAGGTTTGGGGGATGGAAGCGGCCTTCGATACCGCATCGCAGACGAGCTCGACGTCGACCTGGTGACCCCTCGGGTAGTCAAGATCCCTCTGGGTTCTATCTTCGCCGGCGACGATCTTTCCACTGTGGCAGGCCTCGAGTTTGTGTCCGTCAGCGGGTCCACAAACTTCCTGCTCGCAGGAGTCGAGGCTGGTGACACCCTTGAGATCCTGGAAGGAGACGATGCAGGTCAGTTCACTATCGTGGCAGTGTCTGGTACTTCCGTGACGCTCGACAATCCTCCCTTGAACACTGCCACTTCGCTGGATTTCACGGTGTACCGTGCGTTCTCTGGCGTGGAGCGCCCGATGGTGCGGGTGAAGGAGATCGAGCTTCTCGACTCCAGCTCTCAACCGACCGGAATCAAGATCCCCTACGGGGACAATATCGACGCCCGCGCGCTGGGAGTCTTCTCCAACAGAGCAGAAGGGTCTCAACAAGAGAGCTTCACGGGGGAGACGCAGGTTGGAACAGGCGGGTACTACATCCGGCTGTTCGACGACAACGTGAACTTCTTGTCAGAGGGAGTTGTTCCAGGATTCAGACTCAACATTTTCAACACCGACAACGCTGGTCGATACACTGTCACCAGAGTGGGTACGGGGGATGGTCTCCCATCCAACCACTACATCGAGGTTGCTACCGAGAACAACGGAGGTACCCACTTCACCGAGCTCGCCTCGGCGGTTCACTACTCTGTTGGTCTGCCTTCTTCTGGCGTGGCTCGGCTCTACTTCCAGGAGCCCACCACTGTCACGGTGGCCACCGGGTTGCAGGGTGGGAGACTCAACGAGGAGGAATCTGGTACCCCGAAGGAGTACCACTTCTCTGAGGTGGACGGGTACTCGATCTTCCCGTCTGCTGGTGAGTCCTCAAGCAGGAGTAGGGACATACGTTTGGCACGGAGCAAACCCGGAGCAGTGGCAGGGGAGTACGAGTCCATCATTGAGCTCACGGATCCCACTGGTCCTGGCGTGTATGAGCTGGAGATTCAACCTGGAGACCTCCTCGAGGTGAATGAACAGCTCCCCTTCCGGCGCACAACCGGGGAAACTTTCGAGAGCATTGGCATCTACGGCAAGCCCGCTGGGCTGAGAACAGTGGCTGGGTCCAACCGAGTGTCAGTTCCTTCGAACTCTCTCATCGACTTTGAAGCAATGGATGAGGCGTTTCCTCTTGCGGGTCAGCTTCTCTACATCGATGAGGGTCCGGACGAGGGAGAGTACGTCATCGAGGAGGTCATTGGCCCAAACACTCTTCGGCTGAACGCGCTGATGACTGGGAGCACGGAGTCGATCATCCATCAGGAGCTCGCCACTCCTTTGCGAGATGCGACCCTGACTCCAGGGACATCTTCCGTCACGCTGGAAGATGCCACGGACAACCCTGGCACTCAGATAGGCAACTACATCACCATCTTCGAGTCGACTCGCGGTGACATCGATGGCACCTACGAGATCAAGTCGACGCCGGCAGCAAACCAAGTCGAGATCGACATGGACCCCGGCACCTACGAGCAGGTGGACTATGTGGGCGGGGACATCATCCCCTTCGGCACTGGCCTGTTCTCGTGGATCAACACGGTGGGTGAAGAGAACGTTGGTCACGCTTTCAAGATCTACAAGACCGTCCCGAAGCAGGCTGCTGTCACAGAAGTGGCTACCCGTAGGGAGGACATCGATCTTGCCGGCGTGGGTGGAATCATCAGCTTCACGCAGCTCCAAGACCTCACGGTGAACTTCCTCTCTCTGGGGGTGCAACCCGGAGACCAGGTTGAGATCGCTGCAGGCCCGTCTGCCGGCGTGTACCCTATCGCGAGCGTGGCCGCGAACGTGGTCACCATCGTGAACAACTCGCAGAACCGTTTCCCTGCTACAGGGTCCAACCACCCCTACAAGATATGGGGAGGGCTGCACGGGTCCAGAACGATGCTTACGGTAGGCCCGTTCGAAAGTGACAACGGCCTGCTGAACCCTGGAGACATGGCCCCCTTCCGCATCCTGCGTCCAGGGGTCTTCCGTGTGAGCTCGACGGAGATGGAAGACAACTTCGACGGGTCATTCTACTACGTCGACATCAACGTGGAGTCTCTCGGGTCGGGAGATGAGTTCAACTTGGGGAGGCTCACCCGCCTGGTGGTGAAGTCGGGGTTGGATGTCGACGGCTACACATACGTCGTGGACAACAACAACCTGACGTTCTCTCCGTTCGAGCGCGTGTCGCTCAGCTTCGACCGGAGGTTCTTGCCAGTCGGCAACAGTGACAGCCCAGAGAACATGACCGAAGTCAGTGGTCGCAACCTCAAGGTGGTCTACGAGACCTCAACCACGGCCAAGCTGGTCCACGATCTACTCCGGTCTGACCAGGAGCGCCCCATCAACGCGAACCCGCTGGGCAGGCACTTCTTGCCGTCCTACGTGTTCACACAGCTACTCTATCGAGGAGGTCCTTCGGAGTCCGACGTGGGGCCGCTCATCGAGAACTACATCAACAACCTGGGAGCCGAAGGCGAGCTCGAGGTGTCAGATTTGGAGGCGTTCATCGCGCGTCGTGACGCGACCTCTATCGAGCACCCCATCACCATCGCAGTCATCACGCACGACATCGACAGGAACCTGGTGGTGAATCGGACCGAAAACAGGCTAGGCGGCACACTTGAAGTGCCGTATAACGGAACCGGCAGGATTTCTGCCTTTTTCGCTACTTTGGGCGAGGGATTGATTGTGCAAAAACAATCGTAGAGGCAGGGTCCGTGTCGGCTGCGTCGACAGGGAGGATTTGGGAGGCCTCCGTTTTACGGATGACTCCAGAACGAGGATTGAAATCGGTGCCACAATGAGTGCAGTGAGCATAGCCCTGGGGAAGATTCCTTCCCTCAACGAACGGGGAAGCCACGATGACGGGCTCTCCATTTGGTCCGGGCAGCACCCGAGGGGCTTCTATTCTCTTCTCGCACCCGCCGGCGTTGCACATTGGGCAGGAGAGGTTTTGGTAGAGCTCTTCCTCTGCCTTGGCCTCTTCGGACAGGAGATCTGGTTGCCCCTCAATGAGCGCGCGGCAGAGCTCTTGGTCCATGGGTTTGAACATGCTCAAACCCTACCACAGGAGGGCTGGTAGGTGGCAATAGTTCGGACACATCAGACGAACGCGGCCCACAACTCCACGGCCACCTCCTGGTTTGTGGGCATGGGCTTCACGCCAGTAGTGGGTCGGACCATCATCACGTGCATCACGAGCTGGCACAACTGTGGCCTCTCCAGCATCAGTCAGACCGGGGTCAACTGGTCGAAGCTCATTGAGGTCAACAACCCCTATGCCGGATCTGGGGAGAGAAAGCCAACCGTAGAGATTTGGATTGGTGAGGTTGTTGGACCAGGGGTGTCTTCTTCGGCGTACCTCTACAAAGACGTCGGAGCTCCTTTAGCAGCATGCTTCGCTCAGTACTCAGGCGTCTGGGCGGCAGGAGGAGCCGATCTGACTGCCAGCTATGTAGGCAACCCTGGGTCTAACCCCGCCACGGTTGTGTCGGGTACAGCGGGCACTCCATCTATGGCTGGAGAGCTGTACGTCGCGGCTATGGCCCACAACGACGGCACGGATGCCTGGAGCTCCGCAACAGATCCGGGCAACAGCTTCAGCCTCGTCGGCAAGAGGTACTTCAACTACACAGGTGGTGGGCAGGTTCACAATGACCAGCAGCGCCTCATAGTCGGAGACCGCATTGACGCCAGCATCGTCCCTGGAAGGAGCACGTACTCCGACATAACGGGCTTTGGCACCATCATCGACTTCGTCACAGGAGCTATCGTCTCTCTCATGCCTACACCGCCTCCCAATCAGGCGGTGATCGTTGATCCGCTCAATGGAGCCACTGGGAGGCCGGAGACACAACAGCTCGAGTGGGATCCTCCATCTGGAGGCTCTCCTGTATCCAGCTACGATGTCTACTTCGGAACGTCCTACGCCAACGTCGACGCCGGAGTGGGCGGAACCTTCAAAGGGAATCAAGCAGGAACAACCTACGATCCAGGCACGCTGAGCTTCGGCCTGACGCACTATTGGAGAATCGATACTGTCGGGGAAGGTGGTACCACCAAGGGAGCCATCTGGAGCTTCACCGTGTTGACCCCGGCCGCTCCGGACCCGCCAACTATCGTGGACCCCCCGAACGGGTCCACAGGAATCCCGTCCACGCAGCAACTGGAATGGGCGGCTCCGGTCGGAGGCGACCCTCACATCGACGGGTACAACGTGTACTTCGGGCAGGTGGAAGCTGATGTCCTCGCCGGCGTCGGTGGAACGTTCAAGGGATTCCAGACCGGCCTGACATATGATCCAGGAACACTGTCCGCGGGGTCGCTCTACTACTGGAGGGTGGAGACCTCTGGGCCAGGAGGCGAGGGTTCAAGTGTGGTGTGGAGCTTCTCTGTTTTCAGTGAAGCAGCCATTGTCACCAACATCGTTCCCTTGCACAACTCCACTGCAAAGGTTGGGTCTAGCCTTCGGTGCAGTCTTCGGGACCCGGACTCTGAGGTTGACCGCGGAAAGGTCAACGTCTACCTGGGAAACGGCCCGGTGTTCTACCTGGGAGATGAGCTTCCACAGGACCTCGACTTTCCCACGATGCACTTCGAAGCACTGTCTGGGCACCCCAACAACCCGGCTGAGCTCGAGCTCGATGGGGACTACCTGAAGATCTCCAAGCTCGCCGGCGGCAGCAATCAGGAGGCCGTACTCCGTATGGGTGGGCTCGAGGCACCGGCCAATCCGGACGCTCCCATGATGATCGAGTTCACCCTGAAGCTGAATGCTTCAGAGGTGGCCTACTCTGGCATCCTCAGCGGGGTGCAGGTCGGGTTGTATGCAAACGACTCTGGAGTTGTGGTCAAGTTCATCGACGATGGCGGGCGCACGGTAGCGCTGTACGATGCGGGCCTCACAGGGCCCCAGGTAGTGGTTCCAAGTACAGCCTTTGACTGGGACGTGGGCGCTGCTTTGAATCCTGATGGCTCGAACACCTTCAAGCTGCTGTGGCACCCCCAGCTCGACTTGGTGAAGCTGTATGTGAAAGATGAGTTCGCGGACAGTGACCGCCTGCTCATCGAGACTACCGTATCCGCTTTCGGTTCTGTCCCCTCTTGGGAGATTCGCACACCTCAACCGTGGGTCATTTTCGGGCATGGTGTTGAAACGGCCGCCACCAGTGTCAGCCGCTGGAAGGGTGTCTTCCTTCACAACGAGGTGAGTCGAGCTGTTGCCAATGGTATCCCCGCAGGCGGGCACGTCTCCATCATCAGAACGAACAACCAGATAGAGTACGATGGCACTGAGAGCGCTCCACTGGACGCCTCGAGCCCGTGGTTACCCTTGCCGGCTTCGTTTGGCACCTGGGGTGGGTACCAACGGGTGTGCCCTCTCGGTTTGCAGCTCACCCGTCGCCAAGGCGCGGAGAGCATTGGCTACCACCGCATAGAGCCTCGAGTCACAGGGCCCATCGTTTTGGACTTCTGGCTTTCTGGCTCCGTGGTCAGGCAAGAAGAGGGAGCAGCCTCTACTGGCATCGAGGTCTACATCAGCGACGGGACAAATGACGTCCGGTTTGCCTTGCTGCAGGACAGTGCTGGGACGCAGTACGTCGGCATCCTGACAGACTCTGCGAACCCTGAGCTCTTGTCATCCTATGAAGGCGGGCAACAGTCCTTCGGCACTGAGCGCCAGTACCGTCTCATCTACCAGCCCGGAGACCGGGTGAAGCTCTACAACATCATCGAGACGGACGAGGGCTTGACGGAGGATCTCGTGGTGGAGGTGCTAGCGATAGACCTTCCAGCCGCAGCTCTTCCGGGTCCCGGAATCGGGTTCTTGCACAACGCGAATGCGGTGGACGCTGAAGCTGAGATGTTCGTTCGGAGGATCCGCTATTCCTACTTGGGGCAGGTGACGGACTGGAGAGACCTGGTGTCTGCTACACCATCGTGGGCCCCCAGTGTTGGTGGCACCGTGGTGCCTGGGACGGATTCTCAAGAGTCCAACCAGGGGGCCGATGCGAGTATCGAAGAAGCAGCCGGGGTAGTCTCCGTATCTGGACTGACGGGCATGTCTGCTGAGTCAGTGGGCAACTACCTTCGAATCCTCAATGGGGACCATCCAGGCATCTACCGGATCAGCGGGTACATCACTGGGTACGAGGTCACCATCGAGAATCCCTCCGCATCTGGGGCCGACAGTGGAAACCCCGAGATCGAGTGGGAGGAGATAGTCGACCCGACGTTCGCGATTATCTCGGACGTGGGACTCCTCAACCAGAGGTTCGATAGGGAGTTGATTGGCGTTCTTCAGTCTGACTCAGGATGGCACGTCGAGTGGAGATCTCGAGTTGCATCGTACACGGTCAGTGAAGGGTCGACCCGCTGGACGGAGGGGGTGAACCCGATTCGCGCGTTCACGGGTGTGGTAGTCCAGATCTTCGATGGCACTTTCTTGTGGAGCATCAACTTTGCTGAGGCCGGTCCCCCCTTGGGCAAGATCGTGGCACTCCAGCACAAGAAGTTCGACTCCACTGCCGATGGATTCAAAGAGAACCTTGATGCCATCAGAGCTGGGGATGAGGATGTGGCGGGCACCTACGCCCAGGTCGACTGGACCAAGTTCCATCTCTATCGTTTTGAGAAGACGGTGGGCGGCAAGGTGGTCTTGAGAATCGATGAGGACGTGATTCTTGAGATAGACGAGCCGGGTTTCGAGCCCACAACCTCAAGCACCAATGCTAGGATACGGATTGGGCACGTGGACTCGGAGGTGTTGAGCGTCTCTCACTGGGACCTCTTGAAGTACGGGATCTCCGACGGGTTCGAGTTAGACGTCAGGAGGGTTTTGGACGAGGAGGAGGCACTGAGCCAGTTCGACCAAGCATTCAACGTCATCATAGAAGCTGAGGATGTGTAGTGAGTACCCCGACTAGAAGATTCGCTACGAGCGTAACTGGCAGCTCCAACGCCAAGCCGGTAGCCGTATTGGCGACAACCAAGATTGACACGTTGGTCGGGTCCATCATCCAGCTCGACGGTCGCAAGAGCTACGACCCGGATGGGGAGACCGTAACGCACCATTGGAAGTTCACCCAAGTACCCATTGGTAGCGAGGTCGAAGGGGCGGGCTTCAAAGACATCCGTCCGAACTCCACTGCGGTCTCTTTCGTTCCTGACAAGACAGGCGTGTACGTTGTTCAGCTCATCGTCAACGACGGAGAGCTCGACAGCGACCCGATCACCTGTACCGTCAACATTCAGATCTCCCGAGTTCCTTGCGGGGAGAACATCATTCCCGACGCCCACTTCTTGTGGAGCTACATCTCCGACTTTTGGAAGCTCGTCGAGGACCGGGAAAAGATCACTTCTATCTGGTCGTCAGCTATTCAGGTCATCGGTACCGACCTGATGAAGATCTGGGGTGTGAACCTCAACAAGTCTTTGGACACGATCCAGCCAACGTTCCAGCGGCGCTGGCAAAGCGTCAGCATGCGTACCGACGTGAGCACTGCCCTCGATCAGAGAATCATCGCGGGCAAAACCGATGCAGGCGTGGGAGGAGAGACAGGCCCACTCGGTACCGTCCCCGGCACAGGCATGACTTCCGTTTTCCGGGTTCGAAAAGGCCGAGTAGGAGACGGAGACAAGACCGACTTCACCAACCTGGGCGGCAACTACGGGGCTAAGGGCCGCGTGGTGGTGGTCAATGGGGAAGCCCACACGATCAGTCGAGTGGCGAACGAGACGCTGGTAGTAGAGAACCTCACTGGTCTCAGCGCAGTTCCTTCCAGCAATACCATTGCCAAACTGCTTCCTCTTTCTGGAGACCAGACCGACGGCGAAACGCTGGCCGCCACCGCGCGGTTCGATGATGCCAATGCCACCTTCCAAACGGATGGCGTGACTTCGTCTCACATCCTTCGAATCCTTTCCGGCACCTACGCTGGTGACTATCAAATCCTGAACGCGATGTTGGAGACCGCCCTCGTCCTCAGTGGGACTGTCTTCCCTACCGCGGAGACTGGTCTCTCGTACGTGATCATCGACCCTACAGGCGTGGACTTCGGAGCGTCTCAGGTAGGGGACAAACTGACCATCAACGATGGGGACGATGCAGGTGACTATCTCCTGAAGGCGATTGGGTCCTACGACCTGACTGTTGCGTACCCGGCCGACCCGCCGGGCGGGCCCGTGCCTGCCTTCACCGGCGGGTCAACTGTGAGTATCACGGTAGGGAGGGACTACTCCCTCATCATCACAGACGAAGAAGCCATGCCTGAAGGTGTGGTTGGGGCGTCGTGGAGGATCCCGCATCTTCTGCATGTTCCAGGATCTGGGTTCGAGGACGCGGGGGTCAGCCCAGGAGACCTGGTGGTGTTTGAAGTCTCTCGGGCAGACCTTGGGCTGACCACAGACGTGTACGGCCAGGTGGTGGGGGCAGACCGAGACAGGATCGGCTTCGAGTTTTCAGGCGCTGTTCTCGACCCGGTGGTGAACAGCGGCTCCGACGCTACGTTGGTGGAGTCTGGAGGGCTAGTCACAGTCAGCGGATTGAAGAATATACGCCCCACTTCTGTGGGTGGCTGGCTCGAGATTCTCAACGGGGATAATCCCGGGGTCTATCGCATTCGAGGTTTCCTTTCAGAAGACGCGGTCACGATTGAGAACCGTCTCGCGTCTGGGGCGGACTCAGCCAATCCTGGAATCGAATGGGTTGAGAGAGGCAAGACCGGAGGGAACTTCGACCGGGCCCTCTTCAGGAAGATCGTTCTGGACTTGAGGATTGTCCCTGGTCAGGCGAGCAATGAGGACATCGCTGCGGCGGCTGAGACTCTCATCAGCTTCATGCCCACAGGCATCAACCTCAACACCCGTCCGTTCTCTCAGTATGGCGTCACCTTCAAAGCGAAAGAGATCATCCACAACCAAAAGGCGAGGGTGCCAGACGAGCTGGTCAGTGCGCCCGTCCTGCAAGAGAGCGTCATCGATCCCCCTGTAGCTCTTCGTGAGAACCTCGACTATGTCATTGAGGACGGGATGCTGACGTTTGTCAGTGATCTCTTCTCGATCTCTGAGCCTTCCCCTGAGAAGTTCTGGATGGAGTGCGCCATCTTCGACAACTCGGCTGTGGTTGAAGGCAACTTTGGCAGGCTGGTCGGGTTGTTGAAGGATGACCTCACTGAGAGTAGAACTCGAGCTCCTTACCTCAGTGCAGTGAAAGGTCTCTTCTTCGCCTACACGAACGGCCCTACCATCTCGAACATCCGGTTGGGGCTGCAGATTCTTTTGGGCCTTCCATTCTCCGAAGAGACCGGTGTGGTCCTTGAAGTGCAGGACAGCTTCACCGTAGACACGGAAGGGAACCCTCTCGGCCGCATCCTGATTGAAGATACGGACGAGGTAACCGGAAAGAGGTTGGGGTTCCGTAGGGTCTACTTCTACTCGACAGCAGTGGGGTTGGAGACCAATCCGGCCACCCAGCGGCCCTACGCCATCGGAGACAAGATTGTCCGCTTCGCGCCCATCTCCAAGGGTGTGGATGTCGTCGACTATGTGAAGGACCCTCTCTGGTGGCAGCGCACCTTCCAGGGATTGGAGATCTTGAAGTACTTCACGTTCAAGGTCTTTATCGACAGCCGCACCTTCAACGCAGACGACGTGCAGTTCGCAGTAGACTTTGTGAGGCAGATCAAACCTGCCTACACAAAAGTCGTGACCTCTACCCTCCTCGAGCTCGTGGACGACATCGAGCTGACGGACGTTCTTGGCGGCCGGGAGGTGATGAAGTTCTACGACAACATCTGGGGACTGGAAGCCACCGCGCGGTCCAACGACTACAATCAGCAGGGCGGGTTGCTGTGGAACGCTGGTTCGGCGCCGTTTAATACACGCACGCCTCGTATGCTTCAGGATGTCGTCACTTCGGAATCGACATCCCAACCGAGAACGTCCGGAACTGGAGGGCAGGCCGGAGCTCTGGGCAATCCTTCTCTCTTCAGAATGAGTGGCTACATCACCACGATGATCCCTCACCCTCCCCGGGCGGGAGACACTCTTCGAGTGCTGAGTGGTTCCTACGTGGGGGACTACGAGATCCTCTCAGTCGACATTCTGGACACGTCAGACTACACGATTGTCAAAGTCGTAGGGACCCCGTTCACCGCTCTTCAATCTGGAGTCAGCTACGAGATCGTAGGCACCAACATCCTTGCATCGTCTGCGACGGGCTGGGACTTGGACATGGTCCGCGGCAGGCAGTACGGTGGGGAGTCCGCTACCCTTCGGCCATGGTCTCCCATCGAAGGAGACATCCTGGTGATCTTGCAAGGCCAGGAGGGCTCTACGCCTACGCAGCCCGGGATGTACGAGATCGAAGAGGTTATCGACGAGAACACTCTTCATCTTGGGTGGTCAGCGTTTGGCCCAGACCCAGACGACTACACGTACTACACCCTACCTGTGACTCGCATGGGGACCCCGAAGCATCACCTCGTGACGAAGCAGTTTCAGTTCGGCAGCAACCTCATCTGCACCATTCTCCGACGAGAAGCCCCAACCCTCTACCGCGGCACCGACTTGGTAGTTGCTGACAACGTGGTGTCCTCTGCTGCAGCGGACTTCGTCAAAGCCAGCGTGAGAGTAGGAGACCACGTAGTCATCGAGAAAGACCGCGCGAACCCCACCTTGCCAGCCAGCCAGGGCGAGTATGTTATTGTGCATCGCGACTCAAACCTTCGAGGTTTGAACTGTACGGTGAATTGGACCACTGGGGTAGTGACGGGGCTGACTGGGATGTCCCCTTCCATGGTGGGCCGCACTATCGTGTTCGATGACTTCTGGGCGTATGCCGAGCAGAAGTCCGCCATCATCACGTCCTACGTCGATCCGACCTCTGTGGAGGTTCGCAACGACAGCGGAGCCACCGCTACGAGAAGCAACGAGCGCTGGCACATTGCTCCGCTGCCTCCCACTCTCGATCCTACCAGTCTGGTGGTTCGCCTTGCAGACGGTACCGACCCCGTCTTCGGTACGGACAGTGATCTGGCCTACAGGATTGTACGGCCTGTTCATTTGAAGCAGCAGGTCCTGGCGGCGTCCTTCGAATACAACTCCGGGATTACCGAGCAGCTACTGCGAGCAATCTACATGGACGTTGTGGGGCTGGCGATGAACTGGGACTGGGCTCCCCCAGTGCGAGACATCTTCACGCCTGGGATGGTCGGGCAGTTTGTGTCAGTCTCTGGCCACCCGGACCCGACTCGCAACCAAACCTTCTACATCAAGGGGTACGTTGACCCCGGCAGAATCGCCATCGATGCCGCGTTCACAGAGACGTCAAACACCCCCGTCACTTTGACATTTGGAGCGCAGCCATGAGTCTATTCGACGTAGGCGAACGTACGGTACTGGACCTCGTATTCGGGGCGGGAGCCATTGCAGGGTACACCCCTGCCAGCTATCAGCTTGGGTTGTCTACTACGCCGATCAGCGATGACGGTACGGGAATCACCGAGCCTTCAGGCGGAGGCTACGGGCGCCTGACCGTAACCAACAACGCCACGACATTCCCCGCTGCCTCCACTGACGGGGGTGGCGTGACAACCAAGACCAACGGTGTCTCTTTCACGTGGACGCCTGCCGCTACTGGGAGCTGGGGCACGGTTGCCTACTGGTTCCTGTATGACGCCACGAACGCGAGGTACGTGGTGCACGGAGATCTGGCTTCACCAAAGGCGGTCGAAGCTGGGGACATCTTCCGAATCCCGAGCGGGGGAATGCTTATCACGGCGAATTGAGGTATGAGAGTCTGAAGGAGGACTGAAGCATGACGGCAAAAACAAACTGGTTCGAGAACGTGGTGCTCGAGCATTTTCTGCGCAACAATGCTCAGTCCGCTGTCCAACCCTACATGGCCCTGTTCATCGACGGATCCGGTCCAGGTGAGGCAGGCGGCGGTACTGAGGTCTCTGGGGCTGGGTACGCTAGGAAGCTGATTACGTTCGGTGCGGCTTCTGGTGGCATCGTCACGAACTCGGCGGCGATCACTTTCCCCACAGCCACCGGGTCGTGGGGGACCATTGGGCACTACGCCATCATGGATGCGTTGACGGTAGGGAACATGCTCTACTACGGCAACCTCACGGCGCCCAAAACAATCGGCCTTGACGACATCTTGGAGTTCCCCATCGGGGATCTTCAAGTTCAAGAATTGTAGGAGGACAGGACCATGGCACAATACTACACAGGAACTGCGGCCGACGGAGATGCTCTGTACCAGGCTATCCGCACCGGTCTTCTGGCAAACGGGTGGACTGCTCACGACATCTTGAGCGACAGCGCCGGCAGCAGAGACATTGTGTTCCGAAGCACTCCCATCGACGCCACGGCTTTGAACTACTGCTACCTGCGAATGAGGTGGGGCGTTTCCAGCGCCAACTACTTCTCGTGGAACACCTACACGGACTGGGACACCACTTCGCACACCGGGACGCACGAGAACAGCTCGTCAGGCAACCAATCGTACATGTCCGGCTGGTCCAACTTGCAGTACCACTTCCGGGTCAACCAGTTCGCGGTCGCCGGCGTCTTCATCTACAACGGAACCTGGTACAAGTTCTATGAGGGGTTCCTCCGTCGTGGTCTCCACCCGAGCAAAGCGGGCTTGACTCGCACGACAGCGGCGTACGCTGCAGGCGTTCAGACGGTGAACGTGGCGTCGGACATGACGACGAAGCTGATCGTGGGTCAGAAGGTTTTGATCTACAACCACGGGCACAACTCGGGGAGTGCCAACTGGGGGAATGCTGAGTGGCACACGATCCAGTCCATCGCCGCTGGGTCCATCACCTTCCAGTCGACGCTGGGGTCAGGCTTCGACGCCGGGGCGGTCATTGGGGAGAACCCCCATCCTGCCATGGCGTGCTACATGACCAACTTCAGCAACGACTACTACTACTTCTACGGGTACACGGGACTGTGCCCGAATGGGGTCTACAACGGCTCCACAGCGCATCAGAACAGAGCCTACTACACTCTGCTCTCTGACGCTTCGTACAACGACCCATCAGAATGGAGTGGAGAGCTTGCTGGAGGGGTGATGTCGGTGTCCATCTCCGTGTCAGGTCTCACAGGTTTTGTGGGGTACTGCTACAACATGGAGAGCTGCGATGGTCAGGGTGTCATCAAAGGGGACAATGTCACTGATGGCGTCAACGCCTATCTTGCCCTGGTGACCAGCACCACTGCGTCTATCCTTCTTGGGCCGCTGTAGGAGCGTTTGAGTGGCTGACCACGCCCTGATTGCAGCACCCGTCTACACGGACGGTTCGTCCTTTGGGGCGGACTTGGATGGCTGCTTGGCCTACGAGGCTGACCTCTCCATTCAGCCTTTTGTGGCCTCTTCGTTCCGAAAGATTGCGAAGAAGCGGCTCACGGGTGTGTATTGGGACGGTACAACCCAGGGCGTAGATCAAGATGGCATGCTCGTGTGGGACCCTTCGACTCCTGAAGCTCAGGAGATGGGGTGTGCCGTCTACCCACGTGGAGTATCCGGCGCTCCGTACACCAGGGAGCAGTACTTAGCGCCGAAGAACAACTACGACGAAGACGGAGCTATGGACTGCGACGGAGACGTGTCGTGGCTCCCACCAGTCAGCATCAAGACGTACAGGAAGAAGTGGGCCCCGATGGTGACCGCAGACGGGGTCACTGCAGTCGGCATGGAAGCCGACCTGGATGGGTTGATAGCGGTTGAGACTCCAACTCTGGACAGTCTGGTTCCCAAGTCTGGGGTGCTGCGGGTCATCGTCAACACGGAGTCAGTTCTTCAAGGAACGTCATGGACCACCGCTACTGGTGGCATCATACGGCTCGCCAACGCTGACCCGATTCAAGGGCAGGGATTGGCGTTTGACACCAGCCCATTCAGAAAGACAGGCGGCGAGACGGAAGACATTCAGGGCCAAGGTCTAGTCTCCGACGTCACTGCCATTCGAACGCTGGGATCTGGGGCGGAAGCGGACATCGAGTTCACGGCAGAGGCAGAGGCCACTGAGGCTTTCTCTTCTGCAGCGCCGGGCATCCGGACCCCGTGGGCCGCTCTGGATGATTTGAGTCCCACCGACCGACTGGAGCCTGGGTGCCTGAGCTCTGTGTCTTTGAACAACACCATCAGGTCTTTGGGGTCGGCCAACTTTGAACGCAACCCCGCCTACAGCGGGCTCAACTACGTTTTGGGAGGACCTGCGAACGACGCTGTGTCACCAAAGAGGCTGGGCTTCCGAAAGGGAGACCGAATCAGATTGATTGGAAGCGTGGGCACGGAGCCGCAGCATGGCATGGTGTTCACCTTGCAGGACCCGGACACTTTTGGGGTGTTTGAGTCTGTCGACCCAACCGACACGGAATGGTACCAGTTCTTGGTCTTCAGGAGTGTCGAGTGATGATGTCACCGGGCTGCAACTTCCTCACGTACCTGCGCGACCCTGACGGGTGCATCGTGCAGAGTTCTGTTCGGGAGGGCCACAACGTCTTCACTCTGTACGGCCGGGAATGGCTTCGGAACCTGATTGTCTGGGACACCATCGCCGGCACGGACGTCCCTTTGGAAGATAGGAGGCTGAAACGATTCGTCTACGGACAAGGTACTCAGCCTGCTTCGATGGCCGTGACGTGGTTGAACAACTACATCGCCGGCTTTGACGTGAACGCACGAGATGAGACAACGTTCCCTACGTCTACCGTCGTTCGAATCCACCACACTCTAGGCACGGGAACCCTCAACGGCTATTACATCTCGGAGACAGGTCTCCAGTTGCGAGCTGGGGCGGGTTCGTTGGAGAATAGGCTGGCGTTCTACAAGACGTTCGAGCCGATTCTCAAGATGTCCGGATTCGAGCTCGAGACGTTTTGGGAGCTGAAGTTCTAGGAGGCAGAGATGGGCATGCGATTTCCAGAAGACATTCGCGCAATAGGCAACTTCTATGCTCACCTGCGCGAAGGCGGGAAGATCGTGCCCGGCTCGCGTCGGGAAGGGCACAACATCTTCACGACGAATGGCCGCAACTGGCTGGCCAAGCTCGTCTCCTGGTATGCTACTGCGTCCACTGACGTGCCCTTTACCAATCGGAGGGTACGCTGGCTGGGTATGGGAAGGGGCTCGCAGATCGAGGCCACTACGGTGGCATCTTTGGCCATCCCTGTTCTGGCTACGACGACGCAGTACATGGTCCCGATCCAGGCGGTTGAGTTTCCCACTGCGACGTCTGTGCGGTTCATCAAGGAGTTCTTGCTGAATGAGATCACTCTCTCTGCTACTCCGGTGGTGATCACGGAGGCTGGTCTGTTTGCGGACGTCAATCCTGCCAATGCTGGGCTGCCCAACGACGGCTCAGAGGACGCTGCTCAGGACCCGGGGAATGTGGACACCACGTTGAACCCATCGGTAGGTACCAACCCGCCGGTGGCCTATAAGGCTTTCGAGCCTTTGACCAAAACGATAGACTTCACGCTGGAAGTGCGTTGGGACTTCCGGTTCGAGTAGCGAGGTCGGCATGCCGCAGATGACACGACATTCAGATTTGGGGACCCTCATTGGGTCGTGGCCCATTTTGAAGATTGGGTCTACCCCCAACCTTCTCCCAAACACCATGCTCACCAAGGCTACCATCCTCGGTGTGGTCAGGGAGCCCGTGGACGGGTATGACGTCGACGGCCGCGCGTTCAACCTGTATGTCGACAGTGTCCTGCACACGATCAGCTTTACCTACGGGGCCAAGCTCCCTTTGGATGAGGTTGTCAGCCAGATCAACACTCAAGTAGGGGCCTCTGTTGCCAGCAGGGACAACGGGTTCCTTCGACTCACCAGCACCACGACAGGCGACGGCAGCTCTCTCCGTCTTGAGACCGACCCGGCATCTTCCCCCACCGACGTGTTCTTCAACCTTGGCCTTTTCGCTGAGACAGAGTCCTACTCCGGAGACATCGTTCAGGCCGCGCACGTAGACCCAGACCGGCAAGTCGCCACGCCTGGTCAGATGACCATGGCTGAAGGCGAGAGCTTCAACTCCAAGATCGTCAACCGGGCCATCTACCAGCTCGCAGTCAACAACGACCGAAACGAAGGCATCATCAGCAAAAAGAGGGTGGCCAAAAAGTCCTTCGGCTACGATGGCGTCTACTCTTCACCGGGAGCGGCAGAAGGCGTCCAGTTGTCCGGCGGGAAGCTGGTCTATGTAGGAGATGTCACCGCCCCCACTACAGCACAACTGAAGAAGCTCTTCTCTGTCCAGAGTGGAGACGGCAGAGAGCTCGCCAAGAAGACGTTCGTGCCGTCGTACACGAACGCGGTGACCAACTTCTATATCGACGACCAAGGTCGTCAGATTGCGAAGGGCGACACCAACTGGGGCAATCCAGAGTCGTTGTTGGAGAAGAATGCCCACGTGATGTCCACGAACTTCACGGGTGAGGGCGCGGCTCTCAATGGCATCCCGATGAAGATCCTCGAAGTGTTCGAGGACCCCACAGGGGACCGGATCGCCATAGACAATGTCGACCCAGCTACAGGGCAGCGCTACCGGATCTACAACGAGGGCAGCTTCGAGAACCAGAACATCTCAGCTCAGCGTGGGCTGATCGTGTTCAACCCTGTTCTGGTGGACGGGGTGTACGCCAACGTGACCGACGCGGCGGCTGGGACCAACAGGCTGGAGAATGTTCCTGTCGTCAAGCGCAGCGGTATCTCCCCCACTCGAGTAGAGCAAGGGAACCGGGTCGTGTTTGTTGGGGAGGATTTCCTCACCACGAATGCCATCCTGGAGGGGGATGAGGTAACCTGGGCCGGGTCTACCGTCTCTGAGCCGTTCAGCAACAACGGCTCCTACCGAGTGGATCGCATCATTGACAAGGAGACCTTGAAGCTCGTCGCTTCGGACTTCGGTCCGGTCTACTTGAACTCCGATTTGACATCGGGCAGTCCGGGCACCGTTACCATTCAGACAGACGGTCAGTGGGTGTTGGACCCATTCCTTCGATTCGATACCTCTGGCGACCAGCTACCTCCGGACCCCGGTGACGCGGTGGCCATCAAGATGCTGGAAGCGTCTACGCTTCGAGGGATTGCTGACGACCCGACAGCGTCTATCGGAGGGGCAGCCAACGAAGGTGTGCTCGAGGCAAGTGTCCAACGCGCCATCATGAACCTGTGGGGCAACACGGACAGCTTCGACGACGTGCTCTACGGCGACCTACGCCAGTCCATCCAGGGTGTCAGGACAAGGATTTCGTTTGAGCACTACGACTGGGACGAGTCGCTCAAGGATTCTACGTACTGGCCGGCGATGAACGAGGGAGACCTCGAACGCAACTACGGCAAGCACAAAGACATCCGCCCAGACACGATCAACATGTGGCCTTGGTACACTGGGGATGACACCACTCCTCGTACCACCCTTCGGGGTATCGGTGTGCTAGGTCACTCGTCTGGCTACGATGATGACATCGTTGCTCAAGTGGAGAACCTGAACGAGCAGATCACTCTGCGCTTCACCGCGCGTGGCCACATCGACAACGCGAATGGCACCTCCCCGAACGATCACGTCGGCCTCAACCTCTACTACACGGAGGGGGATAGCCGCACGACTTTGAAGCACTCGAACGGTGTGGAGTCTGCACTTGCGAAGTTCGGTCTTGAGTGGACCGTCGCCAACCTGAATAGTTCGAGCTTGCTCGGGCTAGGCACGGACATGCTGATCTCGAACGTTGGTGGAGGCTCTTTCACCAACTGGACCGGCGCTCGCATTGGCATGGTGAAGGATGACGGACACGCTGTCACCAGGCGGTTCCTCCACCTGACGGGTACTGACGGTCTCGCTTCGGTCAACGGGTACACCACCTACGGCATTCACTATGACCACTCATGGCCTGCAGGTAGCGGCCACACGACCTACGGCCTCTACATTGCAGACCAGACAACCGACCAGCCCTCAAAGCAGAACTGGGCCATCTACACGAGCGGTGGGAAGGTGCGACACCGTGGGTGTTTCAACACGGAGGTCACCAACCCCTACAACGACCCCATCACTGACTCGTCCTACCGCACCTCTGGAATGTTTGTGCGGACACTCGTTGACGACGACGGGTGGACCTTTGCCGGTAGCAGCTACATCTTCGGCAGCGTCAGTCGAATCTTTGACATGGGAGATACGGTCGGTGCGAAGTCTGGCGTCGTCGGCATGCACGGTGAGGCCTGGTATGCCGGAGGTGCTGGGAGCCATACGGTCGGTCAGATAATTGGTGTCTGGGGCCACGCCTACATGAGCACTGGCTCTGCCACTGCCATGATGGCGGGGTACTTCTCTCTCGGAGAGGGCACCAGTTACACCTCAATCTCGGAAGCCTACGGCATCCGGATCGAGGACTTCCCGACATTCAGCCCGATCCCCTCAACTCGGGTTGGCGTCGACATTGGGAGCATCCCCGGTGGCTACGCTATCCGAACCGCTACCTCTGGGTCCGCTTTGTTCCAAGGTGGAGTGGAGATCAACCGGGTAGGCTCTGGCCTGAACAGCACCACTACAGGCTACGGAGTCCACGCGGTGGTCCAGGACGACTACGTCAACCCAACGGGCGGTTCCGTGGGGTACTACTTCGACTACCTGGAGTCGACTGAGTGGAATGGCTCGTTCGATATGAACGCCTTCATCATTCGGTCACGACGCAACTCTGCGTACAGCAACTCCGGGTGGCAAAGGGCGCTGCGCATCGTTGAAGGAAGCATGACAGGTGGGTCACTCACCAATCATGCGGCGCTCTACATCGACGACTTTGACGGGGCCTCCAACAACTACGCCATCTACACCAACCTCGGTAAGGTTCACTTCGGTGACATCCTCGACATGTTCACCAACCGGATCGAGAATGTTGGTGAGCCTCTGCCTGACAACGACAGTGACGTGGCGACGCGCCGGTTCGTGGTGAGCAGGACCCAGCCTATCCCCAATATGGTTCTCAACGGGAACGGGCTCATCGATCAAAGAGGGGGCTCCCCCTACACGCTGACTTCCACTCCGCAGTACACGCTCGACAGGTGGCGGTGCTGGGATGCTGGAAACTCTGGGGACATCACTGTTGACTGTGTGGACGACAACGCCTTCGGGGAAATCGTTGTTCGTCGCGCGGCTTCGAGTACCACCACCAGCACAGTGTGGGTGACCCAAGAGCTCCCGCGCTCATACTCGTACTTCGTGGGCAGCAGGGGCTACGCTGGGCGCAACACCACTCTACAGATGAAGCTCTGGGGAGGTGCAGACTTCTCTGGAAGTGAGGGCGGCTCGAGAGAGATTCGGGTGAAGCTCATCTCCGCGAATGCGGGCGCTACATCTCTCGCCCCGGCGGTGACTAGCTCGGGTGGGTGGGCTTCTTACGGGACCACCGTGCTCATCAATGAAGTCATCACGGTGAGCTCCAGTAGGACGTGGGTCACTATTCCATCGACGGGTACTCACAACAACAGCATGGGGCTGTGCGTGCAGTTCACTTGGAACCCTACTGGTACGGCAGGGGCCTCCGATTACTTCCGTTTTGCGGAGCTCACTATCGTCCCAGAGCATCATGTGGATGCAGTCACCTACGACTCCACCCCCAAGAGGTCTATCTGGAAGTTGGCTGGCGGCTCATGGCAGGGAGAGTTCAAACTGTGCCAGCGGTTCTTCTACAAGACCAACGCGGCAGAGATTGTTCCTGGGTCCCCCACGCAGTACTTCGGAGCATGGTTGACCAACTGCGTCGACGTGTCGGTGCCCAACGGTACCGACTGGCCGTTGGGGCTGCAACCTCGCCCGCCTGCGGGTATCGCAACTCAAGGTAGCCGGCTCGGTCAAGGAGGAAAGCATGAGTTTGCGGACACGCCCAACATCAACCCGACAGTTCAAATCTGGGCATTGGATGGAACGCCTGACGCCTGGACGATAGGCGGGGTTGTGAGAAACAGCAGCACGACCACGGACATCTACGGGTTCCGGATCAGGAACAACACGGGAGGTGCGGTCACTCCTTCAGCTACGGCTCAAACTGGAGGCCACTTTACTTTCGACTGTGAAATCGTTTAGGTTCTCAGTCACAACCAAGGGAGACCAACAACATGGAAATGGAATCTGATCCTCGGGAAGTCCGAGACTACATCCGGGCGGTGATGAACACCCTCGAGAAGCACCCCGATCAACTCGACCGGAGAACAGCTCGGCTTGCCATCAAGTACAAAGAAACCACCAACCGTTTGAAGAGATGCTTCGACGACCTGAACGGACTGAAGAACCAGGTGGAGCAGGCCCAGGCGAGGATTCGATCCTTGGAGCTGCAGTCTGAGAACATCCAAGGCTCAGCCAACACGTTGGTGGAGGAGCTCCTGGAGGAAAGAGACGCTGCGGAGAGCCCTGGCCCTCCTCCCCCAGAGCTTCTCAAAAAAAGACCTCCAGAGCCCGCTCCAGCCGAAGAGGAAAAAGGCGAGGAAGCAAAAGGCGAAGAGCCAAAGGGTGAAGAGCCACAGGCCGAAGAAGTGGAAAACAACAACGAGCCGGCAGAATCGTCGGCGGCATAGGAGAAGACCATGAACCTGCTACGAGCACTGCTTTTCGGAGTCTTTCTGGTATCCATCCCAGCGAATGCGCAGGAGCCCCCGGCCCCCGCGACCCCAGTGGTGAGCTCCGACCTCGATACCAACAAGGATGGCAAGGTCGATGAGAAGGAGATGGCTGCCGCCACGGAAGCTGACGCCGGCGTCGCAGATGTCGTAGCCGATGGTGCGGACGCAGCGAAGATCATCAAGGATCTCGTCGGTGAGAAGGAAAACAAGATGCCTTTGGGCACCATGATCCTGGTGATTCTGGGCGTCGCGTTCAAGCTCTTGCTGAGCCTGATCAAAGTCCTGGGCAAGAACATCGCCTGGTTCAAGACGAAGGACGGTAAGCGCGTCATCAAGTACAGCACTCTCGGTCTCGGAGCAGCGGCAGGCTTGGTCGCCAACTTGGCGTTCGGTATGCACTGGATCGAGGCCATCCAAATCGTGCTGAGCGGCCCGTTGGCGGTCGCCATCCACGAGTACACGTCGGACTCCAAAGATCCTCCTCCCGAAGAGGCCAAGGCAGATGCCTGACGAAGAGAAGGTGAAGGAGGCTGAAAAGCCCCACCTCCTCGTCGATCTGGTCAAGGCCGCGACGGAAAGGAAGGGGAGCTCGGAGGGCGGAAGTCCTTCGGGCTCCTCGTTCGTCGTCTACCTCATCCTCATTGGCATTGCTGTCCTTGGGTTCTCCATCATGGGCTTCCTGCTGGTCCGATCTCGTAGGGAGGCAGCCAAGCTGGCCTACGAGCTCCGCAAGAAGGAAGAGGAGCAAAAGCAGGCAGCAGAGGATCACAAGCTGGCGGAGAACGGTCAGAAAAGAAATGAGGCGCACAAGAAGGTCAAGGCGTTGCAGAATGACATTGACGAGCTAAAGAAAAAGCTCGAAGAGCAAACCGCCCTGGCCAACGCGCGCAGCAAAGCAATCTCGGACGCCACGTCGTGGGACGATTTGGTGGTCGTGGATAGGAGAGACTGACATGCCCTTGGCAATCACTCTGACATCTGCATGGAATCCTGGGTCATTGGACAGCGGGAACACGTACCCCAAAGCCGTACTCTTGGAGTACACCGTCAATCGCAGAACCAGAATCATCACCGCCCTCGTCGGCCTCGGGTCGCTCGAAGGCGACCGGCCCCAACCTGGCTCTGCATCCCCCGTCAACAAGCATCTCATTCAGGGTGAGGACTACAACACCATCATCGCTGCGGTGTCTGCTGCGAACGACGAGGTGTACGTCGACGAGCTCGAGCGGCAGATCCTCACTTGGCTGGAAGTGAACGTCGAACAGTACGACGGCACCGTGGAGTAGCTTGTGCTGGCCTTGATGTTGATGGTGACCCTGTCCGCTCCTGTGGAGGCGGAGGTCCACTACATGCCCCTGGGCACTCCTCTTGAGCTCAAGCTCGAGGGGCAGATGACCCGAGTGCAGTACTTCACCTTCACCGAGTACAAGCTCCTGCTGCAGATGGATGGGAAGCTCTGGGACGCGAGCCAGCGTCTGGAGATCTACAAAGACATCGATCTCAAGTACGCCGGCATCATCCAGCAGAAGGATGCCATCATCCAGACTCTGCAGGATGACATCGTGATCAAGGACGAACGGATAAAAAGAGTCGAAGGTTTGTGGCACGATGCAGAGCAAGAAGCCATCGACAACGCCGGCGGTCCCATCTGGCCTTACGTCGTGGGAGCCGTCGGCGCGGTCGTTGGCATCGTTGGGGCTACTCTGTACCTGTCGACTCTGGCACAACGCTGAGCGCCTCTACGGCGGCCAGGGCAATCGCAGAGATCTGCACCAACCTCTTCTTGGCTTTCTCCTTGTCGAAGCCGGCTTGCTGGTACAGGGGTGTCTCGTAACCCAACTTCCCCAGGTAGACCGACAGGATGGTGTGCCAATCGGTCACATCGTGCTCCCGGTCGTGCTCTGGCCCCCACTGCCCACGCTGCTTGTCACGCTCCTTCAGGACCGTGTTCAGCGCCAGCCTCTGTGGGGACAGGTCTTGGGACCTTCGCTCTTCGAACTCGTCGTCGAGCATGTCGTGTTCCATGATGTCCTCCAAAAAGAAGCCCTCCCCCAGCTTGCACCAGGGGAGGGCTCTTGTTCAGTCCTCAGGCGTGCCTTCCAGGATCAGCTTTTCCCGAAGGGCCGCTTCCCCGAGGCCGGCATACCCGATACCAACCTGAGACGCTATCTCCTGGAGCTGCTCGAGCCCCATCGCCCTCAGGTATTGGGAGGGGATGACAATCTCGGGCACCTGCTCGCCGTCAGCAGGCGCCTCTACTCTTCCCCCTCGCCTCCCTCGTCCTCATCGGCCTCGAAGGCAGTGCCGTCGAGGTACGCGAAGATCTTGGACGCCTTGGGGTACAGCTCGGGGCCATTGTTCATGACCTGGTTGCCGTCCTCGTCAAAGACGTCGTTGCCTTCCTCATCCTCGGCCGGGTACTGCAGGGTGCCCGCAGTCTGGGCCATGATGTCGTGGAAGATGGTGATGGTGTCGATGACGGTCTCCCGAAGGTCCGTGATCTGAGCCTTGAGCTCGGCATTCTCCGCCTTGAGCTCGGTCACCATCTCCTTGAGCTCTGCCAACATCTCTTTGACGTCTCCGAGGTCCCCGGTGGGGGCGCCGGCGGGGGCTTCAGCCTCAGTCTGAGGGGCCGCCGCGGTCTTTCCTCGAGCCGGGCGGGCAACCCGGCCTCCTCCACCTCCGCCTCCCCCCGTGGAGGTATTGCCCGCCGCGGGCTTGGGGGTGGCGCGCTTCGGGTTCACTCTGCCCGCCGCGGGCTTCGCCGCGCCCTTGCTGCCGCCGCCTCTGGTAACACGTACTCGCTTGCCGTCTGTCATCTTGGTCTCCCGTTCCTGCGTTGCAGGAGGTAGTTTGGGGGTCGCCCTATCGTTGGCGGCCCGGGATTTCTTCTCCTTGAAGAGGATGCCCGCTTCGAGCTCCGCCTTCAGGATGTAGTCAACGAGCTGGTTGGTTGTCCAGAACCAACACACACTGTGGTTGAGACGAATGGGGCCTTCTTCGTCGATGGCGTACTGCTTCAGGTGGTACGAGGGGCGCGCACGCTTGACCTCGTTCCCTTCGCTGTCCGTCTCGACAATGACTTGCCCTTCCTCGTCGGTTTCGTACCTGAGCACCTCCTCGCGCTCAGATACAGGCATGCCCTCGTAGAGCAACTTCGGGTTTTGAAAGTCCGGTTTTTCTTCGTACATCAGCTCATCCTTCTCTCCTTGTCTGAGGCCGTCCATCAAAATGTTGGGTAACTCGTGGAGCGTACGCAAGTACCCCAATCCGGACAGCCCATACAACCGCTCTCTGACGCCCTGTTTCTCACGGTCTCCGATCTCTGCGAAGCCTCGGCAGTCGCGGGGGTTGTCGGCCGTGATCACTTTCTCGGCCACGAATCGGCCGTGCTCGTCACCGAGGTGCGGGCATCCCAGTATGTTCTTGCAGTACTGGCATGTGCGTTCCATCAGCGGCGGGCCCTCTTGGGGTTGATGTTGGCCTCGTTCTTCGTGTAGCAGTCCAGCACTTGCAAGTCCTTGCACAGGTCACACCTCGGGCAGACTTTCTTGGACACTTGCATCCGCACTACGTCCCACCAGCGCTTGAGCCAGTTGGACATCTCCTGCCGTTTCTTGTCGAACGGGATGGGGATGTCAACGGGCTGGAATGACTGGAGGGACTCAATGAGGACTTCTCGAGGAAGGGCCCTGGACGCTGGAAGGTCACACCACTTGGCCAACAACACGAGCTCTGAGTGGTTGAGTTCGGAGAGGTCGATGTCAACCACGGGAATCTTTGGCATCATCGCCTCCTTTTCTGTGGGAAGAACCGGTCAGTGTCGGTCACTACGCTCACGGTGACTTCCACCCTTGGGTTGTCCGGGTCTTCACGTTTCTCCTGAGACCCAATGAAGATTTGGGCATCATCAGGGATGCCTACCGACTTCGACACACAGTCCTGGATGAACTTCACCCTATTGTCGACGTCGATACGCTTATACCGAGTCTTTGCCTTTCTTTCTCCCTTGCGGTTCTTCAGCTCTCCTTTCTTGTGCTTTCCGTCCTTGGAGGCCTTGGTGTAGTAGGTGTCCTTCTCGTAGAACTCGAACCACCCAGGGTTCTCCAGGGAGTCGAAGTAGGCGATCATGTCGAAGCGGTAGATGAGCTCGGGGTCAGTCGGGAATGACATCACCTTTCCGAGCTGCTCTACCACAACGTGCTTCACCCGGATGCGAAGCCTTTGGGCTTCCTCTGTCAGAGCAATTTGCCCCCCACGCCGGCGTTGGTATAGCTGGTTGGTGGAGGGAGGGAGCTCTGTCGTCAGCTCTAGCCTAGCGCCCTCGGGGTTTGCCCTGAACTCTGGGCTTGCCCGGACCGCCGGCGTATCGCTTGACCTCACGCTTCGGCCTACTGGGCGGTGGGCGCTGAGCTTGATCGTTGGTCGAGCCATAGTCCTCGTCTCCTAGTGCAGCCTCGAACTCAGTGTCCTGACCGCGTTTACCGAAGCCCTGCAGGAAGAGTTCCTTGCGCAGCTTCTCCTGCTGGATGGTGACCTCCCGACTGATCACCTTCATGTCCTGGTCAGCCACCTTTCGCATGGCGTCGAGGATCTCGTACAGAGCGTTGTGCTGCTCGTACGTGGCGTTGGCCTGGATGAACCTCTTGTCCGCCTCAGCGAAGTCCAAGATGGACGCCTCCGGGAACTTCTTGTTCGTCTCCGGATTGATGCGGTTGCGGTAGTGGTTCTTCAGGTGGCGCTTGAGAAAGTCCCGTTGCCGGATGGCCTCGGACCTCTCTGCTGCAACCAACATGGTTTGGGTGGTCAGATACCCATACCAGTTGGAGTAGAGCGAGTAGAGAGCAGATAGCTGATCCAGGTCGAGCTTCCGGATGACGGAGGGCAGCTTGCCCTCAAAATAGTTCCCGGCTTTCTCTCCTGGGTAGATGCTCACGTGGTCCTCTGCGAGCTTTGGGCGCTTGTGGTTCCCGACTCCCAGCATGGACACTCGCTGCTTCACCTTCTCCGCGAAGGTGTAGGCTTCGATGCCGTCGTTCTCACTGGCCTCGAAGTCCATTTCAATCTCTGCCGGCCTACCAGTCGACATCTTCTTCCTTTCCTCCTTTCTCTGGGCATGAATGACTGAACGCGCACCACCGACATGACCATTGCGGGTTTGCGGGTACGAGCTCTTTGCCCCCGCCCAGATAGGCCGCTTCGACCACAGGGGCAATCACATTGTCCATCATCTCGTCCCAGAGCTTCTGGTTGAACATGACGGCGTGCTCTTTGAACTCGCCTGCATTCTTGTTCATGTAGAAGATGATGGCGAAGGGAACGTCTGCCAGCCACATGTAGAAGTGCGCCTGGCGAACGTGGTCATCCATCGGCTTTGCTTGGATGGTTTCCCACCCGTAGTTGCCACCCTCCTTGATGCTTTTGGCTTCGAGGATGAACCCGTAGTGGGAGAACGAGAAGATCCCGTCGGTGCGGCTTTTGATGTAGCCGTCCTCGCTCTTCAGAGGAACCTCAGCTTGAAACTGGTCCCCGTACATGTCCCGGAACCACGTTTGGTAGGTCTCGTGGAGCAAGGTGCCCACGTCCCATGTGAGCTGCATCTTCTCGTCGTATGCTGCCAGGGGCTCCACCTCGAACGTGCATTCGTAGTAGAGCTTGAGCAAGCACGGCTTGGACTTCGAAGCGGAGCTTGGGTGAATACCTTTGCTGCGGCGCTTGTACCTCTCCAGCCGGGCATGCACCTCAGTGACCACTTCATTGTCGGCTAGCCACTTGAGATAGTTGGACAGGTCTTCCTCGACGGTGACCTGCTTCATGTAGTGCTGGACCCCTTTGAAGTCCTTCTCGAGGGCTTCGTTGAGCTCAGCGATTGTCAGTATCTGCATCCGTTCTCCTTCCGGACTCCTCCATCAGTGTGTCGAAGACCCATTCAGGGAGAACGACATACCGCTTGTGGGGGCTGACCCCTTGGAACTCGATGTCAAAGGCAGGCAGCTCACCAGAGCCAGCTTGCCGCTCGAGCTTGAGGAGCTCGGAGAGCTTCAGGCTGAACGACTTGGCTCTGGTGAACTTGCACTCGCCTCGGTACTTCCCGGTGACACGGACGTCACCCTCGAAGCCATCGACGGCTCCGGATCCAGGTTGGCGACGGCCGCCCTCACGAGAGGCCACCCGCTTCTCCTGGTTCCGACTCCGCTTTTGACTGTCAGTAGCCCCTAGCCGGGGCTTATCCCTTCTCAGGGAAAGTTCTGCTCCGCAGTGGGAGCACAGGATCTCCAGCCCCGCTTTCTTCCTTTGACGGTAGACAGTGAGGTTGATGGAGGTCGTGTGGTCACACTCTTTGCAGAGCAGTTGGGTGTTGACCGGCATCAGTTGTACCGCACCGTCAGGTCAGCAGCATCCAGGCAGGCTTTCCGAAGGCGCTCCTCGAGCTCCTCGTCCTCATCCTGGATGATGTCGGCCATCTTGTCCGCACCTTGTGCCTTGGCGATGACACGGTTTTCTTCGTCTGCCCAAGTCAGCCATGACCCCGCGCGGGAGATGACACCGACCGAGATAGCCGATTCCACCAGGTCCTGCACAACGTCGATGGCGTACGACTTGCCTACCTCGAGCACGTCCTTCCAAAAGATGGGCTCCGAATCGAGGATGTGCCGCCAGTCGTACTCCCCTTTCAACCCGTCATGGGTTCCGGCCTTCCCCTTCTTGATGGACCACTTCACGATGTGGCCCGCCTGCTTGGTGTGCTTTGTGTCAGCCCACAGTGGTTCTCCGCGCTTGAGCTCGATGCTGTTGAGCTGAGCATGCTCCCAGGACTTGGCACCGGCGGCAGGTCTCGTCATGTTCGGGGAAGGGCCCCCAATGAGGGCACGCACCTGGTTGATGCCAAGGATGGTGGTCTCGAGACACGACCCGTCAGGCTGGTCGTTGATGTAGAGCGGCTGCACTTTGGTCTGCCAGGTCGTGATGATACCTGAGCTTCCGCCGTACTGCCGGTCACTGACCTTGCCCTTGTCCTGGTCTGGAGTCAGCAGGGAGCCAAGGGAGTCGATGAGGATGAGCTGGCAGGCACTACCCATGTCCGTCAGGACTTCGATAGTGCTCTGAAGCATATCCCCACCAGTGGAGCCGTGCAGGAAGAGCACCTCCCCGATTTGCATGCGCAAGTCGGCTCTCTCTTCTGCGGTGAACTTTGGCAGCCCCTTGTTGACACGAATGCCCTCGAGCTCTTTGATCTTCTCTTCGGAGTAGGCCATGCAGAAGCCCGCGCTCCTGGCGAAGCCTACGTCAGCCCGACCTTCGCTCATCCCCAAGGCGACGATGGCGTTGTTGCCGTAGTTCTTCTGGACCTCCCCAGCTACTCGGAACGCCAGGTGGGTCTTGCCGGTGGAGCGCGGCCCGTAGATTTGGGACGCTCCGCCGGCGGGGAACCCTCCACGTAGGGCCAGGTCCAAGCCCAGTACACCCGTGGGTCTCCGCAGGTTGTACGGTGTCTGGTAGCTCCTGGCGCTGCGCACTTGGACTTTGCCTCTGAAGGCAGGGTCAGTACGCATACGCTCCACGAAAGCGTCTGCCCGCTCTCGAGCAGTGATCTTCGGCTCACTCTTCTGAGCGGCCTTCTTCGGGGAGGCTTTCTTGACTGCCTCCTTTGACGAGGCGGATGACTTGGCCTTCACGGCTGGTTTCTTTGCTACCTTCTTCTTTGGCATGCTGTCTCCTGTTGAACCAGTCCCATAGTGCGTCGCTGGCACCGGACTCGGATGGGTACGGGCCTTGGCTCTCCCCATCTTCTGCAATGAGGAAGAAGCCGTCGGCGTTTTCTACTGAGTGGGGCAAGGGGCCGAGGAGTTCAACCCCCTGCTCACCACATTCAGGACAAAAGTTCCACGGCCGTGCCGTTTCGTTCCGTCTCGTACCGTCCTGTCCTGAGTGCCGGTACACGCTTGGGTCGTAGATCAGGCCGCAAGCTCTGCAACCGAAAACTTCGGGAGCTGGGTCTGCGTGCTCATCGTCCAGACGGTTCAAGAGGTTCAGTACCGTGGACAGGGCACGCTCCAGCATCGTCGAGCTGGCGCTGACAAGTGGGACAACGGCCCACTTGGTCAGGTCCTTCAGAAGCCTGTTTGGTTTTGTCGTCATCGAGCTCTACTCCATACTTGTTCATTCCTTCATCTTGGTCTGGCATCTCAGTCCTCCGTGTTCTGAGTTTGGTGGAAGGCACGAACTTCAGTTTCCAACCTTCCGGTACATGGCCGCCTCCAGGGACGACTCTGCTACGAGATCGTCTCCAGCACATCGTACCGAGACCTCGGATTTTTACGTCCTCGCCTCGGTCGAGTACCCGGACGACTTCCTCTATGGTCTCATGAACGAAGCCCTTCACCAGGGTGGTCGAAACCTCCTGGCGTTGGGCTACTCGTTCTATGATCTCCGCTAACGTCATTTGCCTTCGGCCCATGAGTCTACGATTTTGCCCTCTGTAGGGATAGGGACACGCAGAGGGTCCTCGCCTTTTCTGAAGGGGTGCATCATGCACTCTTCAACGATAGGCAATGCTTGTTCTGCGTACTCTTCCGGAACTGCCAAGATGAGCTCGTCGTGGACTTGGTTCAGCATCTCCACGCCCATCATGTTCAATCGACGGTCGCGTTCGATGCGTAGCATGGCACCCTTAGTGATGTCAGAAGCGGATCCCTGAATGGTCGTGTTCACAGCCTGGCGTTCGGCCTCAGACTTGAACACGTAGTTGGTGTGGTTGATGTCCTCCAACCGTCGGTACCGGCCGCAGAGTGTCTTCACAAAACCGAACGGCTTGTGATGACCAGTGCGGGTGAGTAACTTGGATGCCGGCAGCCACTCTTCCATGTCCCAATCGTACTCTCCCGATGCGGTGACCGGGTCCGAGCTCTTCTTGGGTGGAAAGCGAGGCTGTCCGTCTTCGGTCCACTCCATAGACTGACGGCACTCTTCTGGGACGTCCTGCATGTACTGCTTCACGCCAGGGAACGTGGCGAAGTACGCTTGGATTTTCTCACTGGCTATTGACTGACGAGCAGCCAGTATCACGGCGGCCTCTTCGTCCAGAAGTGAATTGCGCTGTCGCATTCTCTTGACCCGACCACTCAGGGCTCGAGCCTTGTCACGCTTCCACTTCGGGTCCTGCCACAGATACCCGTGCTCCTCTACCATCATGTCCAGCTTCATCTCTTCGCGAGTGAGACGCTCGATGCGAGCTTGGATGTCCTCGTCCGAGATCTCGATGGCCTCAGCGATACGAGGCGGACCAGCACCGTAGATGATGCCGAACCCAATGGCTTTGGAGTCCTGCCGAAGACCCACCAACCACTTCTGCTTGTCGGTGCGCTCCTTTGCCTTCTTGGCTTCTACCACTTCTTCGTAGGTGACTCCCGGAACCATTCGAGACACCGTGAAGGAGTGAAGGTCCATTCCATCCAGGATGGCTTTGATCATGGCGCGGTCGCCAGACATGTGTGCCATGATCCGCATTTCCAACTGCTCGTAGTCGGCTACGATGAGCTTGTAGCCCGGAGGAGCAATGAAGGCTTTCCGTATTCCAAACTCGTCAGTGTCAGGACGAGGAAAGTTTTGCGAATTGGGAACGTCCGTAGAGAACCGACCTGTCTTGGCACCGAACTGGTTGAACCCTGGGTGGATTCGATTGTCCCCGTAGTAGGCGGACAAGTTCAGCAGCGTGTCGAGGTAGGTGCTCTTCGTTTTGCTGATGCTACGGTGGCGGACGATCTTCTTCGCCAGGTCTATCCCTGAGCTGGCCAGGAGGTCGAGCACTTCCTTGTCAACGGAAGGCTTCCCACCTTTGGTCATCTTCACGGGCTTCAACCCCATGCAACCCTTGCCCTTCCCGAAAAAGAAGTCAGTGAGCTGGGGAGTTGAGTTGATGTTGATGTCGGGACGTCCAGAGACACGCGCGATCTCTCTGTTGATGGCTTCGACTTCCTTCTCGATGACAGGAATCTTTGCCCTCAGGTACTCCTCGTCCAGGTACATCCCTCGGCGCTCCATCCTCCAGAGCACCTCGGTCATCTTCATCTCCATGCGGAGGAAATAATCCCAGAGGCTGTAGCCCTCTTGAATCATCGTCTGCTTGAGCTTGTCTCGTACCCACTCCACAGTGACCAGGTGGCAGAAGGCGTCGTACGAGGCGTAGTCGACTACCGGCTCAAGCGGGAGGTCGTACAGACTCGTCTCGAACTCCTTTATCTTTTTGCCGTGTATGTCCTTCTCCGGGAACAGGTCTGCGTACTTGGTCATTGGCAGCCCACACCAGTGGAGTGCACAGACCTTCAAGCCGCGCTGCAGCTTGTTCTCGTCGTGCAGTCCAGCTAGAGCCAGACCGTCAACGATATGGGCATTCCAGATGTTGATGCCCATGTTCCACGCGATGTGGGCATCGTACTTGGCGTTCCAGCATGCAAACCATGCGTCTGGATTCTCCAGCAGTGGTGCGAAGTACTGGAAGTGCTCACCCCGCAGGCAGAACCTTCGGTACTCCCCACGGTCGCGGAAGGCCATCGACCAGAATGTGATCGTGTCGGACATCCAATCGAGCGGGTTCCTGTTGCCGACCTTGAATGGCATCTTCTTGCCGGTCGTTTCAGTGTCCCACCCGATCAGGTCGCCAGGGTCCTCCTGCACCTTCCTCAAAGTCAGATGCAGGAGGTCCTGAGCTTGCTCATCCGTCTTGATGTATTCTGGAAGTGGCACGCCCACTCGGCCGTCGAGGCCTATGTTCAACGTCCTACCGGACATGCACGCTCCATTTGAATTGAGTGAAAACCTCCAGGAGGAGGTCGACGTAGGGTTGCGTGTCGACGTCCTCGTCGCCGCCCACCCCACGCCTGAATGCAATGAATCTTCGGAGGTCGGTATGGAGAGCGCGCCCGAGCTCCAGGAGGTTCTGGCCGTAGAGATCGCCGGGGCTTTGCAGCTCCAGCCTTATCGCTTTGGTCAGCTTCCTGACGCTCGAGAGCGCCTCCTTCCGCCCACTCTGATACGCCTGCACGGCGTCAGGGTGTTTGGTCCAGCCCATGGCGACTACGAGGTCAACGCCTCGTCGTCACTGTCCCCCGCGTCCCCGTCGTACTGCGCGTACCTGTCGGAGCCCCTGGCGGCAGAGTTGAAGGGATCAGGTTTCCCGATCTCCTTCGCCTGCTCGGCCGTGCTCGCTGGGCGCAGCAAGTACTCGAGGTCCAGCGGCTTCTTGAACGCCTCGACGATCTTCGGCGCCCACTCATCCCCACCCTGAGCCTGCTCGTCGAAGAGCATCGGATCCGGGGGTTGGATTTGGTAGTCGTCGATGACCAGGCGCTTCTCCTTCTTGGTGCCGGTGGTACGAACCGTGAGTTGGCAGTCAAAGACGCCAAACGGGTCGACCTCACAGCCCTCGGTGGAGCAGATGCGCTGGGGAACCAGGAACCCGCGGTGCCCACACTTGCACTTGTAGACCTCGCGGCTTTCCTCGTAGAGCTTCTGGTGGTCCGTGTAGAATGCGGACCACACGGAGTTGCACTTCCCGCAGTGTGCCTCTCCCTTCTCCACGTCGATGGAGACGTCGTCGCTGCCGCAGTCACAGTAGGTCGCCACGTCGAGCACCAGCTTGTCACAGCCGGCACAGGTGAAGCTGGTGACGAAGATGTCCCCACCGCACTTGCAGTAACGATTCTCGATCTTCTTGTGGAGGTCATGGATGCTGTGGCGCCACTGCCCCGGGGAGATCTCGGTGTAGAACTTCTTGCCGAAGACCTTGGGGAGCTCATCCTGGCAGTACTCGCAACCACGGCCGAGACAACGCTCACGCTGGGTGTACGTTCCCGCGTTGTGGTCATTCTCGTCCTTGTAGTACTCGACCAGGTGGTACCACTCCTCGATCCAGCCGGCCACGGCGTAGTACACCTTGGCGTCATGCTGGGCGAGGCTCGCATCCGGCGCCACGTTCTCCAGACCGAAGGCGGTCGGATTGCTGTAGGCGCAAACCACGCAGGGCTCTCCTGCGTCTACCCCGCACTCGGCAAACATGCCCTTCTTCCGCTTGCCCCGGCCCGGCAGGTAGTGCCGCTTGCCAGAACGGAACGGAAGCTCCTTGCCCGTCTTCGGGTGGGTGTAGGGCTGCTCCGGGTGGCTCAGGTGAATCTTGGTCGGGGCATCCGTGAACCGGAACAGGTACCCCCACTTCTTGCCGCTGCTGCGACGTGTACTCTTCCTATCCTCTTCGAGACTGTCGTCCCATGCGTCGTAAGACATTTTTCTTTCCTCCAATGCGTCTAGCTGAACACAGAGCTTCTTCGAGCTCATCTTCCTCGAGGTCATCCGGCTGGACGTCATCGTCCAGGTACCCCGGATATGAGACCTCATAAACTGGGAACGAGCTTACAGCCAACCTCTGACAGATCCGATAGCTTCCTTTCCGTCCGGGTCTGTTGTTGTCGAGCAAAACGAACGTTTCCAGCCCGAGCTTGCGGACAATCCGCTCTTGGGCAGGAGACATGTTCGCACCCATCAGGGCTACCGTGTTGGTCCAACCGTTCTGGACCATCCACAGGGCGGCTTTGAAGCCCTCGACGATGATGAGTTGCTCGTCTCCATCCTTGTTCTCCAACAGGCGATTCCAGCACTTGTCGAGCCGCCACAAGTGGTCTCTCACGCCTTCGTTGGAGTACGTTGGGTACCACTCTCCCAGCTCTCCTAGCACCTCTTTGTCGTCGAGGATCCTCTTCCCAGAGTACATCCGGTACTTGGGTTCCTCACCGATGAGGGTAGCCCTCCCAGAGATGCCGACCAGGTTCCCGTACAGGTCGCGGATGGGCCAGGTGATGCGGTTGTTATTCCTGTCGAAGCCGACATCGTGCTCCCGAAGGAGCTCTTTCTTGAAGCCTTCTTCTACCAGGTCTATTGGCATCCAGTCGTAGACGCCGAGCAGTGCATCCGGAAGGATGAAGTCGCCTTTGAAATCCTTGCGGGACTTCTTCTTCTTTTTGACTTCATCCAGCTTCCGGTACTTCTCCGCCTGCCGCTCAGCCTCATCGAGCTGTGCCTCTATCTTTCTGCTGCTGACTCCAAGTTCTTTGAGGAGCCACTTGAGACCGCCCCCGTGAGCATCACAGGTAAAACAGCCCCAGTTGCCTACGTGACGGTTGATCCAGAACGACGGGTTCGACTCCTGGCCTCCCTTGTGGAACGGGCAGGCTGCGGAGATGAAGTCGCTCTTGATTCTGACTCGACGTAGGTGCTCCTCGGCAATCTGGTCTGCTAATCCAATCATCCTTTCTTCTTCTTCTTTTTCTCTGACGGGTCCATGTCCGTCAGGGCTTCGTCAAACTGCGCCACTGACGTCCGCTCTTTTTCCTTCTTCGGCTTCGCCTTTCGAGGAGGATCATCGTCGTTGGACTTGTCGTCTTCCTTCATCCAATCCCGAATGATCTTCATGTCTGGGCGGTCTGAGATAATGCCGAAGTTGTAGGACGGGATGGCCTTCATGGTGAATGCCTCGAGGACTCCCTCACGGTTTCCACCCAGGACCATAGCCAACTCCCCACCGACTCGGGGGACATCTAGCTGAGCCGTGAGCCGCTCCATCAATTTCTTGTTGGCGGCCCTTTTGTCGCTCTTGCCCAGCTTGATGCTGGGTAGGCGGCTGTTTTGTCTGCCGGGAGCCTTGCGCTTCAAATCTCGCACCAACCGCTGCAGCTCGCCTTCGTACTCCTCCTCATCCAGCTCGTTGTAGCCAGGGCTCTTGAGCACTCGAATGATGAGGTCTGCCTCTCGGGCAATCACGTCCGCGTCTGCGAGGTCCGCCAAGGTGTTGCCGTACGTTTTCTCTCCAAGCCTGTTCGCTTGGTGAACTGCAACGACAGGCACGTGGTCGTCTTCAGCGTACGCCTTGACGTCCTCGGCCACGCAGGCAACTCTCTGCCACCTTACGTTCACGTTCATCGAACGCGCGGTGTCCATGTGGTAGAAGCTGTCGAGGTAGATGACGTCCGGCTCGAACTCATTCACCTTGCGCTTCAAGTCCTCCAGGTTTCTGGGGGCATCCTTTCCGGCCAGAAGAAGTAGGTCGCGGGTTCCTCTTCCCGCCCCCTCCCTCATCTCTCGGATAGACACTTTTCGAACCAGAGTCCGGAGAACATCAAAACAACGGTCCCGTACCTTGGGTGGTAGGAGACCCTTCTTGAAAAGCTGGTAGTCCACTTGCGCCAACAGTGTAGCCATGCGCAAGCCCAGCTTTGGTTTGGACATCTCTCTGGACCACACCAGCACACGCTTGTTGTGGTTCAAGAAGTCTACCGCAGCACAGTACAGCAGGATCCAGGTCTTCATGGACTTCATTCGTCCATAGAAGACCACGAAATCCCCACCTCGCTTACCCAAGGTGTCCTCCGTCAGACACTGCCATGGCCAAGGAACCCCGTAGATGGCACCTGTTTGAGCGCCCTCGTAGTGTTCTTCTGCCATGGCCAGGATGTCGTCGAGACCCATACCCCTACTGAGCCCGCCTGACCTGAGCTCGATGTCGAGGGAGTCGAGTGAGGCTTTCATCGTCCTGACAGCTTCAACCGGGTCATCCTCGACGAGCTCTTGAAAGAGATCCACCATGCCCCTGGCATCAGATTCCAGGGACCTGAACTTCAGGTCGTCAATCAGGACTTTGATGGGGTCATCTTTTCCCTCTGGTGGGAGGGCAAGCTCAAACCCCGGCCACCTGCGCCTGACTCGGTCGTAGGTTGGAACGGTACCGTGCGTAGCTGGGTTGAACCAGTACTGAGAAATGAAGCGGTAGATCATCCTCGGTTCTGCGCTGAGGAATAGCTTCTCGTTGAGTCCGCACCGAAGGGCCTCCGCCATCGTACCGGAGTCCAATATCTGCGACAGAATCCGGTCTTCCAGCGAAGCCATGTGTCACCCCTCTCCCAGGCCAGAGGGAAGACCCTCGCCTGACTCTGCTCTACTCGATGTGAGGGACGTGGCAGGCCCAAATGGGGTCAGCACGCCTCCCTCAAACACAACCTCACCGAAGTCCTGCTCGATGCACTTGAGAAACTCCAAGAATGCCTCAATGGTCTTCGGGCTCGGGGTTGTGAACGGGCAAGTACCGTACGTCGTGTGCGTTGCGCTGTTCAGATAGCACAAGAGCACTTCGATGTTCGGCACCTTGTCCACGTCAGGTCTGAACGTGAACTTGCCTTCGACAGCCATCACGCCGTCGAAGGCGCTGTTCCTTCCTTCACTCCGGACGTACATGTCACCTCCGGAAGTTCGGTCTGGCCCGTACTTTGCCTTTGGAGTTTGCTCCCGGTTTGGGGCTGGCCTTGGCCGGCGGCTTTGTTGCATCCCCGGTTCGGGCCAGCTTACCTGCGGGCTTCTCTTCTTGGCTTTTGTCTCTCAACATGAAGGCATCCCTGTCTGCGATCATGTCTTCGAGGTCTTGGTTGGCGAACGCTCGGGCCTTGTCGTGGAGGAGCCGTTGCACCTCGTCGATGGTCCCGTCGTCGTTGTTGCAGTGAACAGAGATGCTCACAAATGCTTGGGCCTTACAGCCGTACTCTTTGCTGTGCCCGAGCTCGGCGCCGACAGTGACCTTCGCCATGCCGTCGCCAATGGTATCTGCTAATGCTGACATCAAATCCTCCGGTAGTTCTTCCTGCTTGGTTTGGTTCCTTGTAGTGACGTGACCGACTCCGTCTTCCTCGAACTCCCATCCTCTGAAGCGGATGACTTTGTCGAGGCCGGTCACGTCGACTGATTCCAGGACCGGCTCCGTCATGTCAGCCCCCTTAGACCTTGGGGACCGTGACGGCCGTGGTCATTTCCTCTTCTGGCTTGAACGCCGAGTTGAACGCCTCGGAGTAGTCCGGACGTTGGGCGAACCAGGCCAGGGCGGCGTCCTTGTCCAGGTCGATGACCTTGACGATGCCACTGTCGAGCATCTCCTCGAAGATGACCAGCCCGTTCTCGAGCTCGGTGACCAGACGAGTGACCTCTTCCGGGTCGTAGTGCGGCTTGCTGAACTTCCGTTGGGCTTTGAAGTCCCCAACAGTCTCTTTGCACTTGGCGACCAGAGGCTTCGCCTTCTTGATGGCGTCTTGGACCATGTCCTCTTGACGACGGATGTCCTCGAGAGCCAGTCGGGCTTCTGGGAAGTTGTTGTCCCAATCCTGCTTCATCTCCACCAGCATCCTGTGCTGGGTCTCGAACTCTTGGACTGCGCGCTGGGCGGAGGCCAGGTCTGCATTCACGTCAGGCTTCGGCTTCGCCCTGGGCTTGGGAAGCCCCGCAGGCTTCGGCTTTTCCTTCTGTGGGGCACCACCCGTCTTGATGGTTGGTCTTGGCATGTCTATCTCCCTGTGAGCTGAGGCACCGCCGCGTACTCTTTTTCGAGCGCGTTGAGGTACGTTTTGATGTTGAGGAGGTCGGTCAGCGTTTGCTTGGTCCAACCCCCAGCTTGGAACTTCTTTTGCTTCTCAATGTCGAAGCCATCCTCTCTGAGCAGGAAGGCGGGGTGCAAGATGGGGATCATCTCGTACTCCAGGATGTGCTTCTTTTTGTCGTCCCCTGTTCGAGGGAACACGTGCCCAATGACCTCGACGCTATTCCGGTCCCCGGAATGCTTGGCGCTTGGGTGTGGACTACTGAACACGACTCCGTGGTTGTCCGTGATCGCCCAGTCTCTCCCACGAGCCAGGGACTTCAACGCGAACTTCCCGACAGGAACCACAATCCAGGGATCCACGATGTAAATGATGGTGTGAACACGTTCCAGGCACGCATCACGTTCGGTCGTATTTGGATCCCTGTTCTTTGGAGGTCGACAGCCTACGATGTTGGTGATGTAGATGTCGTTCCAATCCAGGCCGGCTTTGTTGACCAAGGCCTTGAGGAGGTTTCCCGACTCTCCGATGAACGCGAGTCCGGTCTTGTCCTCATCTTCCCCGGGGGCTTCCCCTATGAACAGGAGCCTGGCGTCAGGGTTTCCCTGCCCAAAGACGACGTGCTCTCTCCCTTCCCCGAGCGCGCATCTTGGACAGTCTTTCCACTTCTCTGCCAGTACTTGTAGCTGTTCCTCCTTCCCTTCCCTGGACCACAAATCCATCAGTGTCCACCTCTGGGCACTGGCCCTGCAGGAGTGATGCCGGCGGCGATGGCCCTGTTCCTCACCTCGTTCTGTTCGGCGTTGTCGATGAGAGCCTTCATTGGCTTCTTGGCCCCATCGTTCTCCGTTGGGAAGTACCAACAGGAAGGGATGATGTGGTACGTGGGCATGGCTTCAGGGAACATGTCGATGGCCATGAGCGACATCATGCTTGCCATTCCGACGAAGTTCCCCATCGCGTCCAACTTTGGCTCTTTGTGGCCAATCAGGTTCCGGACGTTGTGGATCTCGGCGGGTCTGCCTTTGCTGGCGCAGTCCGCGAGGTACTCGTGTGGGTCACCTTTGCTCATTGGGACCCACCCGTGGAATCTCTCTCCATGCACGGCGGTAACTACCACCATGCGGTCCCAGTTCAGGTCTTCCATTTATTCCTCCAGTGTGATCTCCCGGTCGAACGGGTAGTTGAACTCTCGCAGCACGCGGCGAAGGCTGCTGCATGATTTTGTGCAGCACGAGAACGCGGTGTCTTCAAAGACCCGCACCAAAGGTGGCATCTTGTTCTCGTACTGTCGTTGGATACGTCCCCACGACTGCTGCAAGTCGTTCGAATTGCTAAACGGAGTGACGACGTAAAGAGTGTCGAGAGAGGGCTTGTTCAGCCCTTCACGCGCGAGCTGGAAGGTGCCGAAGATCGGGTTGCTGTTCCTCAAGATTGCCATTCGGCTTTCCTGCGGTGTGGCACCCGTGATCATCCCGGCTCCCATTCCGCTCAGGTACTCCTGCAAGTTCTCGACATGCTCGACGCTGTGGCTGAGTACCAGAATCTGCCGCCCCTCCTGTAGGTCAGAGAGCAGATGGTCGTATATGAGACGGTTGCGCCAGGCAAGCCGACCCAAGTACGTCCGTACCTTCGGGGTGTTAACGTCCCCGTTACGGTCTGTGACCTGTCCCTTATCCCCATACGGCATCGTCCATTTCAGGACGTGGAAGACCGTGCGGGGTATCAGGTCTTGAGACAGGTTCGAGTGAATGACGCGCCCCAGGTGGTACTGGTAGACCACCTCGAGGCCGTCAGTCCGCTGAGCAGTGGCGGTCAAGGAGAACCGCTTGCCGTAGAAGAGGTCGGCGCTCTGGACGAAGACGGGGGCGCTCATGTGGTGCCCCTCGTCGTACAGAACCAGACCGAACCTTCTTCTGAAGTCCATGGGCCAAGAGTCCCTCCTGTTTGAGAGGGTGTGGACCATGGCCAACACAATGGGATGGAATCGCCAGTCGTGATTCGTACCCTGCAAGACTCCTACGCTATCCACCCCGAGGTGGCGAGCGATCTCCTCTTTCCACTGCTCTAGCAGAGCAGTCGTGTTGACTACGATGATGGTGGGCACCTTGAACGCCGCCGCTGCTTTGAGAGCGATGACGGTCTTCCCCTTCCCGCAGGAGAGGTTCAGCGTGCCGCAGGTGTGGCTCAGCAAGGCGTCGTAGGCTGCCTGTTGCTCCTCGTCCCGAAGGATGATGTGGTCGTCGATGCGAACGTTCTCGTACCTGGGAGTTGGCACGTGGACGAACTCGCATCTGAAATCTGGGTACTGGTCATGGTGGATGAACCGGAGAGGCACGATGAGGTGCGTCTGGTTCTCATCCCACATTCGAAGCATCTTCGGCCTGACGCCGACTACTTCGCCAGTATCCTCGTCGATGACCGGCTCCTCATCGTTCAACTGAAACGTGAGGGCCGCTTTGATGACTGCGGAGTTGATGAACCGCTTCGGGAGAAGCAGGTTGTTCGTCACGTACGCCTTGTCATCTTCTTTGGGGAAGTACTTGAGCGTCTTCATCTCATGCTCCGAGGGCTGACTTGAGGATCATCCCGATGCGCTTTTCGAGAACACTCGATAGGCGAGTCGGCACCACAAGGCCATCCTGTTTGAGAATGTAGGTGACCTCGTTCTGGATCTTCTTTGCCAGCGCTTCGGAGTCAACCGATGGACCAAGTCCGAACGGGCGTGAGATTCCCACCTGCTTAGCCTTCGCATCGTCTCTCAAGGACCAGAGCTCCTCGGCGTCAGCCTCGTTGAGCTTCAGCACCAGACAGATCGTTTGAAGGACATCAGCGCTGGGGATGCGTGTCCCGTTCTCGTACTTCTTGTAGCCCCCATAGCTGAGCCCTGCTGCGTCTGCGAAGTCATCTTGGTCAGGCCAACGGGACCGCTGCCGCAGCTCGGTCAGCTTCAGGTGGAATAGATGCACTGCCATCGCTACCCCATATAATCTATGTAGGTCACTCCGGTCTACGTTTTCTGAAAAAGTTGAGACCCATCTCGAAGAATCCCTCTCCAGCTCCCCATGCACCGACCTTCAAGAAGCGGGTGAAGAGGTTGTCTTTGGGATTCAGGACGATGGGCTCTGGCTCGACGGGTTGCTGAGCAAGTAGTGGCTCACCAGGAAGAGGACCAGCTTCGTGGAGTGGACGAGATGGTCTTTGTGCTCCCGTGTTGACGCGGATCCTCGGACTACCTTGGGTATTCGCTGGGCGTCTCCCAGGGTATATGATGCGAGGAGTAGACACGCGCGGGTCGCTTCTTGCGTACCCGTGTGTTAGAGGACGGCATTCATCTTCGAGGTGACAGGCAAGGCAGTCAGAATCGTTGTACTCATGGCGAAGACCAAAACAACATCCTCCTCCTTTCTGCGGCTGCGCAGGGCAGTAGTCGCAATCAGGCGTGCGCTCGCCGTTCAGACATTGGCTGATCAAGCTGTCTTCATTTTCGTTCATGGGCTAACCTCCGGAGTCTCAGGGTTTTTGTTCGAGACTCTTATGACGGGGAATCAGAAGGATTTTCGGTTGACTCTAGGAGGCCAGCATCGTTACGTATTCCATGAGGTGACACGATGACCGAGGAACAACTCAAGCAGGCCGCCGCAGGGCAGAAGATCCAAGAGCTCCTCACCATGTTGAGAGCCAAAGGCGGAGCCGTCGGGCAGAAAGCCAAGGACGTGCTTCACAGTGTGAGCACTGCCCCAGGTCGTTGGGTAGGTCAGAACGTCAAGTCTGGCATCGGTGAGGCGGGAGCCGGTGCGAAACAGGAGCTGAAGAACCTCAGCTCTCAGGCTCAGGCTGAGCTGGGCAATCTCAGCAGCAAGGCTCAAGAGGAAGCGAGAGCTTTCAGTGAGCTCGGGAAGCAAGAGGGCATCCGTCATCTCACCAGCTTCGCCAAACAGGTTGCCCCTGGCATGGCTGCCGGTGCGGCAACAGGTGCCCTTGGTGGCGCTACCCACGACGACCCTCGACTCGGAGCTGGTCGCGGCATGCTTGCTGGAGCTCTTGGAGGGTTGGGTGGACGAGCTTTGGGGCCAGGCTACTTGAAATCCATTGGAGGTGGTGCAGCTCTTGGTCTTGGGGCAGGTGCACTGTTCGGCAAGGACAAGCGTGAGCAGAAGCCAGCAACCAAGGCTTTGAAGAAGGCCGCTTCTCCTGTCCTCAACAAGTACGCCGGCGTTGTTCTCGACTGGTACGATGACAAGGGCGAGACCCTGAAGGGCAAGTTCCCAACCCCAGCGGTGCTCCCGGCGATCATCAAAGAGGCCCGCATCCTGCCGAAGGAGAAGCTGGCCCACGAAGACTTCGCCCTGGTAGCCGTCGACAGTGGAAACGTCCTTCGGAAGTTCGCCTGTCACAACCCGGGGACCACGGCCATGTCGGTTATCTACTTCCTCGAGCATGGGGACAAGCTCCCTGAGGGAGCTCAGAAACTGGCAGCTTCGAATCTCGTCGACGCATGTCGTCGATTCGAGATCACCCCTCCAGCCATTCTCGAGAAGGTGGCCTTGTCGACTGCAAAGGCGTTGGCCCTAGTGCCCCTCGGTGCTGGATTGATCGGTGCTGGGGTCGGCGGGATGGCCGCCGGCGACAAGGATCGGGGCAAGGGCATGATGTTTGGGGCGGCAGCAGGTCTGATGGGAGGCGCGGCAGGAGCTGTAGCAGGCAGCGCTGCACGGGCAGCCCCTGTCCTCAAGAAGGTTCTGACGGGTACTCCTGCCGCGGAAGCAGTGACCGAGAAGACTGTCCAGCAGGTAGCAGGAGGTGCTCTTTTGGGTACCATGATCGGTAGTGCTATTGGTGGGGGCACAGGAGGTCTCACCGGCCGAGGACTTGGGGATGCTCTCAGGTCTTTTGGAAACAAGGAGAAGAAATCCATGGTCGACATCACAGGTCAAAGACCGGCACCCAAAGTCAAGGTAGCCCGTCCGCTCAGCAACGATGACTACGCGGTGGTCCTCCCTGATGGCAGCCGTCACTACCCGATCAGTTCGTGGGACCTCGTGAAGAAGGCTGAAGTCTACTACAACGAGGAAGGCATCCGGATGCAGCCGGAGATTCGTCGGCAGTTCGCCACCAAGCTCGCAGCCAAGGCGTACACCATTGGCTATCCACTGGACGCGGACATCTTCGAGGCAGGCGCGGTGACCTACGCCGCTTCCGGGCACTTGAAAGCAGCGGTGGAGATGCGAAAGACGGCGTGTGCTCCTGGCCAGGCGCGCGAGTTCCTCGACGAGCTCTTCGAGAAGCACGCCAGCCTCGAGCCGAGCACTTATGCTGAGTGCCTGCGCCGCTTCGATGTGGAGCAGGGTCTCGACCGAGGGTGGGACCGGGTGATCTTGGATCCCTGGGCGTCCACGTTCGGCATCGACAAGACTGCCGAGGTGGTGTGGGAGCACGGGGCTGACCGAGTGACCGACAGGTCACTCAAGAACTTGGCCGAGAACCACACCGACAAGGTCACCGCGGAGTTCACGGATGACATGGCCCACGAGTTCAAGAAGGACCCGGTGGGCATCTTTAAGTCGATGCCGGATCCGATGAAGAAGATTCTGGCTCGCATGGCAAACGACTCTGACTCGCTCGGCCAATCTGAGTCCGGTTACGAGGAGCAGAAGGCGGCGCTTTGATGGAACCAAGCCTCGTAAAATGGGGCTTGGACGTGACGAAGGCACCCGCTCCCGTCCAAGCGTCTCTCGAACCGATCATTCGGTTCTTCAGCTACCACGATGCCCACCCCATCGCTTTGATGTTCGTGCTGATGGAGAAGTTCGGCATTGAATGGTTGGAGTGGGAAGCGGACACGCTCAAGACTGAGATCCTCAGGACGTTCAAGGCGACCTCAGTCAGCGAGCACAACTGGCAGAAGATACAAGCCATACGATCTCTGACCACGACGGTGGGCTTTTGGACCGAGTGGCCTATCTTCGAGAAGATCGTTCAGGCGCTCAACAATAACGTACCGAGGTTCGACATCACTCAGCGCTGTACTATGGCGCAGCTCATGGCAGGAGTGGACATCGCCAACACGGTTCGTAGGGAGGAGTTTGGCGATGAAATCCAGCGATACATTGCAGCGTGTTCACTCGACGAGGGAGTTACCTACCTCCCTCCTCCATTGGATTTTGCCCAAAGAGTGTTGTCGCAGCCGATGTACCGATGCAACATCTGCGGGAACATCGACACGGACGACCTTGATGGTCGGTGTGATTTCTGCACGGCGCGGTACCTCGACGAGCACCCGCTGAACCAGAAGCCCTCGAAGCATGTACCGAAGGACGCAGGTAGGAACGTCGACAAGTTCTTGCGCTTTGACCCGGAGCCTGTGAAGAAGAAGTTCCAGGAGCTCAAGGTCAAAGACCAGAACGAGATGGACCTGGACGAGGATCGCACGGAGGATGTTCAGGCGTCCAAGCTCATGGTAGCGTACGAGTACATGCTGTTGAGAAACCAACAACTCGCAGACCAACTTGAGGAGCTGAAGTCATGGGTGACGCACTAGCTCCCGAGATGTTCGATGCCTTTGGGGAGGAGCTCCTCAAGGAGGCTGTCAACTGGGGGCGAATCGGGCAGATCGGATCTTTCGTTGCGAGCAAGCTACGGCCTCCTACCCGACTGGGTCTCGACGCCGCTCTCAAAGTGGGACGAGGCACGACTGGTGTTCTGAAAGAGACAGGTGAAGCAGGAGAGCGGTTCTTCAATCCGTTCGCAGGGCTAAAGAAAGGCTGGATGCTGTCTTCTCCTGCGGAGTCTGCGGCTCACCATGCGGGCACGATGGGATTCGCGTCTGCCGCAGAAGGGGTGCAAACCCTCACCAAACAGAAGGGCACCATTCAAAAGATGATGGAGGCCGCCAAGACTCAAGGCAACAAAGCTCAGCTTGGCAGTCTCAAGAAGCAGCTCGGTGAGGTGGAAAAGTCACTCGGCAAGTTGAATCCCGGGGGACAGCACATTCTTCAACCCGGAATGTCACTGGCTGAAGCTGCAAAGACTCCTGGACTGATCAACAAGTCCAGAGCCATTGCTGAGGAGCTGTCTCGTCGTGGATGGACAGGTGCCGGAGGCTCAGGAGTCATGAGTCTAGGGGGAGCCACAAAATACCTTCCTGTGGGTCAGAAGGGTATGACCGTGGGCTTCGGCGCGATGGGGATCCCCCACGTCCTCGAGGCGCAGAAAGCCACTCCCACGGGCGAGGGGGCAGGGCTCGAGCGTGGTCTCGGACTTCTAGGCAGCACAGGGGGAATGGTGCTAGGAGGCGGGCTGGGTTTCTTGCCGGCGATGGGACTTTGGTACGCGGCAGAGAAGGGTGGGTCCCGGCTGGGTCGCGTGCTTGACAGAATCAGGGCTGGAGCAGACGTCCCTACCGCGGTGTCCGCTCCGTCTCCGGAGGAGGCTGCGTCTCAGATGGCAGCGATCCAGAAAAACTACGGGTAGATCATGACAATGGATGCGCTGACATACGGGCCCGCCGGCGGGCTTCGCTTCTCGCGGAACACTGGCCGGTCTCTGACGAGTGAGGCGCTCGGAGCCATCCGTTACCCCTCCCCGTTCTTCGACATCGCCCACACGTACTTGCCTACCAGCTTCAAGACGATGCTTCGGTGGTGCCGGTACTACTTCATGACCAACCCGCTCATCAACGCAGTCTGCACCAAGATGGCGGAGTACCCGGTCACTGATCTCATCTTCGACACGGAAAACGACCCGCTGCGGCAGCAGTGGGAGGGTTTCTTCAGCGCCGTCCTCAACTTCAAGAAGTTCGAGGTCGAGGCGGGCTTGGACTACAACACCTACGGGAACGCATTCATCTCCCTCTCGTTCCCGTTTCAGAAGCTCCTCATCTGCAAGAGCTGCAATCACCACGCTCGCATCGAGAAGCAGAAGTACATCTTCCGAGAGTACAAGTTCATCGGTGAATGCCAGAAGTGTGGCCACCACGGCGAGTTCAAGGTGAGGGACCACTACATCCGGTCCATCAGAGACATCCGACTCGTGCGCTGGAACCCTGAGTACATCACCATCCAGCACAACGAGGCCACGGGAGAGAGTCGGTACTACTACTCGATTCCTCCGTCGATGGCGAACGACATTCGGATGTCGAAGCGGCACATCATCGAGCGCGTACCTCAGGTATTCATTGAGGCGCTGCGCAAGAACAAAGCGCTGCTCTTCAGTCGTGACAACATCTACCACATGAAGCGGCCTACCATTGCCCAGAAGGACAAGGGCTGGGGCATGCCGATGATCCTGCCGGTGTTGAAGGACACCTTCTACCTGCAGGTTCTCCGCAAGGCGCAGGAAGCCATCGCCGTCGAGCATATTGTTCCGCTCCGGTTGCTCTTCCCGCAGACCGCTTCCCCAGAAGCCAGCGTCTACTCCACGGTCAACCTCACCCAGTGGCGTGACAAGATCGAGCAGGAGATCATTCGCTGGAGACTCGACAACAACTACATACCGCTTCTCCCCATCCCAGTCGGGCAACAGACTTTGGGCGGGGATGGCCGCGCGCTCATGCTTGCTCAGGAATACCGAGTGTGGTCCGAGCAGATCGTCGCCGGCATGGGAGTACCCATCGAGTTTGTCTATGGCGGCATGCAATACTCTGGGTCCAACGTCTCAATGCGGATCTTGGAGAACCACTTCCTCGATCAAAAGACCCAGCGCAAGCAGCTCGTGACCGACTTCATCATGCCTGCCATCGGGGCATTCATGGACTGGGAGGTCGTCCCCGTTCACTACAAACGGTTCAAGATGGCCGATGACTTGCAGCGCAGCGCTTTGTAC